ACATACGCACCCAATCCAATTAATGAAAAAAACGGAACTGTTATGCTAATGTCTGCATTGAAATTATATGCAGAAGTAACAGACAATGATGGGAATACAAAACAAGTTCCTATTGGTATGGCCAATAGTATGGATGTAAATGAACGCAGAAATATTATCTACAACTTTGTTATAGGTAATACTGATCCATCTACGGCCCGTGACTTAATTGCTGGCCCAGTAGAAGAAAGCACTATTTCTGTTGGAACCATCGTGATGTACAAGGCCAACCTAATTGGTTTATTATCCAATGGTGCTGGAAGTAATACAAATGACGGTTCTTTGTATGCTGCTTCTATCAGGTATCAGACCAGACCCTTTAAGCTAGTTGAGCAGTGGGTAAACCCTGCTGTTGATACTAAAGATGGGGGTCAAGTTGTACTAACTCAAACTTATAATGGTTGTATGATTTCTGATGTTCGTAAAACTAGGAGCATGCAGAATACCGACTGGCGTGTTTTGGAAGATGTAACCATTCACTTTAAGAACACAGACCTAGTTGTGAATGAGCAGGCTATTAATAACTGGGCTTTGGGTAATTTGGATTTATCCATCTAACCTAGAAAATAAGTTATACAACACCTCCTATATAACAGTAGGAGGTGTTTTTAGTTTACATTTTGATATTATATAGAGGATATATTTATTTGAGGTGATTTGAATGGAATCATTAATTGCATTATTTAAGGCAGAGCCTTTTAAGAAAACATATGATATTGGTGGTGTAAAAGTAACATTAAGTATGCTCACAAGAGAACAATATGACGATGTTATGAGTAGAGCCAATATTTCTACTGAAGACTTAATCTCCAAGGAAGCACTAATTAGACGGCCCATTTTGGGTTATTCTTTACAAGATATTAATGGTGTGAAGTTGAAGGATATCAAGGAAGTAAAGGATATAATTGATGAAACCAAAGGGGTTTTACCATTAAATTTGGCTATTGAAAAAGCATTGGGTAAATTTGACGCAGGATTTATTGATATTCTATTTGGTTTTTATAATACTTTGGTAGAAGACGACGCAAAGAATAAAGAAGAAATAAAAAAAGCCTAGGTAGCGAATTTGGTAGGTCTATTTGGATAATATTTAAGAAAATAGGAAACTTACCAGATTTTATCAATTTTATTTCAAACCCCATACTTCTAAATTGGGCTACCGAAAATATAAGAAAAGACTGGGAATCTGAGTTTGACGACTGGAAGAATAAATTTGAAGCCGTCAAACCGTGGCTTAATTATCAATTATATTCTTATGCAGAAAAGCAGAAAGAGAGAAAAGAAAATATGAGAAGTATGGCTGCACAAGCACTTGGTGTATCAGATAAACAAGTGGTGGTGGTCAATGCTTTTGAAGAAGAATTAAAGAAGATGGGGTTACCAAAAGAAGAAATTGAAAGGCTGGTAAATAACTAATGGCAGACGAATTAAATACACAGAGTGATGTTCAAGTAACACTAGCAGCGGTGGTTCAGGCTATACAGAACAGTACCACCGCAGTGACACGTGTGGCCAACATTATTGCAACTGGTACAGATACACAGAAAAAGAAACTTGCTGGAAAGGCAGAGGATGTATTGACCACTCCAGGTTTGACAGAAAAGGCTGTGTCAAAGGCTCTGGTGTCATTGGTAAATGATGTTTTTTCAAAATTAAAAAAATCTAGGAGTAGCAGAGGTACATCTCGGTCGTCTGGTATACCCAATACCATGATGTCCAAATTAAGTACACAACTTAATGCTTTAAATGAAAATCTAACTAACTTATATACAGGGGTAAAAAGTCAAGTAAAGGTTACAAATGAAATATCATCCCGTCAAAAAATAAGCACACAGCTTGATCTTGGTGGAAAGTATTCCACAGGGTTTAGAAGAAGTTTAGCAAAGTATCCAGGATATAAAAAAATTGCTCCACTAGGTGTAAAGTCAATGGGTGAGGTTGCAGCATGGGGCGACTTTTTTAGGGGTATTACAGGGATGTTTCCAGCAAAGAGTGCTCCGTTCAGATTCTTTTCTAAGATTCATAAATCTTTGGGAAATATAGGGGAGTTTAAACCTGGACTGATATCCAATGTACTAGGTATGACTCTTGCCACAGTTCTTGCAACTACTGCTAAGGAATCTATTAGGTTTATTGGGCAGAATATAATGCATGCATATAAGTCTACCTATAGTGGGATAGGGCTTGAAGTTTTAACTGGAAGAAGTGTTGGTTATATGGACCAATCATCTGTATTATCCAGAGCTGCTTTAATGGGGTATGACAGAGATACCACAATAGAAAGACAGCGTGAGTTTGCACAGGCTGGTATAACTAATCAAGAGCAGTTCCTATCTGGTTTAGCAGCAGAAAAAGCCTATGGTGTAACTAATGTTGCACAGTATTATCAAATGCTTACTCGTAGAACAGATGCTGTTAGTAGATATGGCAATGATTTGGCTAAAACTTTTGCTAGACTCGTACCTGTTGCAAAAAATGCGGGTATGGGTGTGCGAGAAATGCAACAGCAGGTAGTATCCTTTACAGATAGTATTAAGGGGGGTGGTTTTAAAGATACTGCTGTACAGTCGGTGCTGTCTACTTATAGTGGTTTGATAAAAACCAGAGAGTTATCTGCCCAAGATGTTGCTGGTTTGTATAATAGAACACAGTCCTTAGACTTTGGTAAGCATATGACGGCCACATTATTTGCACAAAGAGGTGGCTATAATTTCAGGTCAGATACTCTGTTAGGACAGGCATATGAGTTAAGAAGACTACAAGGTGGGGATTTAGCATCCAAAGGTAGACTTGCATCTGCTCAATTAAGAGGTGTATTATCCAATTTTGGTGTTAGTTCCTTTGCTCAACTACCTGATTCCCAAAAAATGATGTTCTTGGAAAACATCCTTCCACAAACATTGGGTATAGATGTAGGTAGACTCCCAAGTGCAGATAAAATTATAAGTATGCTTGAACGTGGAGCAGATATCACCAAAATGGGTGGATCATTACAAGCAGAACTAGATAATGCACAGAGAAAATCAACAGAAGATATTGTACGCGGATTAGACGCTTTACAGAACCCAGTAAATCATATTAGAGAATACTTGCTCAGCTATTTTACAGGTGGTAGGGATCAATTTAAGGCTTTTATTAAGGATCAACAGAGCAAAGAAGCCAACGGTACAAAACCACAGCCAATTCAATTAACTGCTTATATAGACCAAAAAATGAAAGATAACTTAGAAGTAAAATTTGGTGTTCCGGGTCAGCCAGTGAAAACAGCACCTACTAGGAGATAGAAATGGGATTAGCAACTAACTTATCAGGTGGGGAGCACGCCTATCAATTTATTATAGGGAACACAAAAGTTCCCCTGTTTTATATGCCGAGTCAGAACCCTAACTCAATGAATATAACAAATAAAAAAGAGTTTAATAGGACACAAACTATTGGTGGTCAGGCTTTTGAACACTGGGGTGAACAGCCAGCAATTATGGACGTTACAATGCGTATTCGTAAGAATAGTTTTGCTGGAAATATTGTAGGTATATATAAAGAAAATAAGTATGACCTAGAAGATCCAATGATATGTACAGAGTTAGAAATTATGGAGGCCATATACCATCTTGATAGACACCCTATTAAAGGGACATTTGGTGATTTGTTAAATAAGGCCCCAGTAATAGGTAAGAAAAGTTCCCCTGTTTCTGTACAAAAAACAAATATAAAAAATTCTGTTGTTAATGTTACTACATCAAGTGGTGGGAGTATTATAGGTTCTGGTAAGGATATACTGCTAAAAAATGCTACATTTACAATGTCGGATAGTGCAAGTGTTTTGCCAGGAACTGCATTAACAGATAAGGTATCTATTGGGGATAGATTAAATAAAGTATCTGATACCATTATTTTTTATAAGAATGAACTTTATTCTGGGTTTTTTCAAGATTTTAAAGTAGAAGAAGACGGTGAGCACCCATTTTTTAATAAAGTAACATTTAATTTTATTATAACATCTACTTTAAGAGATTATTTATATGATGTACTAACGTCCAATCAAGTTGGAAGAGTAATTTTAGGTGCTATTGGAACGGCATCAGCAGTTACTGCTTCTGGATATTTAATTGATAGTTTAACTAAGGGTGCAGATAGCCTTAAAGGTTTAATCTAATGTCTTACACACAGAAAAACTTAAATAACATACATTTAAATAGGCCAGCACTGGTTACTATTAAGAAACCACTTGCTTCTAATGAAGAGATGAGCCAAGAGTTGATAAAACTCTTGGATGGTGTTGTTCCTATGAAAACAAAAAAGTGGGAACAGCTAAAATCCGGTGGTGGAAGATATAAAGCAATATATTATAATCCATATTTTAATATAGCCTACGCCTTAGGGTATAATGAAAATCTTTACTTTCATAGTTTTCAAGGATTTGATAGTAAAGATAAGTATTCTAGCTTGGAACCAAATGCGGAGTATGTTAAAACTAGGTATCCTGTTATTACAACACAGGAAAGACTTAAAAGTATTCCAACTGGTCCAAAGAATTTGTTTTTAAGAGTATTTACAGACAATATGATAGTGGCCCCATCTTATTATGGGTATCAATGGACTAAGTGGTTTTCTAAGTATTTAAAAACCACTAAATCTGCTGTAGAAAAACAAAAAGAAATAGATAAGAGAACTTGGTATGTGTTTGTTTTAGACAGTAATTATTACATACCATCTTTAACTGATAATAAGTATGGTGAAAATGTATATACAGAGGATTTAGGTGGTTTAGATACACAGGTACCAAGTGTTACAGACACAGGAGTAGAGGATCACTTTTCTCCCTCTTCTACACTTAAAAAACAGCAAGCCCGCTCTAGATATAATCTAGATAGAAATGTTATCTATAAAGTGGAAGAAATGTCCTTTTCAAAAACTACACCATCTTCATATTTAAAGGGGTACCAGTTTTCAGGATTAAGGAATGCTCCCTGTGCTAAAATATTATTTAGAAAAGATGTTAGCATACCAAGAGCCTACCAAGTTATTTTGCAGGAATCAACAGACTGTATTGTTCCAGATATCCGTACAAAAAAGCAGATAGAGGATAGATATGCTGAGTACAATAAACATTATAATGGTAAAAAATATGTAAAGTATCTATCTGATTTACAGAGTTTAGTAAAGAAAGTAAATTCCGACTATTCTTCTGTAAAAACACCTGTTGGGTTTGTAGAAACACCTATAGTGGCTAATAATAAGTATGATGGTTTAGTTAAGAGCTGGAACTCAGAATTGAAAACTGTTTATATTGCCATATCAGATTTATTAAAAGATTATTTAAAGGGTGATTTAATTAATCAAATTTCCAGTGGTAAGGTCACCAATTTAATTGCCACAGACTATGCTGAGTGGGAAACTGAAACATATGAATATACAAGTCAGATTTCAGGTATAGAGTATGCTATTATTCAAGGGAAACCGTCTATTATTTTTCCCTCTAGTAGTCCTTTCTCGTCTGTATTTAATGCCTATGTAACTATGGTCGATAGGGTTAACAGAGAGTATAATGCAACTAAAACAGATGTTTCTGATTATAGACCAGATGCAGGCTTTGAGTGCCCATTAAGATTAATAAGTCAGGATAGAAATTTAATGTCAGGTGATACCTCTAGGGATTATTTGTCAACTGGAAGTTTATATGGCACAATATCAGGGTCTTCTAGTATTACAAAGGCAGAATCATCAGATAGACCCATAGAAACGGCTGTTCAGTATCAGGCTGCTATTAATTCCTATGGTGGCGCAACCGCTGGAAATACAAACTTAACAACATTTACTAATACATATAGGGATATTGTATCTTCCTCTGTTGATATGATAGACTTCAAACTTATGTATTACATGATGATTAAGTTCGAGGTGGTACTGCCTAAATATTTAAAGTTATTGGATGATTTTTTAACTGGCAATAAGTTTAGTCCAGTTAAGATGTATCCAATGGACTTTTTTGATGCTACAAATTCATTAGAGTATGGCAATACAGGGAAATTTGGTGATGGGGCTACTGTTAGTGTTCCAGATAAGTTTGGTAATAATGATATTCAAACTTATGATTTACCACCCGTATTAAATTATGAAACTATAACCCAACTTCCATTAGAAACTAAAAATAAGCTATTAAATATTTATGAAAATGCTTATTTTGGTGGTTGGTCTGGATTTTATTACACAAGTTCTACTCCAAATAATGAGTCTATATCAGAATATACAAACACAGTGGTAGCCACCACAGTAAAGGGTATAGATGATATTAGATTACAGCTGGATGGTATTGCAAATAAGGATGTAGAAACGATAGCCCTATCTAGGCAGACAATGGGTAAGAGTTCTGCTACCATTGTATTAAATGATATAGATGGAAAGTATATATATAAAACAGGCATCTATAAGGGGGACTGTTTATTTGAACCCTTAGATGAGGTTTCTGTATACTTACCAAATTTAGATGGGTCAATTTCCCAGTCTTTTGTAGGGTATATATCTTCTGTAAATCAGACTAATCAAAGTGGTTATCATAGTATATCTATATCGTGTGACTGCCCGATTAAACTACTAGAAATAGTAAGAACAAACATTAAACCTTCTATGGACCAGTCTGAGTCCGGATATTCGTCTGTGCACCCATTTACAGTTCCATGGGATATGCTAAAAACCATAGAGAAGTGGGCACCTTTGATGCTTGCACAAGGTTTGACCTATATGACTTCCATGTTAGGTAGTTATAATGGAAAAGTATATAGTATAATAACTGAGAATAAAAAAGGAAGAGATTCCTTTAATATTCAGTCACCCTATTTCAACGATAACTTGATAGGTTATTTATGGTTTAGAAGGAGTAAAAATTTTAAAGACCAAGAAAAAGCGTCCACATACCTAACTAAACTTTTAAATGAGTATGTTAACACTAGAAAATATATTAATGGGCAGAGTTGTGCAGACTCAGAAGAAGTAAAAGGTATCGTTCCAGTATCAGATGTTCTAAATGTTAATGCATCCTCAAATAATAATAGGTATGTAAGGTCTAGCTATACAATATATAAACAACGTGGAGACAATGAGTTCTTTAAAAACAATAGGGAAGTATCCGCCCAACTGACTGGTACAATGCAACCAGCCTTTGCATTAGGGTACTCAGATATCCCCCTAGTATTTTCTGATTATAAAACTAACACAGAAATACTTTTAGAAACAGCAGAGAAATTTAATTTCTTTTACTATTCAGATAGGTCTGGTGTTGTTAGATTTTGTCCTCCTCAATTAGATTTATCAAACTTAAATGTGGTAGATGGTAAGTTTATTACTGATAGGGTTTTTAAGAATAATGATTATTCTTATGATTACTCCTCACCAGATATTTTAAGTGACCAAACAATAGCAACTCTTACAGACGAAGTGGATGATAGTAAGCTAGTTAACTGGATACAATTAAGTGGGTCTTGGGCAGAATCTAGTAGTATTGATGGTATTACCACCGGAAATGTGGCTACTGTTCAAGATATCCCGTCTATTGTTAGATATGGTATACACTCCCAGAAACAGCAAACAGTTTTGGGTATAAGTAACGATAAGGCTTTAAGAATATATGGAACAGCCCTTATGGATAGGCAGAATAAAAATTTTAGGTCCGCTAGTGTAGAATCCATAGGAAGGGGAGATACAGACTTAAATAAAACAGTTTATTGTGCTTATAATAATACCATCTATCTAAGAACAGGGTTAACTCAGAATTATAGGGCTGGTAGGTCATTTACTACCCAGGAAACGCTAAACTGGGGGAGGAAGCCCTTATTTAGAGTTAAAACTATTTCTGGTCAGAGTTTTGTTTCAGATTTGGCTAGAAGTTTATCTTTTTATAAACCGTCTACTTTTTCTGGTGTAACCATAGATAGGGATGACACGCAGGAAAAGCTAGATAAATTGTTTAATAATAATAAGATAACTGCAACATTTTATAATCAAGTATCTAGCATACTAGACGCCCTATCATCAAATGATAAATTAAATACTATGGTGCCCACTTTTGTATTTAATGGTTACTTATGGGAGGGGGTATCTTCAATATCTTTTGAAGATTTAAGTCTGTCTTTTATGGATAGTGTAATTTCTTCTGGATTTCAGACGGCCTTGTCAGTTATTAAGACAGCACAACGAGATTCATACTTTTCTAATATGTCAAAAGTATTAGATTTAGAAAAGGAAACAATAAATAAGAAGTACCTAAACCTTATGAGTAATTTTACAAGCACATTTAATATTGCTACAAAGGATGAATTTATGCGTATTTATACTGGTACAAATCAATATGTTTCCATAGGTAATACAGATTAGTTTACATTTTTGTATTATATAGAGGTAGTATGAGCGACATTGGTTCTATACAGCGTGATTTAACAGCACCATATACAACAGATTTAGGTAATTTTTCTAAAACTGTTAGGTTCGCTCGTATTGTAGATGTGTATGATGCGTCTATACTTACAAGTAATGCCTCTGGTGAGAAGGATAAGTATGGTAAGGTTAGTGTTATATTTCTGGATAGCCCAGGAACAGTACCTACTCTAATACCATTTTTATCTACTTGGCACTCTTGGTCAAGAGGTTCTGGTATTATGTGTATGCCAGAACAAAATGATATTGTAGCTTGTTTGGAACAGATTGGTGGATTTCCAGTTATTATAGGTTTTTTACCCTATAAATGGAACGAGTCAACAAAAAATATATACTCTGTTTCCACAAATTCAGTAGGATATACAAAGCCTCTTTATAAGGGTGAGATTTGTATAAAGGCATCTTCTGGTGGAAATGTTCTACTAGATAAAAATGGTACAATTACTATTTCAGGTGTAGATCCATCTATGCAGGATTCAGTTGTTCTTGGTATAGAGGGAAACTGCACGGAACAGTCATTTAACAGAACAGTACCAAATGCAAAGGCTATAATTAATAAGACAGTTGTTGGGAAATCATATTTAATAGACGGTACTGCCAAATATGTAGGTAATTTTCCACAGATATTTGAAAGTGGTATGGCAGAGGTAGCAGAACAGTCAGTTACTTTTGATTATGCTTCTCAAATAGAGTTCATTCTTGCACCAGATACAGAGATATCTGATATTATTAGTGTAAATATTTATGCAACAGAGAACAATGTACCAAAGGTGTATTCTCTAAGTGAGGGGCAGTACACAATACAGTGTACAAACATCTATACACCAGGTGAACCCTCACCTTTAAATACAGACTATAAACCAGCTACCATTGAAAGAAATAGTTATTGCTATACTCTGATAACAAATGATATTGGATATACTAATGCAAAACTTACAATAACTTATAATTTACGCAAGTTTTCTGGTGGTATTCGTGTAAATAGTGCCGGAGATTTATTTTTAGATGGTAGAAATGTTATTGTAAGAGCAAACAATGAAGTGTCTTCCTTATCTTTATCTAGTACAGGTACGGCAGAATTAAGAGGAATTGTGTCCACAACAGTGGGCAATACCTATTCAGGCAGTTTAACTTGTGATAATGCGTCTGTATCTTACTGTAATGGTTTAATGGACGACGGTGGAAAAATTAATAAGAAAACATTAGACGAAACGCTTAATGTTACAGATACAGGGGTATCATATTTTTATTTATCAGAAGCGCTACCTCTTATTAAAATGTATAAGCAAGATACAGTTTGGAAATTTGATGGTGTATCAGAAGAAGAATACTCATCACTAAGTGGTTCTGATAAGAGTAATATTAAGAAGATTTGGCCATCTGCAATTACAAAATTATTTACAGAAGATAGATTAGCAGAAATATTGAAGGATAATCTACTAAGTTATAGTGAATTGAAAAGGAAATAATATGAAGAAGAAAAATGTAGACAATCACTTTCATACAGTTACTTGTGCCGGGTGTGGAAGATACACAAAAAGTGTAGATAAGAATACACTTCGGTGGTATTGTTCAGATTGTTTTTTGGGTAACTATAACTTTTTTAGAAAGAAAAATAATAAGGCTCTTATTAAGGTTGTATCTTTGCATAAAAATGATAAAGTGCTCTGCACCAATGGTAAAAAGTACACTATACTAGGTAAATCATATGTAATGAATAAAACTCAGTATTATAATGCAGTAGAAACTGATTCCAAGGACAAAGCAATTACTTTTATTGGTGATTATCAAGTAGAAGAAGTTTTATGAATATAAAATCTTTATTGAGTAAACAGGGGATAAATATTTCGTCTGATATGGAAGCAACAAAGTTAGTAGACACTCTAATGTCTATGCCTATCTTTTTGAATAAATTTCCTAGTGTTAAATCCTCAGTAGAGACTGTACAGCAAGTTTTTAATACATTAACAAGTGCAAAGGATAATTTAAAGTCTTTGGAATCATCATTAGATTCAGCAGAAAAGTTTTTAGTAAAAATGAAAGACACCTATGATAAGGTATTACAGATACCGGGTGCATACTCTGGTACTGGTGTAGGTGCTGTAACAGTTAACCCAATGCCGTCTATTACAATAGGCTATTCTGCCATAGTTCAGGCACAGAAATCAGTAGATAAAGCACAAGATTTAGTTAATAAGGCGCAGAATAAAGTGGACTCGCTTTCAAATAAATTAGAAGAGACAAAGAAAGCAGTAATTAAAAAAATAATATCATCAAAGGTTTAATATAAAATGGCTTATACAAAAGATATACTATTAAATTTGTCCAGAAAGTTGTTATCAATAAAAAATAAAAATATTGATTTAACAACAGGTACGGTTTTGGAAGACTTAGGTGTTGAAGCACAAGCCCAGATTTTATCCTTAATTTCTGAGGATATAGATAGAGTAAAAAATCAGCAGTCATTAAATCCAGAATACTTTACAGATGCAGAAGCAGACGAATTAGTAAAGCCATTTAATATTACAAGAAATCAAGCCACAAAGGCTACAGGTAGTGTTACATTTGCTTCCTCTACACAGCCATCTGCTTCTTCCCCAATTTTAATTCCTTTGGGTACGAGAATTAGTGGTTCAGACGGTTCTTCTACATTTTATTATGTAACAACCACAGGGGGTTCTATTACAAGTTCCTCCCCATTTAATTCTCAAACTGGGTATTATGAAACAACTGTTGGTATTGAAGCAGTATCACCTGGTACAGCCTCAAACTTAGGTATTGGCTATATAAACCAAATGAGTAGTTCAATATCAGGTGTTTCTGCCATTTATAATAAAAATGCTATAGTAAATGGTTCCGATATTGAAACAACAGCAGATTTACTTAATAGATACATTTTACTATGGCGGGGTAGAAATAGAAACACAGAGTCTGGTATACTAGCTTGGACATACACAAATCCACAAGTTAAAGAAGCTATTGTAGTTGGTCCAAATAGTGACTATTCTTTGAGAGGTCCAGGTGCTGTGGATATATATGTTAGAGGTTCTGCTGCCACACAGTTTACTCAAACTGTTACAAAGATGACAAAAGAAGTTTATCTAACTCAATGTCCAGTTATCGACCCTACAAATAACATTGTGGTTACGGTTAATGGTGTGTCTTATTATGAGTCTGATAACTACTTCACTTTTGTAAAAGACACAGAAACAATTTTTCAAAATTCAGTATCAGCAAAAGATAAGTTAGTTTGGACTGAGGCTGGATATGAGATAATTAAAAATCAAGATTCTTATACTATTTCATACACATATGATTCCACAGTTACTGCCTTGCAGGCTATGTATGATAATGATGAAGAAAGACTTATTACAGGGGATTTGCTTGCTAGGAGTACAACACAGGTAAATATTGTTATGGAGTTTGGTATTAGTGTTTATTCAGGGTATGATAAAAACTCTACAATATCCTTGGTGAAAACAAATATTCAAAATTTTGTAAACACTTTGCCTTTAAATACACCTGTAAGAGAGTCTGATATTGTAGCCATTATTGAAGGAACTACGGGTGTTAGTTATACTAATTTACCATTTTTACAATTCCATGTATATGGAGAAGAAGATCCAAATAAATTAGTGGCAGATATTGAAGCATCCCCACTTGAATATTTTAGAGTGGATGCTGACGACATTATTGTAGGTTAGTATGGAAGACGCAAAATATATTAGTTTTTGTAATCATAGAATAACTGATGAAGCCATTACTATCACTCGGGTAGAGGGGGAAAAGGTATTGTACAAAGCCATCCTTCCATATCCGGCACTAACAGTAAAGGGACTTACTTTTATTAGAACCTATAATGACGAGCAGAATTATATTAATAGTGATGCTAGTTATAAGGACACAATTAGTTGTTCATACAAAACTTTAACAGGTAATTTAGACGAGATACCACAGGCGGGTATTATAAGGGCTATTGGTATTACGAATTATGAGTTTATAACTGATACAGAGATTATATTCGGTTTAGATGAGCAGGATGATACAATTAAAAAAATCTCTGACGTTGAGGGCGTACTTCCAAAGCCAATCTATCTCATTGATTATTCTTTAAAAGAAAATACTTGCCCTATGTGCCAGGGAACTGGTATTGTACAGGATATTAACTATGATGGTACGGGTTCACTAATGAAGGCTACTGGGGTACAGAAATTAATACAAAGAGTTTTGAAAACACTACTCACTAAATTAGGGGAATCTGCAGAGGACTACTCTTATGGGTCTAGTTTAGATGATTTAATTGGTACAGAGATAACACAGACTTCTTTATTGTCAATACAAAAGGCAATTAATGATGCTATGCAATATGTAGTTACTCTTCAAGAAAATGAAGATTTAGATGAAGAGGAGGCCATAGCTGGTGTTAGTAGTGTTAGTATTGACGAGAATAAAAAAGACCCTGCCAAGTTGGATATAACAGTTGTAGTTAGAAATGTTGCAGGGTATGATATTCCTTGCACAGTTACAATAAAGGTGGATTAATGCCAAGTTTTAGTACAAAATCAAGAGATATTTTAAGCTGGGCACACCCAGATTTAAGAAAGGTTATGGAAGAGGCCATCAAAGTAGTTGACTTTACAGTGCTTGAATCTGTTAGAACAGAGGAACAGCATAATAATAATGTTAAAGATGGTAAATCTAAAACTACTTGGGAAAAATCAAAGCATAGACCCAGGATTGACGAAGAAGGAAGAATGACCTCATTAGCAGTAGATATTGCGCCATACCCCATTGATTTTAATAATAAACAAAGATTTAATCTAGTAGCAGGTGTAATTCTGGGTATAGCCCATGTTTTAAGAGAGAGAGGAACAATAACACACCATATTAGATGGGGTGGAGACTTTAACCAAAATTGGGACCCAACAGATGATAAGTTTTATGATGGTCCTCACTTTGAATTAGTGTAGGTATATTATGGAAAGTATTGGATTTTCATTTTTATTACTATTATTAAACTCCGTTGGTATTATTGGTTTTATGCAATGGGTGAAGGTCTTTGTATGCTCCTTGAAAGATAGCGATAAAAGCAACCTTTGGAAAAGCATTTTAACCTTTGTGTTAAGCATTATCTCTGGTTTTATCTCGTGGAGAGTTGGATTTAAGACCTATGAGTGGTGGATTAGTATTCCTCTCGCTTTTGGTACTCTTGCTATAACACAGCTTGGGTATGAGTGTATTATTAAAAATTTACAAGCAGCCATTGAAGGTGTAATGGGAAAAATTGCTTCAATAGCAACGGAAAATAAATAATGGTAAATAGTTTCTTTAAAATAGTAACATTTATTCTTTTAGTGCTTTTACTTGTTTTATTATTTCAAAATTATTTATTAAAAGAAGAGAATAATAAAGCATTTAAAAATAGTACCATTTTGCCAAAAGATATCAAACAAGAGATAGTTGTAAAAAAGGATAAAGTCTATATTAAAGAAAAAGTAAAAAATAAATCCACTGGAACAGAAGAAGTAAAGGCAGATATTAAATATATTCCTCCAGAGGGAGAATTAAAGATATCTGTGAAAGAAACTGGGGATGTAGAGTACAAACTTAGTAATAAAGGTTTTACTTTTACACCAGGTATTATTGTTATACCATCTGAGCATACAGATGTTGGTGTAGCAATAAGATTAGCCTATTGGAATAGGTTGGGTGCTGGTGTGGGTACTGCTATATCCATTGAAGACTCCCCAAAAGCAAGTATTTTGGGTGTGCTTGATTACAGGTTTTATGGAAACTTTGCTATTGGTGTAGCCTATAAAGAGTCCTTCACAGATAGAAAATTAGGTGCTTCTTTTTCATATTATTTTTAAGGATATTTAAAATGGGAAATTTAAGAGATACAACTGCTAAATATGATTTGTTTGCTACGAGAGTCATGTCTTATGTTAATGAGGCAAATAATAATGCTCGCGAAATTGAGTGGGTGGTAGACGAACTAGAGCAAAATAAAATAAGTAGATGGAACTCCATTATAGACTTAGGGCAGGATGATATTGAAGAGGTTGTATCCCCTGATTTAGTTAATGAAACTCGATATGAAATCCTCACCCCATCTACTGGTGGTAATGTAGATTTGCATCTAGATACTGGGACATTGTTTGAGGGGGGAAATCCATCCACTGCTACTTCAAATATGTATACAAAAGACTCGTATGTCAGTATTGAAGATAGAGAAGCCTACAACTATAATGATTTAATGATTTTTAAAAATGGTGTTTTACAGGATAAAAAGAATGGGGAAGATGTAGTATTTGTTGAAAAGGACGTTATCCGTTTTGTACTACCTTTGGATACCAAAGATATTATTCTAGTTAGGAAACAGGTAGGTTTATAATATGTCAATAAACTTACTAGATTTACGCCATTTAAGAGTAGGAACTAAGGAAGAGATTAAGGCAATTACAAATATTCGTGATGGCCAGTTTTCTTTATGTAATGAGAATAAAACTTTGTACACATTTGTTTTAGATGGTAATAATTACATAGTAGACAATGAAAAAGTATTATCATCAGATGTAGGTACAAAATCAAGATGGGTGTATGCAAATATTAATGTCCCCTTTGGTTATTCTTATGCTTTTGATTTGAAAGATTGGGAAGAAAGCGAAGATGAGTATAAGCTAACAATACAAGATAAGAATAGGGTAGTTCAAACTGATAAGACCATTATACAAGTTTATGATGTACTAAATACTTTGGTAGGAGTTTCAGATATTAGTAAAAATGATGAGGGCTTATATGTTTTAACTACTTGTAAAGACCCAGATTGTAGATTTCAGGGTATGGCCATCATATTACCAACTAATAAAATTTAGTTATGGATATTTTAGAAATTATTAGAATTGTATGGAAGGATATGGTGGCAACCCCTTGGGGTGCATGCCTTGGATTAATTATTTTATTTGTAGTTATGTTTAAGGAAGACATTAGATCTTTCATACATGCTTATGCTGATTCAAAAACATCAGGTGTTAGGAACAGTGTAACTTACACAAAAAATGATGTTATAAATCACCCAATTTTTAGAGATTTAGATTATTGGCTTACTAACGGAATTGATTTAGTTAAAATAGAAAAATCATATGCAAAAGAACTAATAATGAAAGATTTGCTTCGTATTAAATTCACTGTTATTAAGGAAATATTAACAAAGCTAGTTAATGATAATAGCATAGAGCACTGCTCCATTCAAGAATTAAAAGATGATATAAGAAATACTCTTAGGGATATAGACGCTCAAAAAGTTATTGGGTGGAGGAATAATGGTATACCTGAGGTATTTATTAGAAAATATATTGTGTTACACCAGCTAGGGCAAGAGTTATCCTTTAATACAATGAGGGTTTTTTTATCTGAGGAAGTGTGTGCTGACAATTATACTAGGATGTATCTTGTTTTATCCATTTTTGAGGCACAATTATCTAATATATATGCAAATGCTGTATCCACAGCCCTATCACTAAATGGCGATTTAAATGGTATAATATATAAAGGAGTTATCATCGGTTCAAAAGGAACTATGTATGCTATGGATACCCCAGTGCATAAAGAGCTTATTGAGGATAAATTAAGTGATATACTTGTTAGAAACCATGCTTCTAGAGCGGCTATTTTTATGTTTCATGATTATCCTGGTCTAGACCCATTTGATGGTAAGTATTCTATGGTATATGAATGTTGCGCCCCAGGTATATCAGAAGAAAAGAAAAATACACAGTATATGTCTTGCTCTTTATTATCAGATTATGAGGATCCCTTTAATAAAGGTGATATAATTATTAAAAGAACAAATGAGTTGTCCTATGGTATTAGTAAAGTCTTGTCAGATAGGGGATCGGAGGTAGTGGCCACATATTCTTTAAAGGATGGTTCTAGATTAAAAGGTTTTATCTGTTTAGAGTGGAATTATTATGATAAGTTTAAGACTAATGTGAAAACAGATATGCTTAAAAAAGATTTTATTAGTTGTGCAGAAGACACTAAAAAACTTATTCTAGGGAATAAAATAGTATGAAAATACAAGGTAATCAAACTGTAAAAGGTATAGTATCTGTTGGTAGGAGAGTTATAGAGGGATTCAAGTCAGTCTTAATAGATGGGAATTATGATCTCGTAAAGACATCTGAAAAGTTTTTTAGGTTTACTTCACAGAAAGAGGGTACAGTTACACTACCAGATGCAACAAATATGTCTGGCGGTTTTGAGTTTGTGTTCTATACCACGTCTGAAAATATTAGTCTGTTAAACTATGCAGGCGACCTAGTTCAAGAGTTTAATCCAGGTTCCGTTTATTATTGCTATCTTATGGCAGGTGGAACTGCTGGTGGGGAGTGGGTAATTTCTGTTGATACATCATATGATATCTCTTTTGGAGAACAGGATTATCCAGAGAAAGGAACAAGACTCTATTTTAAAACTATTAAAGAATACACAGGTAACTTGCAATAGGAGATTTTAAATGGCAAAGCGTGCTACTTATATTACACATCCACAAAGAATTTATGATGACCCATTACGCCCACAAAACTCCGATTATGTGGTTGTTATCCCACAAACAACTTCTGACGCTGTTACAGTAGAGGGTACAGACGAAACGCTAACAAACAGGTTAGCAGAACTAGGGCAAGGGAATTTAGTTGTTAGGAACTCTATTATTTCAGGGGAAGATATTGTAAAGACTTCCGATAGTGGTGTATCCGTAGGAAATTTAATTGCCACAGTTGCACAAGGGTTTTCAGATAAGGGAAATGGTGTAGATGTTATTCTCAATCAGAGTGAGTATGTCGACCTACCAAAACCAGGTATTAGTGATAATTATTTAATATTAAAGGATGATAATACCTTTGAATATACACAGTATTTCTATGGTGGTAGAGACTTTCCTGCTAATCCAGTAGAGGGTCAGATTTATTTCCATGACCAATTACAGCAGTCATATAAATATACAAGTGCAAAGTGGACACCATATCCATGTGTGCCTATTGCACACTTTGATGCAGGTCAGTTAGATAAAATTTATCCCTATAATATTTGGTGGTGGGATGAGGTTGTTTGGGAAGAAACAGAACCTGATATTCCAGCAGGTATGGAAGTATCCATCTACCATGATGAACCAAACAATAAAGACTACTTAAAAGTAAATAGAGGAAGCGTAGTTGATAATGGGGTATTCTTTACACTAGACACAGCAATATATAAAAAAGTAGACGCTTCTTGGGAGAGGGGTAACACCAATGGTTCGGGGGATGGTAGCTATTCAAACTTAGTATCAAGTATTATTCCAGATAGTATTACAACAAGTGATACCCAGGGATTTACTTTCTCCTCTAGTCAGGGGAATAGTTCCCTTTTGGGTTCTTTTAACACATCATTGGGCTCTGGCTGGGTGGCTAATAGTTGTCCTGCTTCTTTTACAGTAGCATTTCCAACGAGTACTTCTAAGTCCATTAATAAGTATAGTATTGCTGTTCAAACAGGTGGATTAGATTTTGCTCCAAAAAATTGGAATCTTCTTGGTTCTAATGACGGAACTTCTTGGGAATTAATACACTCTGTTAGAGGTGCTGGTTTTAGTGCAAACCAGTTAGAATTATCCTTTCAACCTACAAATGTAAGACTATACACCTATATAAAGTTAGTTGTACTAGATTCTGTAAGTAGTAATTCAGTAACTAAATTTGGTGCAATTAAGTTTTATTCCGCTATACCTGAGTTAGGTGTATTTGTAATTACAGATGGTGAAAATACAGATATTTTAACCTCTATATATGATGGTCCATCTTTACCAAATGGTTTTATAAATTATCATAGAATAGGTACAATTTGTGTAGATAGTACAGGTAGTTTATTTGGTAATTATCCCAAAGTTACCTTTTCAAAGGATATTGCAGCCAATTATAGGACAATAAGAGAGTCATTGAATAATAAGGCGGACAGTTCTTTTGATAATATATCAAATAAAGCCATATCTTATGTAGGTTCTCTTGTTTCTTTGGACTATGCAAATCCAGTGCTAAAATCTACTGGTGTTGTTTATAGAGCAGAAGTAGCAGGAGCAGTCAAGTTTATAAACTATCAAGGCGGGGAGGCCGCTATTTATGCTAGTCCAAATAGAGATCTGGTAGCCAACAAGAACCAGTCTTGTTTGCAAGATATAAACAGTTCCGGCAATAAGTATTGTTTAACTGTTTCACTAGATAAGAATGACTACTATGCAGTATATTCTAGTGCGACTGATATAAAGTGCAACTTTATTCCAGCCAAAAGTAATGGGATTTAATAGGTATAAATATGATAATAGTACACTATAATAAAAATACAGGGGAAATTATATCTGCATATGGGTCAGACATAGATAACCCACCTTATCCAAATATTGTAATTACAGACAAGTATTGGAACTCCCTAGTTGGTAAAAAAATAAGAGTAGAACTAAATACTAAAAAAATTGCAATTTTAGAGAATAAACTTACAGATGAGGAAGTAGACTCTTTAAGACGTGCTGCCTATGAGGAAGAAGCAGATCCTTTATTTTTTAAATATCAGCGTAAAGAAATAAAAAAGGAAGTATGGCTAAATAAAGTACAAGAAATAAAAGAAAGATACCCAAAATCCAATTAGTTTACATTTCTATATTATATAGAGGAATATGTAATGGCTAACAGGTATCACATTTTTGATTGGTATTTAGAAGATGCTACAAACTACAAAAAAGTTACATACAACGGAGTAGTTTGTGGCTCTTTATTTATAAACAAAGATACACAAAATAATGAAAATACTTACTTTTATAATGAAAAAGATGTTTACTCAAATGAAGTAGGAAATACTTTTTCTGCTATTTTAGCACTTGATTCTAATAGTCAGGCTAGTATGACTATGGAAGATGGTAAGTATAAATTCCAGATTAACCTAACTACGGATAGTATTACAGTAGGGGGTACTAAATTAGCCTATGATTTTTCTAATTTTGTAGATGTATTGGCTACTATAATTAATGACGAAGCTAGGGTTTATTTAGATAGCAAGTTAGTGTGGTCTGGTAAACCTGAAAAAGAATCATTAACTTTTAGAAACACAATCAGTTTTGGGGATACACTGCCAGAATCTTCAACATTATATATTAAATACTTGCGTTGTACGTCTGGTGCTAGATATCCAATAGATTTAGATAATTTAAAATTTGAAGTACAAGTAGATACATCAGATACTTTTGATAGTGTTAACCTTAGAACCTACATTAATGATGGCACAGTTGTTTCTTGTAAGGAAGATACAAGCATAAAGTCTGTGGCTTCTGGTAATAAGTTGGCTCGCTCATTTAGGATTCCCTTACCACCTAGACAACCAAATATGCCCTATTTTTACTTCTATAGGGTAAGAGTTTTAGGGGATAATGATAAGGCTTCAAATTGGGCATACTATATGTTTGATAAGCCAGAAAATCCATATATGTATGCTACAAAAGAGATTTTAGAAAGCTTAAATGGTGCTATCGACCACATTATTGTGCTATGTTTAGAAAATGATAGCTCTTATATGTTCTTAAAAGGTAGTACACTAGAACCAGATGGAGAAAATGTATTATCCTGCTCTATATCTGAGGGTGTATGGAAAAAGGTAAATAATTCCTATTTTATTTTAGACCCTGATATTTCAGATGCTGTTTTTGAGCATATGTATAATGCTCGTATGCCAGGTGAAAATGTTTATACTAGATATAATAAATCTGGTAACATTGCCAATGTGCTAAGTACCGAAGCAAAACTTATTGACAAGGTAGAGTATGAGCTGGTACAGACTATTAGAAATGGGAATATTCAGTCTGCACAAGAGTCTGTTTTAGACAGCAATTTTGGTAAAAAATACAATTTAACAAAAGACTATTTTGATAATAATTTAGAATATAGAAACTCTTTATTAGAAATACAAAATTGTTACTGCTACCCAGGCGAGTTTAACAAGTTAAAAAGAGTTATAAGAGCCATTACAGGTGTAAATCCAGATATTGAAGAATATAAAAATATGACTGGGTGGATTATTTGGAATGAAGTAGATGCAATTACGGCCCCAGAGAGTGAAAAGTTTGTATTAAAAGATGACGAAACTATTTATCCACAAAGAAATGAGGCTGTACTATATTCAGAGGAAGAACTAGCCTTTGGATTTGATATTCATATTTATAATCCATTTGACCTTAAACTTCCAGAGGATTTAATAAAAAGTGTTGTCTATTCCTTTAAGCCGGCTGTTTCAATGGCAAATATAATTATGCATGATAAATATGGTAGAGAATATCAATATCCTGCACACTACTATTTTTCTAACTATGGTAATGGATTATACTATCCAAATGACTATGAGGGCATAAATGTCTGATAAATTAATTATATTAAAAAATTCTTCCTATGCAAAAGGAAGAAAGTATATTGTGGACGCGGAACAAATAAATCAGAACAACAGATCCATATTGGAATCTGTTGGCTCTACTTCTATTAAGAGTATTATAGAGTCTACTGGACAAATATATAATCCACTACAGTCAGACCAGTTATTAAATTCCATAGTTCAATTAATTGTAGCTGCCAATTATTTTAAGGATACAGGTACTGTTAATAATATTGTTTTAGAACCTTATACACCTGGTTATGGTACTCCGACTGCATATGTGCAAAACATGACCATAAAATTTAGGCCGAGCACACAAAATACTGGATCCACGATAATATCTTTTAAGGGTATGTCAAGTGTACCACTTCTCATGGATACATATGTTCCTTTGCCATCAGGTTCATTGTCAGCCAATTCTGACTTTACAGCCATTTATGATGAAACAAGAAACGCTTTTGTTTTATCCTCCACAATAGAAGATAGTGGAAGTTTGGCCCTACAAGAAATACGTAGGGTAATTGAGAGTGCAGGTCTGTCCTATTCTGAGTCTATTGACAGGCAGTTAATGCAAGCAATAGCACTATATTCCTTACAGGGGACATATAAAAATACTTCCACAGGGTCTAATATTATTAGCAATAACTATGTATTGGAACCATATAATTCTTTTCAGCAGATAACTGGCTACACAGACGGTATGGTTATTAGATTTAGACCTGTTTTTTCAAACACCCTTATTAACCCTACCATCCAAGTAGGAAACTTACAGAAAGTACCCTTTTTATCTTCCAATGGAGATAATATTGCCCTTGGTGCTATATCAGTAAATTTTGATGTTGTTATTAGGTACTTAAATGGTGCTTTCTATCTAGTGTCTAATGGTATGTCATCATTAAGATTGCAAACCGGGGACTATGTAACGGGTATTTCTAATGATCCGTCTTTAAGTAACAGTTCTTCAAATAGTCTAGTTACAGAAAATGCTGTAAAGGTATATGTGGACTCTAGGGTACAGGATAGTAATCAGTATGTGGTTGTTTCTGGAAAAACCAATGCTGATGATAGGGCTGATTTTATTAATAAAACAACAGATGCATCTATTACAGTATTGGCAGGGGAGAGTGGAAAGCCTAGTTATACAAATCTTTCTACATTAGCAAACTCAGAAGCATCAGAAGCAAAAGACCCTACTGTGGATCCAGAAGATCCTGAGGAAACAATAACTTATAATTTAAGCAACTGCTTTGACGGGGATAATACAACCTATTATGAAACCAAGTTACAAGGTTCAATAGTTGCTGGTATTAAAAATGCAGAAAAAGATTATGAATATACCACCATGCCATGTTTTATAGGTTCTGGTCCGTTAACAAAGATTATTTCCAGGGTTAAACTATTAGGCGTAGATTCTTTTAGTTCACCATCAGAAGTGTTTTTTCAGTATTCTTTTGATGGTGTAAATTGGAAAAATGTAGGCACATATCCAGATTGTTTGTATAATGAAGTAAATGATAGTGGTGTTGTGGTAACAAAGTGCAAACCTACTGTATATCAGAACCCAGTTACTTCTGGTTCTTATACTGATATTGATATTACATTCAAGCCCTATAATGATGAAACAGATATAACAAAGGGTGTATCAAGTGACCCATATTATATTAGATGCTATGCTTCTACTTTTGCAGGTACAGGTGGTTGGAAAATTATTTCTTTTGAATTTTGTGAAAGTTCAGATGAAATTAAACCCCTTGTTTTGAGTTATGCAAATAGTTTAGTTGAAGTTACAACTTCTAAAGTATCCTGTGCTGTACCAGTTGGTACAGATGGTACATACATTATTATAAAAAACTATGGTGGTGGAGTAGAAGCACTAGAATCAAGACTTTATGTAGAGTCAAGTCAAACTCCAACAAATATAGAGGATAACCTACACTGGGTGAAACCCTTAAATGGTAAGGTGCAGACATTTGTTGGTGAAAGTGACGATAATGATGTTGTATCATTAAGAGAAACTAACTTTATAAAAATAGGCTATGTGGAAGTAACAGGTGGTAAGATATCCAAAGTAGTATCCTCTGCTTTTGGAACTAAATATACAAAGGACAATATTGCACTATCTAATCCTGTTATAGTGGAACACAATATAGGGAGTCTAAGTAAAGCAGAATCTTATATTGTGTGCACTTCTGCTGACTTAGGGTATAGTATTGGTGATAGCATAAGGTTATCAAATCAGTTCATTATGGTGGATAGTTCTAGTTTGGTAGCGAGTACAAATATTAGTTCTACAAATTTATCTGTTGATTCGCATACAATAAATGATGTAGAATATACACATAATGTAACACCCAACCCACATACACACACAGCCACTACAACAATTAGTGGGAAATTAAAACCGTCCTATATTACTGTTTCTTGTGGTTTAAACGAAGCAAGAATTATGTATAGTAATATTGTGCTTCCTAATAAAAATACCGGGGAGTTACAGCCAATAACAGAATCTAGGTGGAAAGTAAATATTACTTGTGAGAGGAATTTTTAATTATGAATAGGGTAGAATTTTTTTCTGGATACATGGTTGAGAAGTCTGACTTAGACTACCTACAAACTTCTCTCAGTGAAGAAATTAAGAGTAGGACAGCACTACAATACTCAAAGGGTGTAATGTCTCCTGTTGGTGAGTACGTTGGTGTTGATACAAACCAAACATTAAAAATTAATCCTTTTCAGGCCTTTACTAATTCTGGTGAAAGAATTAATGTACCAGAAGCCATTAGATATTTGGCACTTGATAAAACAGACTCTTCCAAGAGGGAATTAGGCACACAAGGTTATTTATCCGATGACGACTTTGGTTGGGAATCAGATACTCCCTATATTATTGTAGCTAAGTATATAGAAAGGGGTGCTAGACCTAGACCACATTACAGGACGCATAAGCCACATCCAACAAGAATTTATAGTGGTTTTTCATTTTATGCTATGAGAGAGGGCATAGATGAGTTGATAGTGTCTGGGGTAAATCCATATATTATTTTAGCAAGGGCTGTTTATACAAATGGTAAACTGAGTGTAACCACACTAAATACAACAGAGTATGCTGGACTAGATGCTTCTAGGGTATCTGTATTAGTTGGTACAGACTATACGTCATCTTACGATTTATCATCAAGGGTTTCTGTTTCAGAACATATTGGTTGTGTAGGAGACCCAAGTCAAGTATCCTCAAAAAATCCACACGGTTTAACACCAGAAATTCTAGGTATTGACTCAAATGCAGTACCAGAGCATGAAAGAATCTTTCACTCTGCGGGATTTATTGGTAGTTCTACAAGTAGAAACTCCTGTTTCTATACAGGTGTAGACTCCCGCTCAATAGTAGATTTCTTAGTTATGTATAATCTAAGAACTGGTGAAAATCTGCATGCTGGGGGCATTACAATTAAGTCCTATGCGTATAATAATAATAGTATACTAATTGCTCTAAGAGACGGGGATAATGAAGCTAACTTGTGGCCGGATGGTAAATACACTCTATTTATCAATTTAAGAACAAGAGAAATTGGTATTGCCACCGATAATGAAGAAGTAGTCAATAACAGGACATTTAGTGTTATATATAACCAGGCTATACAGCATAGATATAATCCTATTTTGACTTCTCAAATTGACATTTCGTATCAGTATATTTTGTACAGATTTACATTTAAGCAAGAAAAAGATTATACCAATATTCCCCTAAATGGTCAAGGATTAATAAAATCAAATTTTACTGATAGAGTAGACTATCGTGTATTTGGTTCTATTTCTGCTGATAATTTGCAAAAGGATGCAGAGGGGTATTTTGTAACTAATTTTCCCATTGCAACAAAAGGTATAAGATTTAGTGATAGTACAGTCTTAACTACTGCAACAGCCTATACGCCTAACTATATTGACTCATCCCTAAGAGTGGGGTATGTAGGATTACAAGATATACAGGTTTATAGTGGCGTTTGTAAAGATTCTACAAATAATACAGTGCTGAACTTTTCTACCCCAATGCAAAAAAAGATAAATTTATCCTGGAGTAGGGGAAGTGCGGGTGGTTGTTTACCCCCTAATGTCCCACTTTCTGATGGTACCTGGCATGTATTTGTTATTGGGAAACCAGATGGAACAACAGACGTTGCCATTGATAAAGACATAAATGCAAGTAATATTGTTACAGCTGATACAACATTAGCCTCACCTATTGATGGTTATAGATATTTTAGGCGTGTAGGAAGTATATTTGTATTTTTGGACGGTGCAAGCCAAGTTAATACAATAAGACCCTTTATATCTGTTCCAACTGGTAATAATAGTGTTGATGTATATTTTAATGATGGTAAAGTATTAAATCCAGACAATAAAGATATTAATGGTATGACACTATTATCAATTCCAGATTTTTCTGGTAGTGTAAATTCACAAAATACTAAGGTAACACTAGAGATATCTAATGGTGGAGGAGCATATACGCAGGATAATATATTTGTTGCTAGTGGGTATGCACCAGTTTCTGTAGTAGGGAATAGAAAACTTTACCAAGGACAGATGACAGTAAATACATATAATGGAAAATTGTTCTTCTCCAATACTTCATGGGCGGGAAGAGTGGTTTCATATACGGATTCAAGGATGATTTAACTATGAAAAAAGTAAATTTCTTTTCTGGTATGCCTGTTTCACCAGATGATTTAAAAACAGAGCAGTCTTATTTTGAACAGCGTATAGATACCAATATGGGTGTATTATCAAAAAAAGGTATCCGTGTGGATGCCACTTTGTTAGACGGTACACCTCTTCCACCTCCTTATGTTACTACAGATACAAAAACATTAAATCTATATGGATTAATTGCATATGATGACTCTGGTAAACTTATACAAGTAGAGCCAGTGTTTTATACCAATGAAACTACAGGCGTTACAACAAGAGTTCCTACCATGTCTAACCTTGCCCCAGAACTGAATTCAAATAAGTTAGTGGAGGGTGGTAAGGGTTCTTTTGGTTTTAGTAAGTCATACTTAGTAGTTATAAGATTTAAGGAAGCAATTTCAGATAAAGATTTTACTCAAAGTTATAAGACAAATATAATGACACCCTCTAGAGTTGTTAGGTCTTATGAGTTATTTTTGAGAGAAAGTAGCGATTCTGTTCTTTCAGGAGATGTAGTCTTAGCACAAGTATCTTCTGACACAACAGGGCTATTAACTGTTAATGAGGCATATAGAGATACTTTTGGATTAGTAAATAGCCTATTAAGTGCTAGTGTAACAGGTGTAGATGGGTCAAATATTACCTTTGAGGACCATATTAACATGGGTGGTTCAGGTGAATGGTCTCCTCAAAATCCCCATAGACTTACTGCGGAAGATTTAGGCATTGATGTAGCAGCCACTGGTAAGCATCAGTTAAACTTGCATAGTGATGGTATTAAGACCACAAATACAAAATCTACTTCTTCTGCTTTGTATCCGTCTTATACAATGTCTTCCATGACTTCAGAAGAAACACTTACAATACAGCCTTTATTGAGTGAGAATAATGAGTTGGTAGTTGTAAATGGTGTGTCTATCGGCCCCTCTTATTTAGGGAATATATACACTCTAAATTTAAGAAATTATGCAGCAGAGGCGTATGAGGGTTTCTATATTTTTGCCGTTAATTATTCTTCAAAGTCCATTGTAATGCAAGGGCCCTTTGCAGATGATAATTCCGACACTTTTAAAACTGCTTTAACAGATAGAGAAAACTTCCCAATATGCTCATTTTATTGGGGTAAGCCCTTCTATACATTGTATAATTTAACTTTAACAAGTGTAGATAACAACACCACAATTAATTTGGTTGAACCATCTACCTATGAGTTTTTAGATGTGGATAGTTCTACAAACACAGAAAAGGTATATATAAAGACATCTGATTTAGTTGTTAAAGGTATAGACCCCGTAACTCAGGCACAAATAGGTTCAAGAATTTCTTATAATGGTGCTACTTATTATGTTACACAAAAAGAACAGCAAATAGCGGATGCTGATAGATATAATATTGATCCTTTGTCTTTCACAGATAGGCGTGTATTTAATAATACAAGTTTCAATGATGTTAGAATAGAGGATTTGTGTACAATTAGAGATGCTGCACCCTTTTCAAATGGTAAGGCTGATATCTATTATTCTAGGGTAGTTTCTAAGAATAAGATATCCTATGCTTCTGTGGGCCAAGAGGGCAGTAACGGTTTTGAAGCTACAATAAATGGTTCACCTGTTAAGATAACTTTTATTGGTGTTACCGATTTGTCTATTGACCAGATACTAGAACAATTAAATGATGGCATGAATAAGCAAATACCAAGTGGAACAAAGGCATTAGCATACATAAACTATGCTGGGTGTATAGCCATAGCTGCTTCGAATGGTATTATTATTGGTAATGGTTCTGCAAACTCTAAGTTAGGTTTTTCATTGGAGCAAGATTTATCTGGTGATGTGAAAACATTAGTGTATACAGGTGATTTACCCAGTATACAAGAGATGTATTACAGTATTGACGGGAACATAGAAAATATATATTATTTAACCATTGGGAATTATTTAAGGACACAAAAGTTATATTACAATGGTGATGGATATATTACAGGAATGGACGAGACAGTTGAGGTGAGGTAGTATGGATGCTTTAATTCTTTCATTGGCTATTAAGTTATACAAAAAGATACTTAACTTTTTCAAGGATTACCAGAGTGATATTTTTGGAACTGCTAAATCAGGTAGTGTCATAGTAACGTCTAATTCTGGTATAGTTCCTGGTGGGTGGAAACAGTACACCCCAGATTCAAACGGATACTGGGAAATACCTGTTTCTGTTGTACCACAGTTTGAAAACTTAACTGTTGATGAAAACCTAAAAGTAACCACACAGGCTGATACACCTTACTTATTCTTATATGTAAGGGATACACTTACACTTAAACGTGGTGCTCAAATAACAATGAGTAATAGGGGGGATAATTCCTACTCTTTTTCAGAATTTTTACCAAAACCATCTATTGGGCAAAGTGCTCAACCTTATACTACTGCTTGTCTAAAATTATTTATCAGTGGTAGGAGTATTAAAACACCATTAGATTTACTATGTTGTGGCGGTAAAGTAAATCAAATAGCATTGTCGGCAGGTGGAACTGCAGGTTCAGGCGGGGGATTAATTGCTATATATCATAAGTTAGGCGAGTTTTCAGGCTATTCCCAAGAATCAGTACACGCTAATGGTGGAACCACTGCTGACACACTTGGTAGAAACAATGGTGGAGGTATGCTATTCATATTTGCAAAAAAGATTGTTATGGAAGATGGGGCACAAATAACCTCAGACGGTGGTGACGGAAAAGGGTTAATAAGCTACATAGACTCTATACCAAGAAGTGTCAACGCACAGTCATATACAAATACAAATAATCAATGGGGTGGGGCAGGTGTAGTTGCTCACATCCCGATGGATGTTTTATGAAATCAGCCACTATAAAATATTTACAGACTTCTTTTTCTAATATAAAAGAGATACAGGACCATGGAAAAAAACAAACTCTTTTTGGAAATGGTACCGAAGATATCATATTTACAAGAAGTGGTGCTTTTACAGATTTATCAAATGCCTACAATGTAAATGGTGTATTAGAATATAGGAATGTTACCATCCCAGAGAATATTAGTATTGTGGGGAATACCTTTTATGGGGGAAATGAGAGTGGTTCGCAGCCCTTTTATCTAAAAGTAAATGGTACGCTAACAGTTAATGGTAGCCTGAATATGAATGGTACAGGTCAGCAAGGGGATGGGGGGCATGCACATCATAGTAACCATGACTATTATTATAGATGCTATACCAACCTAGGTTTTGATTTACCAATGCTAGACCGTTCAGCATATCAACTAAGTAAGGATAACTGGTTAGCCCTATACAGATATGGTTTTAATGGTGGTTTTTTTGATGGTAAAACACTATTGGTTGGTGCTGGAAATGGGAGCACCTATAAATGGAAGCGTGCCACAAAATACAGGAGAAGACACTCTTATAGATGTACCAATTTAAATAGTAGTGGTACACTAGAGAACAGCAAAGCATCTAGTGGTGGTGGGGGTGGATTTATAGCCCTATACTATGAAAATTTAAAGAATGATGGACCTGTATGGACCGATACTCAAACTGATGCAGATACCTATGGGCAAACATTTTACACAAATATTAACTGTAATGGTGGTATTGGTGGTGCTGAGGGTGCTGGTGATAAGTCTGGTGGTGGTTGTATGATAATAGCTGCTAGAAATATAGTTATTGGTAAGAATGGTAGTATTACAAGTAATGTATGCCACCCAGAGAGAAGGTCTACTGGCCCAAATCCCATATTTGGTGATTCTAACTATAATGCTGGACTGATAGGTTATATGAACCGACCTGGAAATTCTCCATATTTGCTATCTTATAATTTTGGTAAATTTAGCCAAGTAGGTATAGATATGGACCTTGTAGGTGGACCTGGTGTCTGTTTTGGATATCAAGTAGATCCAAGTTATGATGGGAGCATATAATGAAGATTGTATCCTTTAATACACTAACAAAGTCATTAAGAGAAATAACATCCCTATCCACAGTAGATTATGATAATTTGTATGGTCGGGGTTCGTCTGGTTCATTGGTTATTGATAAGGATTCTTATGGAACCAATCAAGTAGTATTAACAAGTATTGCTAGAAGTATTGCTGGAGTAGACTCTACACCAAATATAGAATTTGAAAATCTAACCATAGGTGAGGGGACTAATGTGTTGGGTAATGACACATCTGCTCCGATGTACTTAAAAGTAAACAGAACCCTAACAGTTAATGGGCATTTACACATGGATAGGCAAGGTGGTTGGGTATCAAAGAGTGGGACAATAGTAAGCAAAAGTGGTGTAAGGTGCATACAGAGCAATACAGCTCTAAACTATTCTTTATTGGATACGGCTGGCTTAAATGATAACATAAGCTGTCCAAATTCTTTATATAATTATCTAAACCTATATGGTAACTCCCACACTTTCTTTGATGGAAATATTGCTCTAACTGGTGCAGGTGGTGTAGGGTATATTTGGGAAGAAAGGGTAGAAACGCACATAGAAAAAATTTTAACTGGTTATACTGGTATTCATAGAAATCATCCAGTATATAAGGAAGTAGTTGTAACCACTCCAATAGCAGAGCCAGTAGGGTATGAGTCACTATCATCATTAGATGGTGGTGGGAACTTTTTGCTATTACCAAAACCTGAAAAACAAGGGGATAAGACTTTTGGTGGTGCAGGTGGTGGATTTTTGGCTTTGTATTATGAAAATTATTTAAATAATACAGATAACTGGTTTATAGATAATGTAGGAACATACCCATTGAATATACATACCAATGGTGGGAACTCTACGAATACTACCTCAGACTATTTTAGAGGTGGTGGTTGTATGATAATAGCTGCTAGAAATATAGTTATTGGTAAGAATGGTAGTATTACCTGTGATGGTGGAAATGGGAATGGTATGATGTCCCTATTATCAAGAGCACCATATCAAGAACAGTTTTTATACAATGGTGGAAATCCAATTAAATTTGGAAATCAATTTACAGGTGGAGCAGGATTTGCACTAGGTTATCTGAGATAGAGGTTAAAATATGGCTTTAAGTACAAAAACATTAGATGCATTAAATGATTCAAGAAAGACAGAACCACAGAAATATATTTGGGGTCAGTTTACTCCAGATAAAGAGGGTGTGGGGTATTCAGATTTACCTGAACAAACAGATATACCTGATGACGCGAAGCTAGTTTTAGACATAAATGGACCTAGTTTAGTTACAGCATCTATAGCAAATATTAGAGGTGGTGTAAGTGGTAGAATTGCAACTACCGAAAAAGCGGGTATTGTCAAACCAGATGGAACCACCATATCTGTTTCTTCCGATGGCACCATTAGTTCTTCTGCTGGGCTACCAGTAGGGACTGTATTTATTAGTGATCTCAAGTATCCAGAAGTTCCCTCCGGTGCACTAGAATACAATGGGACAGAGATTCCTGGTGCGGATGAGCTATACCCAGATTTTTGGAATAGGTTTTTACTAGCAGGTAAAATGAATACAGGTAGTTATACCGACTATGATGCAGCAATGACAGCCAATGGTGGTACTTGTCCGTTTTTTGCTTTGGATGTGGAGAATAAGAGATTTAAGACCCCAACATGGGCTGATGGTGTGTTTGCTGCAGCTGCTACAACGGAAAGTGAGATTAACAAGTATTACAAAGACCAGTTTCAGGGACACCACCATAATTTCCACTATGCACCTTCTACACATAAATTTGTTGACGGAACTTTGGATGAGATTATTAATACCCCGACCGCTATACGTACGGACCGTGTTGGTGATGCCATTACTGATGGCGTAAATGGTGAACCTAGAACAGGTAGTGAGACTTTTCCTAAACACGTTAGAAAGCGCTGGTTTGTACAAGTTGCCAATGCTGTAAGTGCAACCTCATTTCAAAATATCGATAGCGCCCTAGACGCTAAACAAGATAAACTTACTGCCGGGGCCAATATTACAATAGAAAATAATGTAATATCTGCCACAACTGGGGGATCGTCAACGACGGAAGCTCAGTGGGGTAAAATAACAGGGACATTATCCGAACAAACAGATTTACAAAATGTATTGGATACTATTCCTACAGCGACATCACAACTGACCAATGATTCTGGTTATATTAAAGGAGTTTCACACGCAAGTTCAACTACATATGGAACAATAAAGGTGGCATATGATTCTTCAACTAAAACGCTTAATATTATCAATTAAAAGATGGGTAAAAAATATGGTTTTGAAATTCAATGGAAATACAATAGAAAATGTGAAGTACAATGGAACTGAAATTAATAAATTACAGTTTAATGGTACTACTGTTTGGGAACGAGAATCCACACCAACAGTTTTGCTAGAAAAGGATGCGGCTGGTACATATACAGTTACTGTTCCTTCTGCTGGAAATTACACAATACAAGTAGTTGGTGCAGGTGGTGGTTCTGCTATGTTGGGCTGGTCTATGGCTAGCGGCTCTACGGGTGTACACCTATCCCAAGTTGCTAGTGGGGGGTCTGGTGGTTATTACACAGTTACAAAGAGCCTTACAAAGGGTGATACACTTACTGTTGTAGTAGGTGCTCTTGGTACAAATGCTCCACAGTGGTCCAAGGTTGATGGAACCTTCACACTTAATGGTACAGCAGGTGGTAATACAACTGTAACTTCTAAAAAATCTGGTTCGTTAGCCACGGCCAATGGTGGTGGGGGTGCAAGTATTGTTACCATCATTTCTGGAAACGGTGGTACAATTAACAGAAAAACCTTCCAAGGTGGTACTGCTGGAACTGGTGCAACTAAAAATGGTACTGCTGGTACAACAAATTATCAACAAAAAACAGGTAGTAATACAGCCATTACAATAGTAACAACAGCCTCTTCATACCTTACATATGGAAAAGGCTCTGGTGGATATGCATATGCTAATAGTAAAGCCTGTGGTTATGACCAAAACCAACAGGGAACCGCTGGGTATGTTAAAATTGTAAAAGCATAGTTGACACTGTTGAAATTATTTGTTATAATAGTCAGGTAATAAAATACCTGGCTATTTTTATTTTGACAAAATTAAAAGAATATGCTACAATATGTTAGGAGATAGATATGTTATTATTTACATTATTTTTATGTGCATTTGTTTTAATAGCGGTATATGCCATTGAAAGGGATTCCAAATATTAATATGAAAGCAATAATTGAAGTCGAGAACATAACTTCTAAAATTACAACACCCTTACCACAGGATGTCCAGTTTCTTTTAAGAGATAACCTGTCCTATGTGGTATCAGGTGCTATGTTTTCAGAATATGCAAAGCAAGGTATGTGGGATGGGTGCAAACACTTGTATAGTATGAAAACACAGTCATTTCCAACTGGTTTACTAAGAAGGGTTCTAACAACTCTTAATGACTGTAGCTACAAATACGAAATAATTGATAATAGGGTTAAACCAGAATTAGGAAAGGAAATTAAATTAAAGAATATAAAATTAAGAGATTACCAAGAAGAAAGTGTAGATGTACTTTTTAATAAAACTAGAGGCTTATTGCATGCCGCAACCGCTAGTGGAAAAGGTGTAATTTTATCATCTTTACTTGCAAAACTAAATATAAAATCACTTATTATTGTTCCAACAACCTCATTATTGCACCAAACGGCAAGTGTTATACAGAAAGTCCTAGGTGTAAAGGTTGGAAAGATAGGTGATTCTATTAAGGATATTAAAAAGATTACGGTTGCAACATTTCAGTCTTTGGTAGATTCCGACGACACCAAAAAAAGAAAACTAGATTCCGAAACAGGCAGGTGGAAAACAGTTGGTGCAAAGAAAATGGAAGTCAGAAAAGACTTGAAAGATTATTTTAATAGTGTAGAGTGTCTTATAACAGACGAATGTTTTCCAGGATTAGAAAGAGTAAACACAGAGTATGGATATATGCCTATATCAAAGATTGTCTGTAATAAGATGTCACTTAAAGTGTGGAGTTTTAACAAAGAAAAACAATTATTTGAATTAAAACCTGTAGTTAGGTACTTTGTTCACCATCATGAAGGAACTATGGTAAAGGTTACGTTTGGGAAGCACTCCTGTGTAAAATCAACACCTAATCATAAATATTATATTCTGGATAGTGGAAATATCATAGAAAAGAGGGCAGACGAGTTATTACCAGGGGATATGGTAATATCTATGCCAAGGACAGGAACTAAGAAAGATAATATATCCACCTATGTAAATGAAGAACAAAAGCAAGTTATACTTGGTTCTATACTTGGTGATGGAAGCTTACGAGTTGAAAAAGATAATTGTAGACTAAGCTTATGCCAGGGAGAGAAACAACTAAATTACCTAAAGTGGAAAGTAGGGCTTCTTGGAAGTCTAATTAGTGAAAAAATTAAAGAGAGTAAAAGTGGATATTGTGATAACAGGGTATACCATACGTCCACGAGGATAACTGCGTACCTTAATCAGTATAACACATCAGACGAGAGAAGAATTATCAGGGTTCTTAATAATATAAATGATATGGGCGTTGCCATTTGGTTTATGGATGACTCTTCACTTGCAGGCAGTAGTTATAGGCTTCATACAGAGTCTTACACCTATAATATACAAGAGTTATTTGTAGCCTTTTTTATGTGTAGGTATTCTATATGCCCAAAAATATTATCATGTAATAAGAATAATAAAACATACTATTATTTGACTTTCAGTAAAAAGGATTCAGTGGTAATTAGTAATATTTTATGCAAATATGGTGTAGCATCAATGGAATACAAGGTACTACCTACTCATAGTATAAGCTATTACAATAGCCGTGAAGATCAGCTTAATTATGGGGTGTCAGTAGTAAAGAGTATAGAAAAATATGATTATGATGGTAATGTATATAACATCGAGGTAGAGGGAAACCACAACTACTTAGTTGGTAATAATAAATTGGTGTCAAATTGTCATCACATTATATCGCAGTCCATACAAAAAGTATATGAAGCCTGTCCAAATGCTTATTATAGGTATGGGTTATCTGCAACACCCTTCTCAGATAGAGATGAGGATGTATTAATTGAAGCAGCCACAGGTAGGGTATTAAAAGAGTTATCTGCGTCTTATTTAATTAGTAAAGGTTGGTTATCAAAACCCACTATACATTTAGTACCATATAAACAACAAAGAGGTGGAAACTCTACAACTTATGCAGGTTTGTATAAAGAAAAGATAACTGAAAATGAGGAAAGGAATAAGCTATTAACAAAGATTATATCTATGCGTGCAGATATGGGGGATAGTGTACTTGTATCTGTAAGATACTTAGAACATGGTAAAACACTTTATAATATGTTAGTTGATAAGTACGGGGACGATGTTGTGTTTGTAAATTCTAGTGTATCAACTAATAGACTAAATGAAGTGTTAAAAGACTTATCTAAAAAGAAACTCAAAATATGTATCAGCACATCTATTTTGCAAGAAGGAGTGGACGTACCATCATTAAATACATTGGTGATGGCTGGTAGTCCAAAATCCAAGATTGCAACGATGCAGTTGGTTGGTCGTGTATTGAGAAAGACAGATGATAAAAGTACGGTGGACGTATATGACATCCAGGATTATAATACCAAATATTTTTCCTCATCTGCCAAAGAGCGGTTTAATATTTATAGTTCAGAGCCAGAGTTCATTTTAAAAGAGGATACTATGTTCGAGCCAAGTAATAGTACACTTGACAAATCAAACTAAATATGGTATAATTACAATATGAAACCTTTTGACCTTTATAGATTTGTAATCTCTCTTACAAGAGAGCCTTATAATACAAAAAAACTTCCTTTTTATTTGGCGAGGGCGAAGAGCGCATTAACCAAATTAAAGGGTATGAACTGGGAAGACGAGGATATAAAGACTATTGTTTGTAAGGTAGTATCAATCACTTCCAGTGGTTGTTATCCAAATACTTATCAGTATATTATAGGTGTACTAAATAATATTAGAATATCTCCCCTTATGAAGTCTACAAGTGAGGAAGTAGATAAGGAATATATGGATTGGATTAAACAAGAGATTGAGAGGATTAAGAACAATGCTTAGTCAGTTAGACTTAAACTATTTAGAGTTATATAAGAAAAAGTATGTATTAGGATGCCCAATTTGTGGTGGCAGAGATTCTTATTGTAATTGCTGGCGTAAGTACAACAATGAAATCAAAAAGATTTCGGCTGGTATTCCAGTTAAATATAGAAATTACACAATGAAAGACTTTACACACCCACAATTAAAACAGCAGAAAGAGTTTGTAGAATCCATTATTAGTGATTTTGATAATTTAAGGTTATCTGGTAGGGTGCTGTATTTTTATGGTTCTTCTGGTACGGCAAAAACAATGTCTGCAATTTTAGTTTCTTGTGAAGGTATCAGAAGGGGATATAAGGTACACTATTACGAGTCTTTACAGGCAATTTCTACACTATTAAAACAGGCTTGGTCTTCTGATGAACCTGCTTCTGTAGCAAATGACATTACATTATCTGATTTAATTGTAGTAGATAATTTGGGGTCTGAGAATATATCCAATGAAAATATCAAGTCGGAAATCTATAACTTGTTTAAGCAAAGAAGTTATAATTGTCTACCTACTATTTTTATTGCTCCTGTATCTATTAAGGACTTGAAATTACAATTAGACAAGAACATTGTAGAGCTATTTGATTGCAACCAGATTACTTCGGTTCAATTCAAAGGATTTGACTATCGTAAAGAAGTGTTGGAGAAATAAATGGAAAGAGATTTACTATCACTACTTATTAAGAATCCGTCTGTTGTTATCAAATGTTTGGAAGCAGGTATTAAATCTTCCATATTTGAAGATGAAAAGTATGCTTTATTCTACAAAACAATTATGGCTTATTTTTCAAATTATAGAGTTATCCCAACGGAAGAAACATATACCAAATTTTTGGAAGTATTAAATATAGATACAAAGTTAAAGGGTATGCTGCCCATTGTATATGTAGATGTAAAGGGGTATACAACGGATAAGCCCTTGGAATTTATCTTGGATTATATGTTAAAAATGTATAAAACAAGAGCCATCAAAGACTTACTTAGAAATCAAATTGATAACTTGAAACCAGACACCATAGATGATGCATCTGCAATTATTAACAGGGATATTTCCAAAATTCGTTCCTTTGGTGTATTAGAGGGTTCTGAGGGGGACTTTAGATACTGTGGTGCAGACGCTTTGGATTCATACTATAAAGCAAAAGAAACTGGTGTGGTAGGGTTAAAGTATGGCTACCCGTCGTTAGATGTTAGAACAGGTGGACAAGGTAGTGGTGAGTTATGGATTATTATGGGTTATATGAAGGCTGGTAAGTCAACCATGCTATTAAATATGGCCAATAATGTGTGGCATTCTGGAAAAAATGTGGTATACTTTTCGGCAGAAGTATCTAAAAAAGTATTAGACAGAAGATTAACTGCAATGAATATGTATGTGCCAATTAACGCGATTAAACAAGGTACATTAACACACGACGATGAAATGCGTATGGTATCTTTCTATGATGAAGCGAAGAAGTCCAAGTCTTCTTTATATATTGTAGATAGAGGTGCTATGACCACAGATTACATCAGGGCTAAGATACAAGAATTAAAATCTATTATGCCAGTTGATTTAGTTGTGGTTGACTATCTAGGTATTTGTAGAACAACTAATTGTAGGTCTAATGCAAAAGAGTATGAATATATTGGCCAGATTGCTTGGGATTTAAGGGATATTGCAAAAATGGAAAATGTACCTGTGCTTACTGCACACCAGTCAAATAAGGAGAAGGGTATTTCAAAATCCATTGACGTAGGTAGGCACTGCGACTTGCTATTACAGATTGAGTTAACAGATGAAAACCAATTACAAGCTGGGTCTGACTTGGTAGATATGGAAGCAATTATAAAGTTAACCAGAGATTCCGCAGGTGGTAAGTTTCCGCTAGAAGCGTCCTTTTCGTATGGTATTATTAAAGAACCAAAAAGAGTAAATGCTTCACTTGCATTTGGAACAGGTGCAGAGGAAGGACAATCAGATGCAGACTCTTTCTAACTTTTTTGTAGTAAAAGATACAGAAGAACTGGACTATTTAGAGGGGTACAAATATTCTATCTGGAATGATAGTTATGTAAAAGACGCTTGTAATGCAGATGCCTCCCATTTTAAACAATTTCCTGATTTTTTAAGTGCAGCCTTAGAGTGGAAATTAGTATTAGAAAAAATGTATCCAAAAGTTCAAGAAAGGTGCCTATTAACTTATGGATATTATACAGAGAAACCATTACACTATGCTATAGATAGGTATATTAGACGATTAATCACAGACTACATTATTGTTAAGACAGATAAAGATATAGAGTTATCTACCCAGTTATATTGGCCAGAAAAGGCTTTTAGAGAGGCATACAAGGATGCTTATCACAGATTATCAGAATATCACAAGAGATGATTTATTATCCGATACAGATACTATTGTATTGTGTGATTACCCAGCTATTGGAAAGTGGAATCCCTTTGGTACAACAGGTGATATTTCAAACATATATAAGTTTGTGGATTTTGCTTACTTAATTCCGGGTCCACCTCTAAGTAAAAATGTACCTTTTAGGTATCAAATTCCAAAATGCTTTAAAATAGAGGAGTATATACAAGATATACTACCACAAGAAATAAGTAGGCTAAAGAAGCATATAGAAAAACACCCAAATAAAAATTATATTATACCCCCACTAGGGTTGGGGTTACAAAAAGGGTTAGTATTCTATTTTGCTATCAGACCTTACCTTCCATTGGAATTAAAGGATTATAAAAATGTTACTCTAATATGGAATAACATAACCAAGGAAGAATTGGTAAGCCCAAAGTGGTTGATGTATAATAAATACAAGGATAGGGATAAGTCCAATCCAAGACCAAAATTAGCCCTAATAGAATATATGCAGAAACACTTTGGTAATGAGGTTGATTTGGAAAGATTAAATAATGATGACATACTGATAGACTTACCTAATGGTGTCTATTCACAGGAGAATTAATGAAAACAGAGACGATGTTTGGGGCAGAAGCCCGTGAAAAATTAAGAAAAGGTGTAGAAAAGACATATGCTGCGATCGCACCTACTCTTGGACCAAAGGGTAGAAGTGCTATTCTTAGTTATGGTAAATTAAGACCCTCTGTAACTTTGGACGATGGTGTATCTATTGCAAACTTTCTTGTACTAGAAGACCCATTTGAAAATGAAGGCACAAAACTTATTAAAGAAGTTGCATCTAAAACAAATGATAATGTAGGTGATTCCACCACTACTTCTACTGTTCTTACTTGGAGTATGCTGGATAATGCAGTTAAAAACATTACTTCCGGTGCAAACCCTACTCTTGTAAAGAAAGGTATTCAAGAAGCAGTTAAGTTTGTGGTGAAGGAAGTAACCACAAGAGCCTTGCCAGTGACTTCTTTTGAAGACACCAAAAAGGTAGCGACCATTTCTGCAAATGATGAAGAAATGGGTACAAAAGTAGCAGAAGCTATTAAAGCCGTAAAAGGTGGACTGGTATCTGTGGAAGAGGGTACCGAAGAGGGTATTAATATTGAAGTAGTAGACGGCATGCAACTTGGAACTGGGTATGCCAGCCCATACTTTGGTATTAAGTCTAGTAATGGTTCTTGTACGCTTAAAAATGCTTATGTAGCCATTTTAGACCGCTCTGTATCTAACTTGGAAGAACTAATGCCTGTCCTTCAAAGAGCAAAAGAAATGGGTCGTTCAATTCTTCTTATTTGTGATAACATTTCTGGTAGTGCCTTGCAGTTATTGGTTAAAAACTATGTGGAAGATAGAATTGATGTATGTGTGGTAAAATCCCCCTCTGGTGGTTTGAACAAGAAAGAATTATTGGAAGATGTGGCCATTTATACTGGTGGTAAAGTATTTGGTGGTGTGTTTGGTGATGATCTTAAAAACTTTGACCCTAAAGTATTGGGTGTAGCGGATGTTGTTACAGTCGATAGTCAGTATACCGTGATTCGTTCTAAACCGAATAAAGATGCTATTAATGCACGTGTGGAAACTATTGATAATGCTCTTATTAAGGAAAAGAACGACCAGTATAGAGTTGAACACCTAAAACTTCGCAGAGCAGGTCTAACTTCTGGTATTGCTCTTATTAAAATCTGTGAAAAGACTACCACTGAAACCAAGGCTAGAATGGCCAAATTGGAAGATGCAAAGAATGCTGCATTAACTGCATTAAAAGGTGGTGTAGTAGCCGGTGGTGGTACTGCACTTATGTCTATTGAACCTGAACTGGATAAATATATTAAATCCAAAATTGGAACACTTGATAGAGATATTATTGTTGGTATGCAAGTGGTGCAACAGGCTTTATCAAAACCTTTGGAAGTAATTGCTTCCAACTGTGGGTTAAATGGTCCTACGGTGGTGGATAAAGTGAGAGAAAATATCAAGAGTAATCCTACGTTTGGTTTTAATGCTGACACCGAAGAATATTGTGATATGCTTCAAACAGGCATTATTGATGCTGCAAACTCCACTAAAACTTCCATTGAAAATGCAGCCTCTGTGGTATCTACAATTATTATGACAGAGTGTGTATCAGTCATATTTGACAAAGAAGAAGAAAAATAGTATAATAGTGGGGGAGTAATAACTCCCCCATAAAAGGAATACATATGAAAGTATTTGGAAGTGTGATTACAGTAAATACAAATAATAAAATACTTGTAAGATATAGTAAAGATGGTCTGTATTTACCAAAAGTGGAAGTAGGGGAAACAATGACTATTAAGGGTCATCTTGTATCCACTCTACTTAGTATTGGTATATCTGACGTGGTAGAGGGAGACCTTTCTTTGTACAATATGGAAGACGAAGTTGACAAAGATGGTCATATTATGTATAATACCTATATTACAAAAACAAAAAGTACAGACTTAGAGAGCGGTATTAACTACAAATATATGTCTTTAAGTGATTTGAAAAACAACTTAACAAAATTTGTAAATAAGTTTGACGCATTTGTGGTAAGACTATATATTATAAATCCTTATTAAGAGGAGTTAAAAATAATGAGCCAAGTAAAAAAAGAAGATTTGATTGCTGAGTTTAAGAAGCTGATGGTTAAGTATGCCAAGAAGTTTGGTAATACTGACATGACACGTGATTGGTGGAGAGAAAATACACAGTATTCCAGCCATAATTTATCTAAATGGTATAATACTTTTTCTAATTTTAAAGAACAGGCCTTAAAAGAATCTGGTGTTAAAAAGCGTGAAAATGTATCTATTAAAACTACAAAAGATACAAACATTTCTACATATTTTGTTACCTCTATTGTTGAGGGTGCAAATATTGAAACTGGATTTATGAGTGCCATTGACACCTTTTGTAGAGAAAACAATGCCAATAAAGTATTGTTGTGGGTGCGTGGTGTAAGACCTATGGATGCTTTTACACCTGAACAATTAGACGCATATGAAGAAAACTTATGTACTGAGTTTGTATTTAACAGTAAATTAAAAGCCAAGGATTTTATGCTACACCCGGCACAAATTCTTCCATTAACTGGATTAAGCAGATTTGGGAATAGAGATTGCTCATTAATTATTGCCTCTCCAAAACAGCATATGACATCTGTTCCAAGGGCAAAAAATGCATCCCCACATACTTTGTGGTCTACTGGTACAGTATCCATCCCTAAATATTCCACTACTCGTGCGGGATCTCTGGCTAATCAAGACAATACGCTCGGTGGGTTAATTGTAGAAGTAGTAGATAACAAAAAGTTTTATATTAGACCTGTACAGTATAAGGATAACTATTTTATCGACTTAGGTACTAAGTATAATTCCAATGGTAAAGTAGAAAAAAATGCAGTTAAAGCAGAAGCCATTGTTTGGGGTGATTTACACTTAACAGAGGAAGATATTGATGCAGTTAGAAGTTCTATTGCACAAACTAATTATGTTAAGGCTAAGAAAGTAGTTATTCATGACGTATGCTCCTGGAATAGTGTTAATGCACATGATATTAATAAGTATATTGTTAGAGCAGATAAAAAGCAACAAAAACTGGTTGATGATTATGAGTATACTGCTACTGGTTTGGGGTTTATTATAAATCTGCTGAAACCCTCAAAATCTGATATTTATATTGTAAAAAGTAATCATGATAACTGGGTTAAAAGATGGGTTGAGAAAGGGGATTTTATCAAAGATCGCACAAATTCTATCGCTGGTGCAAAAGCCTTTATTAACTTTTGCAAAGGTGAGGATCCAATCGAAGTAGAAGTATTAAATAGAATTACAGACCAAAACATTAGAAATAAAGTTCATTTTATGAAAAAGGATGAACAACTAAAGGTTGCTGGATTTGAACTTGGTCAGCATGGTGAAAACGGAGCGAACGGTAGTAAGGGCAACATTCAAGGTTTTGGTCGTTCTCATGATAAAATTGTAGTTGGTCACTCTCATAGTCCCAATATCTTTTATAGTGCTATACAAGTAGGTACAAACTCTAAAATGGACTTACCATATGCAACTGGTGATAGTTCTTGGATGCACGCCAACTGTATTATTTACCCAAATGGTACGTTCCAACTTATCACCTTTATTGACGAAAATTGGAAACTTGACAAATAAAGAATTATTTTGTATAATATATTATGAAGAAACTTGTATGTCCAGATATACTAGATGTTTTACAAGACTACAATATGCCCATAAAACAGGTTGGTAATAACTATTTTACAACTTGTTTATGGCACAATGATAGCAACCCATCGATGGCAGTATATCCAGAAACTAATAGTTTTTATTGTTTTGTTTGTAAAAAATCTGGTACAGTAGAGAATCTAATAGCAAAATTAGAACATAAGACTTATGCACAAGTTGTAAAGATGCTTTATGGTGATAACTATGCTTTTAGAAAACTTGGCGAGGATATCAAGGAAGTAGAACCAAATAATTCCTATATGCTTGAAACATTATCAAAAGAAATTAGATTTGCCATACGTAATGGCAAACTTAATATTGATAGAGTACCAAGCATTATAAAACAAGTAATAAGTACTAAATTAGATATGGATAAATTTAAATCATTATTGGAGGATATACGAAATGACTCAAAATAATGTAGAGATTAGTAATGAGGAACCTTTTGTTTCTCCTAGTGTAGTGCAAGGTAAGCCCTATACTATTGAAAAGATTACTAGGTCTTGCGACAGGTCTTTATCTATTAATTATCAGACCTATAAAGTATCTACTACCCTATCTGCATCTGTTAAGGATAGAGAAGCCACCCTTGAAGACATTAATAGGATGGGAGAAGAAATCTATCAACTAGCAGAAGCACAGACATTAAAAGAAATTAATAAAATTAGAGAACTATTAAGTAAAGGGTATAATTAATGGCTTTTAATTCAATTAATAAAAACTTTGGTCTTACTAATGGGTATGATGTCCAAGTGCAACCCACTCAACCAGCACAACCCATTGGTTCCCAAATTTCATCCTTGTATAGTGATAAGAAATTAGTAGATCCATGGGTACAAAAAGTGGGTCAATTAGTTTCTATGTTAAAATCAAAGAGTGATTTTGGGCAGGTATCAGACATTCTATTTCGTATCCCAGTCTTAATTAATGGGGTAATTGAAATTTGGGAATATGATACCTCAAAAGAAAGAGATATTAATGCTCAAAACTTTCAGCAACATGTTGTAAATATCTCTGATTCTATCTGTAAATGGAATACAGCATCTCAAATCTACAATGAGTTGGTAGAACTTAAACAGATGGAATATGATACATGGAAAGCAAAGTCTATGTATGTTGTTCGCCAACAATGTGCAAATGACAAAAAGATGACAGAATCTGCAATCAAAGAAGTATTTATGATGCAGAACGAAGAAATTGACACCCCCAAGAGATTAGAGTTACTCTATCTCAATGGTACAAAAAGTGTTATTGATAACGCCATTATTAAGAGTTTGAACGAAAAGTCTAAACACTTAATCACTATTGGCCTGCAGTATAGAAATGAAATGAATGGTCGTATGACTATTGGGTATTAAAAATGGAAAACAACAGTAATTACATCCAAAAACCTATCTTTGATGGGGAATTAGAATCCGCCGAATATGAAGCCGTTGTAGTGAAAGCAACTCCTATGGAAGCCAAGGGTACTATGCCTGCCTCTATTAGAGTAATGTTTAAAATTGACTTTCCTACGTGTGTATCTTTTGTATCTGGCTTTATTAATCAGACTTTTAAATCTGGTGATAAAACGAGTAACTGGTTGAAAAACTTAGGTGTGTCAACTATGGATAATAGAGTACCGATTGAGCAGTTAAAGGGTAAAAAATGCCATATTTATATTGTTCCGGGTAAAAAGGCTTTTTCTGCCAAATTGGGTAGAGAAATTCAGTATTATAAGATTTTGTCCTTAACTCCTATGAACAAGGTTATTCCTAATGTTATGAGTGCCTCTCAACCTGTACAGCAGGCTCCTGTTCAGATGGTACAGCCTACTATGCCAGTTCAACAACCTGTACAGCAGAATCCTTTCTTGCAACAGCAAGCACCTGCTATTAAACCTGTATATGCTACCTCGCAGACTAATTATGCTCAGCCTGTACAGCAACCACAGGTTCAGCAACCTGTTCAACAGCCCCAAGTAACTCAGTCTATGGCTGCTCAGTTGGCACAGTTTGCACAACCTGCTCAAGTTGTACAACCTACACCTCAACCTGTTCAACCTACTGTGCAAGCCACACCCAAAGCTGAGCCTGTGCAACCTGCTGTGCAACAACCGTTGCCCACTCAACCTGTGAGTTTGGATTTCTAGTCTAACTAGAAAAACTATATAAAATTGAGGATTATTTCTAGTATGGATAAAGAAATTAAAAAAGAAACTGTTGATACTGAACAAGAAATTGTTAATTTGTGGCTTGGTAAAGATATCGATGCTACAATTAAGGGTATTGAAGACGAGCAGCTATTCACCCTCATTATGGGTCAGATGTTATCTGATTCAGTTCAAGAAAAACAATTTATGGATTGGATTACTTCTAAAAACCCTAGTGATGTTATGAAAGCTGGAATGGCTTTGGCCAGACCTATTTTGTGTGCATACATGTTTGGTAAAGCCAATGCAGATAAGTTTACTGGTAAGGAAGAATCTGATGTCAAAGATAGAATCATTACTAAATAGTTTAAATAAGAAGTATAAAGCCACAGGTAATGCCATTTTAAGCAAGGCTTCCGACCAAGTGGCACAGGTGGATTGGATTTCCACCAATATTTACGCTCTTGATAGAGTTATGGGTAAGGGCTTACCACGTGGTAGAGTAGTAGAAATTTGGGGCGCTGCTTCCTCGGGCAAGAGTACCTCTGCATTACAAATTATTGCAGCAGTACAAAAGCATGGTGGTTTGGCTGCATTTGTAGATGCAGAACAGACTTATGATGCCAAATGGGCAGCAGCTTGTGGTGTAGATAATGATAACTTGGTGCTTATCAAACCTGAATGGGGTGAGCAAGCATTGAGCATTGTGGAATCCATGATTGATACAGGAGAAATGGACCTTATTGTTGTAGATAGCATCCCTGGATTGTTACCTAAGGCTATTGCGGACAAAGAAATTGGTTCTCCTACGGTGGGTGAGCAGGCAAGAATGATGAGTGTATTTTTACAGAAAGTTACACCCAAACTTGCAAAAACCAAAACTTCTTTGGTACTACTCAACCAAACCAGAACCAAAATTGGGGTAATGTATGGTGATCCTACGGCATTACCTGGTGGTGCAGCAGTAGAGTTCTACTCGTCTGTAATCTTAAAAGTTAAGAGAGATAAGAAAGAAATTTCTTATGATAAGATTACAGGTGATCCGAACGGGCATAAGATGTTTGTAAAAAACACAAAAAATAAGGTATCATCCCCATTTAGAGAAACAGAATATATGTTCTACTACAATGAAGGTGTTGATAACCGTGTGGCTATTGTAGACGAAGCCCTAGCACAAGGTATCATTGTAACTCCTGAAACTGGTAGAACATATACCATTAATGCAGACGGTGTGGAGCATAAAATTGTAAACCGTAATAGCATTGAGGATTACCTTACAGAACATCCTGAATTAGCCAAGTATATAATGGATAAATTAGGATTACCAGATAGTTATAAAGATGCCTTTACAAACTATCCAGACCCTACAAAGAGTGAAGTAGGGGAAGATAAAACTACTGAATTTACAGAGGAATAACAGATGAAAGAAAAGTTATTTTATATGTGGGTATGGGCTGTGGAAACTATTGCAAAGATGCTTCATACCATTGGTGATGGACTGACAGTTGCAAGTATTAAACTTGTGACTTATACTATGGATATCAAGGTTAAGCATACTAGACGTTTAGTCTATTTTGTAGATAAGCCTTCCTACTCAGAACGTACTGTAGCACACGACTTAGGTAAAAGTTTACCTGTACAAGAAGGGTACCTTTCTGAAGAAATGTTTATCTTGGCTTTTGGACCTTACCCATTCTATGAAGAATCGAACAGATCTAAGTTGATAATTATGTATTCTTGTAAGACTCACAAGGATATCCTTATTAGTAGAGGTCTTGTGTTTAAAAGAAAAGCAGACGCAGAACAGTTTGCGGACCAATTAGTACAAGATGCAAGAAATCCATTCAAACAGTTATCTATTGAACCTACTGAAAGTGATATCATTACAGATAAGGATTTTGAGAAGAAGAAGAAAGCATATACCGACCTGGAAAAGGCTGTGAAAACTTTTGCAAAATCCCATAAAAAAGAATATAATAAGTATAAAAATATTCTTTTAAAAGAAGTTAAGGCCAAGACTAAAGCAAATAAAATTGTTTCCAAGTCTACTAAAAAAGTAGTTAAAAAGGCGAAAAAAGGAAGCAAATAATGTTTATATACATCTCTGACCTCCATCTTAGTGATAAACAGCCTATATCCCGTGTAGATAATGTGTTTGAGGCTGGGATGTATAAACTAGAATATGTATTACGGCGGGCCAAAGAACTTGGTACATTTGTAGTATGTGGTGGGGATTTCTTCCACGAACCAAGAGTAAGCTATAAAGTATTAAATGGCGTTATTGACTTGCTTAAAAAGTATCAAGTAGATGTATACACTGTGTTTGGAAATCACGACTTGATAGGGGTGAACGAGTTAGACGAAAGTTGTGCTTTGTTCACTCTTATCAAGAGTGGTCTTATCAAAAAGTTAGATAAGTTAGAAACACCCGAATTTATTATTCACTCATTGGGATACACAAAAGAAATTCCAAGTAGCTATTATTTTAATCTAGATAGCACGAAAAAGAAGATTCTGGTTGTGCATAATGCTCTAACTACTGAAAAAGCCAGATATGACCATATATTAGTCAAAGATTTTCATACAGATGCAAACTTGGTATTGTGTGGACATATACATCAATTCTTTGCCAAAAAGGTTAGTTCTACTGTATTTATTTCTCCCAGCTGTATGGTTAGACGGTCAGTAGCAGAAAAAGACCAAGAACCCTGTATTATATTAGTGGATAGTAAAGTTACAGTAGAAAAAATACCATTAAACCAAAAGGCGGAATTTTGTGTTACTACCTCAGAAGAAGTAAACACAGCTCTATCAACTGCTATAACTGATTCTAAGGTAGAATCCAGTAATATTGAAGAATACATTAATTCTAGTCCCTATGAGAAAAAAGTAAAAGATTTCTGCATAGATAGGATTAATAAGGTAAGGAGTGAAAATGCCTATTGATTTGAATGAAGTAATGGATAGCATTAATCAATTAAAGATGATGCGTGCTTCCTTAGAGGGAAGACAGAAACAGCTTAAATCTCAACTTGAAACTCAATTAATGCCTGAGTTTGAGAAGTTAGGGGTTACACCCGACACTATTGAAGATACAATCAAAGTGGAAGAAGAAGACGTAAATAACTCCTATAAGAAGATTAATGATTTAATATCTTCTGTTAATGCTAACTTAAAAGTGTAATATGCAAAGACTACTAGACGAAATCAATAAGCTAGATAAAACTGTGGTGTATATACAGTCAAAACTAGATGATGCAATCAAGAGAAAAGGACAGCTTGAGAATAATATTAAACTAGCCACAGAGCTACATGATATATATTCTAAGGGTTCTGCACTCTTTAAGGACGCGTCTATTAATTGTCAAAAGCAGACCAATGAGAGAATATCTAACATTATAACTAAACTTTATCAATTTGTATTTGAGAGTAATGATAAAGTTATTATTTCCACAGATATTAAAAGAAACGTACCCGTGGCATCTATCTTAATTGAAGCAGAAAAGAATGGTGAAATCGTTACATTAGATCCTGTGGAAGAAGAGGGGGGCGGTAAGCTGGATATCATATCTCTTGGTCTAAGGTTGGCAGGGTTGTTATTATACACACCCACACTAAATAGAGTTTTGATATTAGACGAACCATTAAAAAACTTATCAACAGATGAAACATCTGCAAAGGCTTATAGACAAAGAACTGCAGAATTTTTAAAAATGGTGTGTAAAGACTATCATATTCAGGTTATTATGACCACACATGATAAAACTTTTGTAGATATTGCAGATAAAAAGTTTGTACTTTCACAGGATGATGAACACTATGCAACCATCGGAAACTGAGAAAAAACTTATTAAAGAGGGGAACTACAATATTATTGGGACTAACATATCTGGTGTAGATAATTATGTCGGGCCAATGGTAGGTTGTTCTATTGTACTAGATTATTATAATATATCTAGGTATGTAGATCCTCTGCTTAAAAATGTATTACTAAATGCCAATGAAGTTAAGGAACTAATGGGTAGTTTTAGGTATCATACTTTTCATTTTATGGAAGTACCCACAATTAATATGGTGCGTAATTTGGAATTTGCAGAGCATATGGCAAAGTTTAATTCGGCCAATAAATTAGTTTGGGATATGCTTAAAAAGTGTGAAGTACCAGATGCTTATATAACCGCTGATAAGCCTCTAACAGAGGTTATAGATACAAAGGATGATTCTCTACATAGTGATGGTAGAGATAGGTTTGTTCTTTGGAATACAAATCACTCATTGGAATTAGTTACTCCAAAAGCCATATTTGTAAGTAAAGCAACTAAAAGTACCTTAGTTACTAGGATTACAAAGAAATTAGCAAATATGGTTTTAGATATTAAATTAAGGGCATTAGATAAAGACTTTGAAAAGTATGATATATCAAAGTACCCTGGTAAGGAACAAGTGGAATATGTAAAGAAGTTTGGAAACACCATACACCATAGAGTATTTCTACCAGACTTGTCTAAATACCCAATGGGAAAATTGTTCTATGACTAAATTAATTATTGGTATGGATAATGGTACAACAGCTTCTTATGCAGCCATTAATACACAAGGCGAAGTTATAGAATTTAAGCATGTTCCTACATTTAAATTAGATAAATGGACTAAGCCAAAGAAAAAGAAAGGAAAAGAAGTACAGGGGCATATTACAGTAATAGATATTAATGCACTTAAAAAAGACTTTAAGAAACTATTTAAGAAGCATAATATAGATCCTAACAATGTAAAATGCTATTTGGAAAGACCTGCTGTTGGATTTTCTGGTTGGAGCGTATGGACATCTCTATCAGGTATTTCTGCTTGGGTGTCTGTACAGTATGTTCTATTAGACTTAGGTATTAAGTATTTTACCATTGATAGTAAAGAGTGGCAAAGTAATTTAATACCACAGGCTATGGGTACAAATGGTACAAAGAAATTAAAATCAACAGATCGTAATAAGAAATTAAAAGAGGCTTCTGATAAGTTGGCATTAGAGATTTATCCAGAAGCAAAGTTGAAAGATAGCGGGGATGGTGATAGCATTAATATTGCATATAATTACTATCTCAAAGAACAGGGAAAGTTATGAAATGTGATAATTGTGGGAAAGAGATAGGAAGTTTTTGTTATCAAGTTCCTCAGGGTGTATATGGAAACAGAAAGCCTTGGGCATTTTGTACTAAAAAATGCTTAACCAAAAAGATTAAGGTAGCATTAGATAAGAAAAAGGAAAGAGAAAATGGCAAATAATGTTGGAAGTGTTTTCGCTGTGTGTAAATATTGTGGAAGTTTATTTGAAGTTGAAGCAGGTAAGGATATCCCAGATTGTTGTGGTAGAGAAGCCTGCAAGAAATCCATGAATAACTCTCGTGTGGTATCTATGCCAATTTATGGAGCAAATGCAAGTATTGTAACTTATTCTGGTGGGCAAGACTTGGGTGGTAGTGAAGAACCACAGGGGGATAACAATGTAGTTAAACTTGCAAAAGAAGTTGATACGACAAAGAAGGATAATGACAATGCCAAAAAAATTGAAAAAGACATCAAAAAACGATTTGGAATCAAAACCAAAAAAACGAGTAAAAAAGCAGGAAGTAAGTCTACTGCAAAAAAAGCCAAATCTGGAAGAGTTCCTAAAACAAGCAAGTGATTGGTATGACAGGTGGGGAAATTTATGCACAGGCCCACTTAGTAATAAACAAGCCTATTTGGACTATCAAAAGATGTTTTATTTGTCTACACTGGCAGATATGACTGATATTGACTATCATAAGTTTGTGGATAGTGCAACAAAAAATGTAGTAAATAGGTTCAATAAAATCATTGATTCAAAGAAAGACTTGACAAAGAACAAATAATATAGTATAATAGGGGTTGAGGGTAGGCCCCTATTATCTTTTTATTGGAGAGCATATGATTAGCAGAGAAGGATTTAAAAAAGCAATTAAAGCCATTGAGAATCAGCAGGATTTAATGGATAAACTAGACGATATTAATCTTATGGGTTTAGCCACAGATATTGCAGAGATTGGTTTAATTGATACATTAATATCTGTCTTGGAGGAGGCATTTAACTTGTATACAGATCCTAGATATGGGTCTACACTATCTTGGTGGATTTATGAAACTGAAAAAGACAAATCCAATGCAGTCCTATATGAGGATGATGGTCAGGTAAAATTAGATACAGTAGATAAACTATATGATTATTTAATAGAAGAGGGTATGCACCACGACCAAGATAAAGATAGTAAAGATTATTAAAATAGGTAATATCAATGATAAATAGTGTAAGATTAAAAGACTTTCAGGCACATAAAGATAGTAAACTAGACTTTGTAGATGGTATTAATGTGATTACGGCTCCAAGTGGTGTAGGTAAATCATCTATTATTCGTGCCATTTCATACTTGTTTACAAATAAAAAGCCAGCCAACGTAAAGTATGAAAGACGCCCAGATTGTAAGGGATTTGAGATTGAAGTAAATGTAGATGGCCATACCATTAAAAGAGTTAAGTCTACCAAAGCCAATGAGTACCATATAGATGGTGAAGTATATAAGGATATTGGTGTGAATGTACCAGACAGGGTGTACTCTTTAACTAATATTAAGCCCATTACAGTTGGAACGGAAGAGTTTAATATTCAGTTATCAAAGCAGTTCGACCCTCACTTTTTAATGTTTTTATCCGATTCTAGTAAGGTTAAATTTTTAAATAGGTTATCTGGTTCACATATATTGGATATTGCATTAAAAGAAACAAACAAGGACCTATTACAGATTGATAGGGATAAATTAAACAATGAAAATGAACTTACACAAGTTCAAACAAATATTAATGCTTATATTGATATTATAGACCCCATAAAAAAGGCAGTAAGTGACGCCAAATTTCAATATGAACAGTTAAGTAAGGATGTTGATAGGTTATCCCAATTAAAGGCTTTAAAGAGCAATTTGGACAGGTTTAACCAGCAAAAAAGAGAGTTTGATGCTTTTCAGTTAATTCTTTCAAAGGTTAATATAGAAGGCTTTGATTTTAAGATTAACAAGATAAAAGAACTTAGAAATTTATATAATCAATATATATCTTGTATATCTGCACTCAAAAAGATAGAGGAAGCATTATCCAACATTAATAGTATCAATACCACTAGTTTGGAAAATAAAATAAAAAGACTTGACAAACTAGACTCTTTTAATGTAAAATATAAGGAGTTAAGGGTAGAACTAGATAGTCTGGATAGTCAGTTAGCAAATAATAACAGACAGATTAGTGATAATATTACTCGTGTAAAGACATTTTTGGAAAGTAACCCTAAATGTCCAACTTGTAATACTACTATTACAAAAACTAAAATTGATAAAATTATTAAAGAATTAGAGGGATAGCATATGACAAAGAAACTTGAAACCACCAAAGTTAAATTATATGAATGTGTAATGAGTGATAATGTTCACCCAAAAGTTATTAGACGCTTAGTTAGTAAAATCTGGAATATTGAGCATAGATACTATTATAATGATAAGGAGCGCTCCCTGCTTCAGTCTAAAAAAGAGTATATTAAACTAATTGCCAAGAATGCTTTAACATATCATAAATTAATGGGAACTCTTGACAATAAGGTAGACAACATTTTTAAAGAAGCAGACGGTAAGGATAAAGTAACTATTAAGCATTTAATTAATGAAATTTGCAGATGGTCTATTAAAACTTTGAGTACAAATAGCACTATTATGTATAATTCTTATGCCAAAAAATGTGCAGTTGCACTTAGTAGGTATAAACCTGGTGCGTCTTTTTACGAATTGATGTATTGTAAGGAGTTAGACGGAATTAAATGACATATATTTTATTTTTTCTAATCTTATTTGCACTTGCATTATTGTGTGTTTTATTGTATAATTTGGGTGTGCTAGTTATATCCTATTGGTTAATGCGACTAAGTGTTAAACCGATGGATATTGAAACCACATTTGAAAAGGTACAAAAAACAGTTCAGGATGGGTATTATGTTTCTGGGGGGCATGAACCTGTATTCTGGAAAGATAATACTAGAATTTATATTAAGCACAATAAAATTATCCAAGTAGAGGACGGGTATGCTTGCTGTTTTTACATTGGGAATTTTATTGATTTTGTTAAATTTGTACACTTTATTCAGGAGTATCAAGAATAATGCCTACTTATCAGCAATATATTAAAGAAGGACACACAAAGGAAGAAGCACAGGGATTAATTGACTCTAATCCCTGCACTTTCTGTTCTCTACAAAACAACCAAATTTGCATTAAAGCAAAAGGTTATGGTGCAGAACACCCAAAGTTTATGTTAGTTTCAGATTACATTAGAAGAAACTGGGCTACCAAATCTATGCCTTTTAGTGGTAATGTAGTTGGTGAATTACAGAAAGTATTTAAAGCGTCTAATATAAACCCAGCAGAAGTTTATTTTACTTCACTGGTAAAGTGTTCTTCTGCCAAAAGTTTGAAGTATGGTGAAGATACAAAACCAAAAAAGGATAATATCACCTACTGTTCTGCTTATTTGGAAAAAGAAATTGCTGATAAAAAACCACAAGTTATTATTGCCTGTGGTCAAATTGCTTTGGATTACTTCTTTCCAAAGTTTAAAATGGCAGAAAAGAGATGCCAAGTATTAAAGGACGAAAAGCATAATTGTTTGGTAGTACCCATCTATAATCCAGAGGCTATGACCACAACTGCGGAGTTTGATAGGATTATTACCAAGGCATTTCAACAAGCATATAATGCAGTTTATGCTCCAGAGAAATTAAAATTCCCGGATGTTAAGTATGTAAAAGTTACAACCCTTGATATGTTAAGACAGGTCTATACTAGAATCAAAGAGGTTGATAGGATTGCATACGACTTAGAAACCAATGGGGTTGTATACAGAACGGCTAAAATCCTTTCTGTGGGTGTATCTTGGGCAAAGAATACAGGTGTATCCTGGCCATTATGGGTAAAAGACCAAGAAGCCTACAATAAAGCATTAGAGGGATTAAAGGGTAGTGAGCGCATTAAAATGGCTTCTAAACTTGATCATGACCCCTTTATTAAAAAATTCTGGAAAGATAGTGAGTGGGACGAAGTAATGTCCATTACCAAGAATATTTTTGAGAATACCAAATGCAAGAAAGGGGGTCATAATACTTTTTTTGATAATTTAATTCTCCATTATAATGGTATTGAGGTGAACAACTACACCTATGATACAATGGTAATGAAACATCTATTAGATGAAGATAGTGAGAAATCCTTAGATTACTGCTCTTGGATTTATACAGATAAGGGTGGGTATAAAATGGAAAAAGAAAAATACCTCAAATCTGATAAATCTAACTTCGCCAATATTCCATTAGACGTGCTATTGGAATATAACGCGGGGGACGCTGCTTGTACCTATGAACTATATGACGTGTTTAAACCAGAAATTTTAAAAGAAGGTTTGGCATATGAACTTGCACAAATCCGTATTCCCTTACAGAAAGCATTGATGGAAGCCTGTATTGCGGGCATGCCTGTTAATATGGACTATGTAAGAAAGACTCGTGAAGATATCAGTAAACAGCTAAAGGATTTGGAAGAACAATTATTGCCTACTATTAAAAAGTATTATGGTGATAATGCTACTATTGTATCTAATACAGAAGAAGCCAAAGAGTGTAAAAACCCATGGAACATTAACTCCGCTCAGTCATTGAGAGATTTGTTTTTCAATAAGTTGAAATGCAAGAGTAGTGGAACTACATCCTCTGGTTCTCAAAGTACAGACGAAAGTGCCCTATTAAAACTCCAAAGGAAGGGTGTAAAAGAAGCAGAGTTAATCTTAAAAAGAAAGAAATTATTTAAGTTTAAGACTACTTATTTGGACGATATTGAAAACATCCTAGACGAAAATAATAGGGTGCATCCTTCGTTTTCAGTTACTGGTACTGCATGTATAACGGGTGACACACTACTTCTTACAGATTCTGGATATAATCGCATGGATTCTTTGGGGGAATACAAAGAAGGTGAGTTTATACCAAAGGAATACACCATTATCAATGCAAATAAGGATGTTGAGAAGTCTAGTCATATCATTAAGTATTCTAATGTCCCAACTATTAGGATTGATACAAAATATGGGTTCCATATTGAGGGGACACACAACCATCCTGTAAAAGTAGGCAAACCAAGACAACAAAATTATAGGTACAAAGGTAATTTGGTTAAATTTAAAAAACAAGGTTTTGATACACAATTTAAGACTTTAGACAGCATTAAAGAGGGCGATTATATCGAATTAGCACTTAATACTAATGTGTTTCCAAGTAAGTATGTGCAAACAAACCTTAAACCTTATGATTTTAAAAAGAAGCCTTATATTGCTGGAAAAATACCAGAAGTGTACAATGAAGATTTTGCGGAGTTTTTGGGAATGTATATGAGTGATGGTTCTATTAATACAAGTAATGGCTCGTTTAGAATAACCATTACTAATGACGACCCATATGTTCAGGATAGAGTGAAATACTTAAATAAGGTATTATTTGATGCTAATGTGTATGAATACAAAAAAAACAGAAAAGACATTTCGGATGTTTTATTAACAGGTGTGTTCTTGAGAGCATTAGAGCCTATTTTACCTCGTGGAGCACATAATAAGTGTTTACCTATGGTTATGCTTAATTCCCCAAAATCTGTTGTATGTGCCTATATTAAGGGAAGAACACTAGATAGCACATACATAAAGGAAAAGCACGAGTTAAAAATATCTGTTATGTCTAGCTTTGAGGCAGATTTTATACAACAATTTTTATTAAATATGGGTATTATTTCTTTCAGAAATACCTGCAAAGGAAGAAATGGGTATACCTATTATAGAATTGCTGTAAGTAATTCCAACTATGACAGGTTTAAGGAAGAAATTGGTGTAATAGAGCCAAAAAAATATGATTCTTCAAAATCAAAAGAAATGGAATCTTGCTTGTACAGTTTAGATTCAAAACAAATGCTTGTTAAAGTTATTGGTATTGAGCACAAAACTAATGATGTGTATGATATACACGTTCCGAAAACACATAGTTTTGTGGCTGGTGGCATTGTGAATCATAACACTGGAAGGTTGTCTTCTAAGGATCCAAATATCCAGCAAATACCTCGTGATAAAACCATTAAGTGTATGTTTCAAGCACCAGAAGGGTATGAAATTGGTGAAGTGGACTTCTCACAGGCAGAATTAAGGGTTATGGCTGCTTTATCAAATGATACAAGTATGAAACGTATCTATGAGAGAGATGGAGATATTCATATGGAATTGGCAGTAGACTGTTTTAAAAAGCCTGCTTCTGAAATAACAAAGGATGAGCGCTCTATTGCAAAATCAATTAATTTCGGCATTGGGTATGGTGCTGGTGCTACTACACTTAAAGACACCCTAGAGGATGCTGGTGTAATTATAACAAAGAATGAAGCTCAGAAATATATTGATACCTGGCATAAGAAGTTCAATATGGCATCATCATTCCTAATGGGGTGTAACAGAAGATTTATACAAACACACCTATTACAAACCCCTTTTGGTAGGCGTAGGCGTATGTTTAAGGATTTTAAAGACGACTATATTACACAAGCAAAAGGTAGAGAGGGTCAAAACTTTGTTATACAGGGGTGCGCTGCAGAAATAGCATTCTTATCCCTTATCAATATATCTCGTGAAGTTAAAAAGTTTGGTGGTAGGGTAATATCCACCGTCCATGACTCTATCTTAATTGAGTATCCAGTTGAACAAAGAAAGAATATTGCTCACATTTGTAAGAAGTATACTTGGGTTACATACCCATTCTTAAATGGACTGTATATGAATAGCGACTTGGAAGCTGCAAAAGAATGGGGAAATAAAAAGCCAGTTAACATGGATACCGGGGAGTTTGAAAAAGATGATTAGTATAACTTTAAATGATAATAATACGGTCTCTATCAAGGATAAAGAAACTATCCTTGGTAGGACTGTGTGGTATAAAACATCAGACGGTAGTTTTAAAAAAGGTAAAATTGTATCGTTAGAAACGGATATGGATAGCCTCTGGTATTACAAACCAGAGGGATATGACTGTTTTATTAGAAGAAGCAGTATTTTTACAGAAGAGGAGTATAATAGGAGGACACATGAGTAGAAAGTATGGATTATCATTTTCATGGAAAAGAGCTATTGGGCTATCTGGATTAAAGAGTAGTATTGCAAATAGAACAGGTATTCCACTAACAAAGAGTGGTTGGGAGCGCAAAATAGGTAGGATTTTACTAGATTTATTCTTTAAGTAGTTTACATTTTGGTATAATATAGAGGTAATGTATGAATACCAAATATAAGAGAATAAAAAGATTTAGTAAGTTTTTAGTCACCAAGAAAATATCTGGTGGTATAAGGTATTTACTGGCACCAATTAAGTTTGAAAGAGGTCCAGTTTTGATGGCTTCTGAAACAGTAGGTATAAGAAGGACAAGTTCAGATTTTGTATTTTACAAGGGTGAACAGTCCAAACCTGTTATAACTGGAAGTATTTTATTAGTTGATTCCTCTACTAAACTTCTATCCTCTGAAAATATGGACGTATCCTACATTAACACCCCCCAAGTGCTGAAAGATTCTTTAAGTGGGGCTTCTGACTAATGGAAAAATCAAAACTCTATCAATATAAAGACATCAGTAAGAGTAGTGCTATGAGTTATAAAGGTACACTTGCACTAAAACTTACTGATGATTTTCAATATAATGTAAGCACTCCTGTAAATACAATAAATAACTATCAAATTAATACAGATGCTATTGTAGTGAGCAATACATTAGATAATAGTTCTAATATGAAATTTAACTTATCATTTAAAATAAATAAAGATATTGTTGGTATTGGTACAAAAAACATACTTGATTTCCCTGGGCTTTTAAGCGTTAAGTCTGAGAGTAATACTTTGTGGTTCAAGTTTTACTATGAGGATGCCCCGGCGTGGAAGTACATAAATGCAAGTGAGTTGATAGACGGCTGGAACAATGTGGCATTGGTTGGCGACGGCGTAAAGGTTACGCTGACAGTAAATAGTGCAGTACATACACTTTTAGATAGTTCTTTAACTAAAACATATGTTACCTATACAGGTGGTCAGTACAAATATTTAAAGATGGACGAAACAGCCCCCATTGCTACAGCTGACTCTTGGGAAATCCAAACCACTTATACGTACCACAAGTCTGGCACAGCAAGTTACCCCTGTATTTTTGGCTATTCTGGTGGTAGTGATTATAAGACACCCAGTTTAATTAATGAGGGCGGAAGTTATAGATTATATTTGTCTTCTACTGGTAGCAGTTGGAATTTAAACACCACCAACACTGGTTTTATCCCAGAAGATGGTAAAACTTACGACATTGTAGCAGGATTTACAGGTTCACAGTACTATGTGAAGTGGCGTCTGTTTGGTACGACAGAGTGGACAGGTAATTGGACGTTAGATTCTACGACCAAAGTTTATTGTAGTGCACCATTTTATTGGTTGAACTTATCATTAAATAGTTATAACTACTACAATGCAGGTGAACTCTACATGTCCAATACCAAGATTATTGTGAATGGAGATACTTGGTTTGATGGTGCAGGCGATACTGGGTTCACTAATACAGACTGTACAAAGAATACTATCGTTGATGGACCAAAATATCCTGTGCTGTCTTTGGGCACTTTAAAAACTTACCAGTCTTGGTTGTACTTAAAAGATATTGAAGCTTTAAAAATTGAAAGTGAAGAGCCCGGTGGAAGTGAAGAACCAGACACCCCTACGTATGACGATGAGGGCGCTCCGGTAGCAGCAAAAGATTTACCAGATGGCTGGGCTATGTGGAAGATAATATCTAGCGAACAGGACTATACTGGTACGTTATGGTATAGATACACACTTTCGGTTCCTTATTTTGACAGCAATAATACATATCACAGTTCGAGTGATGTCTATATTCTTCCTAATGCCGACAACAGTAATCTGGCCGGTATTTTCATAGAACTTGGTGCCTCGGGTGGTGTCAATAATATGGAATACTATGTACCACCATCATATATGCCGAAAGAAGCAAAGTTAATATTGGATAAAACAGTAAAGGATAAATAATTATGGCGAACGCAAAAACATATAACGAACTAAATCAAACAAATACTATTAACGCCAGTGACTTGGTAGCAGTGGCACAAAGTGATAAAACGGAATTGCAAGCTACTACGGTTAGTGACTTGGCTAATGCAGTGGGTGAATTAAACCAAGCGGGTGCTTTGGCTGAACTTTCACTTGCTACTTCTATCGGCAAGAACTTATTAGCCCAACGACTTAATGAGAAAGGTGTAGAGAATATCACACCTAATTCTACGCTTGTGGAAATGGCGGATGCAGTTAATGATTTACAGACTGTATCTGAGCGTACACTTATTGCCACTGACATTGCAGATACTGATGGAAGTTACGTAACACTAGCAAATGCTGGTATGTCTTGTAATTATTGTAAATATTTTGCAAGAAAAAATGTATTTGTAAGTATTTTGAACGGTATATTTCGTATTTATAGGTATAACTTTCAGAATAAAGCAATGGAAATTCTAGCACAATATGATAACTCATCCTATATATCTACAATAAATACTTACGCAAATAAACAAGATTTTTGCTTAACAAAAAACAACAAATATATAGGGTATATAGATTTTGACAACTACTACACTACTGTATTAGAGATGGACTGGGAGACGAATACTTTATCTTTAAAATATAATTACACTCTTACCGATGTTGTTTTAGATTATAAATATGGTAAAAATAGTGGTAGTTGGGGCAATGGTAATTATAATAACTTTATTGGCTGTATTCTTTCTGAACAAGGGGATTCTGCTTTTATGGCCAGTGGTAGTTATGATAGAACCGAAATGTACTACATCGACTATACGACCAATACGCAAAAAAAGGCAGCAAACGTAGCAGGAACAAGAACAAATGGTGGAAACGACTGGGAAATGCCAATAGAAATTCACTATGATGCGCAAAAAAGACAAATAGAATTAGTAAATAAAAACATTTTTATTAAAACATTTTCTGTCGATGTGTCTGTTGATAATCCTACAATAATTCTTGATGAGTTATTATGTCCACGTAATATGCTAGACATTGTAAAATACACGAGTAATCCTTGTGTTGATTGGGACAATAATATTTTATTCGCGGCTGGATGCACAAAAAGTGATTATACCACATCAGGTATAAATTATTTAGAAGAATACAAAGAAAATACTATGCAAATTGTGGCATACGATTTACTAAATAAAACCGTTTTGGACAAGATATCTTTTACATATGAACTCCCTATACCATCATCTTATTCTGATTCTGGTTATACATTGAATTCACGTGTAGTTGTGGTATTATCGTATTGTAAGAGTGAAAATGACTATATCATATGTCCTAATGCTTGTACACGTGTAAAATTTGATAATACTACAAAGAAATTTACTGTATATAATAGAAACAAAGCATTATACAATAATGCATATGTAAATACTAGCATTGTTAGTTACACAGGTAACTATTCTTCACAAGTATTAACGATTCCTAACACTGATGCAAGCAAAACAATATTTGTTCAACTAGACAGTTCTACTTATGCTTATAATATGTATGCAGATGGCAGTTTTAAAGATTCTTCATTCATATCTACGGTTACATTTGACAATAAGAGCGCTGCAATTGGTTATATTTTCACAGCAAACAGCGTGCAGACTTTATTTAAAAATATGAATTTTTCACGAGATATGTATAAGTCTGACGCTTATGACCTAACTACAAAACAAGTAGAAATTCCGACAGATAATTAATTAAGTATTACCAAACAAAATACCCCCTAATTATAGGGGGTATTTTTTATTTATGACTATATGTTAAAAAGGCTACTATCCATAATAAAACACAGAATAACACCCATAATAATATCATAATGACATACACAGGTAAAATTATAGGGAGTAATATTATCATACTAGCCAAGTGCAAAAAGTCATACTGTGTCCTACTTTTAGTTAGTAGATAGTATACAATACCAATAGTCCAGCAAATAATACAGTATGTCATTTCTTATCCTTGTTGTATTCACTCATATGTGGGTTTTCAAAGAATAAGACATCCCCATCAGCATAAGTATCATCTGGATCTTTGAGTACACATATAACACCCCTACCAGATAAACTTGACACAAGTAAAGACAGGTTTTTACTTGTATTCTCTATCTCATCAGCAGTCATACTATTGGTATCCTTTGTACAAACTATAATAAAGTTACACTTTGGTAAGTTCTTAATCTTTTCTACAATTAATGCTAAGGCTTCTACAATACTATTATGATTTTCCGTCATTATTCCTCCATAGTTTTATACTCACTTAGATCTTTACAAAATAGGACAGTCTTATCACTATGGTATTCATCGGGCTCTGTAAGTACACAGGTAATATCTCTATCCATTAGGGCTGATAACACCAAGGACATGAGGAATGAATCCTCACCAGTGCTTAACTTACTAGCTCCTTTTTCATAAAATACTACATAGCTACATTCGGGGTGTTTTTTGAGTTCATCTACAATTTTTTGTACTTCGGGGGATACTTTGTCAATTTTGTTTTTCATCCTTTATTTCCTCAAACTTTATTAATTTATTTTCATCATCTATTATATCATATTCTACATTAAAAGTCAACTCTTTTGGTTTTGCAGCAATTTCATAATCATTATCACAAATAGATACATTGTAGAAGTGTCTTTCAACCTCTACTCTTTTTTTGTATGTATACTTATAATAACCAGGTGTATGATTATGACCAAAAAAATGATACAACTTACGAATCTTTTTAATTCTATTCAATAAGTCTTTACTACCAATATGCTGTGTTCCAGCAATATCCAAAATCCCATAGGGTGGTGTATGGGTTAATAGAATATTGGTATCTAGTGGTATATTTCCAAATATCCTATAAAGGTCTTTATTTGAACGCATATACCCCCACTCACCAAATCTAGGACACCATGGAGTACCATATATCTTTAAACCATAGATATTAATCTCCTTATCCACTAATAATAGAGCACCTACGTCTAAAAGCATTTTTTTAGCCAAGTCTTCATACTTATAGCAAAACATATCATGGTTGCCTGGAACTATTAACTTATACCGAGCATCACACTTTGAAAGCCACTTACATAGCCTAGTATGCTCAGATAAAGTACCAGAACCAGACCAATCACCACAATAGCACAAAATATCACACTGTATTGGTTCTATATAATCTAACTTCCAATGTGCATCTGACAATGCAACTAATTTAATTTTTTTATTCATAGGCTTTAATACTCAATACTCTGGAATCTTCCTCACAAAAGGATTTAACAGATACTCTAAATGTACCATCTTTCATTGTATCATATCTGTTAAATGGTTTGTTATTTTTATTATTAAATATTGCTCCACAGGTCCATACAAACACATTTTTTCCATTTGTGTCCTGAAATGCCACCTTACTTCTATTATCTTTTTGATTTCCCTCCGCGCCATAAAATCTATGAAGTAAATCTACTTTAGGAGATAATTTACCAGTCATTATCATACTTCCACCTAAAAAATAACAACTGTCAGCCAAACATAATGACTTATCTATAAACTTACTCAATAATGAATATGGGGGATTTCCAATAAAGAAATACTTTTTATTATAATTGTAGTAACCATTATTAAAGAAATCTACTTTCATAACATTACCTGATAATGGGGTTATATCGGACGATAAACACTCTATACCATTTTGATTAATAATCTTACCCCACCTACCATCACCTGCACAAGGATCTACCCATACAAGGTCTTTTAAGTAAGGTCTATTGTCTAATAAACTCTTAACAATTCTATCAATAATATAATAGGGTGTTTTGTATAGTTCCCTGCCCTCACCTCTGGTGTGAGTACTCCTCTTAAAGAAAGTTAATGACTGCTCATATGTTCTTTTCATACATTTCTTCCATTATCATAGATATATTTAATTGTTGGAAATCTTAATGATAAGTTCCCATCTTTATCTGTTGTTTCTTCAAAATATTGTACAGTTATTGTTTTACCAATAATATGTTCTGGATGGTCTGCAAAATCAATTCTTTGTTGTTGCGTTAAACCAGAACCAACATTTACGATATAACCTTTATGTTCTATAACTAAAGACTGTACACACTTAATTCTCTGTGCTTTACCCTCAACTAGAATAGTAGCATTACCGTCTAAAACAACATCTTTGACTACATATTCGGCATCAGAAAAGTTTTTGTATTTAAGAAGGTTTCTACTGCGTTTACCCTCATAAGGAACATCTTTACGCGCAATTAAACCTTCCCAGCCAGTATTTAATACCTTCTTCTGCCAAGTAGCAAATACTTCAGGAGTATAATAAGCATACTCGATTAGTTTAATGTGTGGTGATTTAATCGCTTCCACAAAAGTTTTTAGTTTACTAAGTCTTGGCTTATAGGTTTCTGTGCTATAGCCTTTATTGAAGTCTTCCAAGTCTAACAAATCAAATACACAATAAGACGGATTGTTAATTGTGTGGTCTTTTCGCGTAATCTCTTTCATAATTCCTTGGAAGTCCTCATTACCATTATCATCAATGATACATACCTCTCCGTCTAATACTTTATTTTTATACTCTGGATTTAATTCAACAAAATCTTCCAATTCTTTCTTTAATACATCTAATGTGTGAAACTCTTTTCCTTTACGAGAATAGAATTTAACTTTACCATTGGAGTCAATTAAACAAAGATTTCTCGTTCCGTCGCGCTTCCGCTCAATAATCCAGTTCTCATCCGGCATAGTACCATTATTTGGTGCAGCAAGTGCTACATTAAACTCAGGGAAGAACCCAGGAACTGCTTTATTAATAGACTTTGCAGTCATACCAATATGCAAGTCCTTGTCAATTACATCATAAATGAGTTGTTCATAATTATGGTTGTTATTTACAAAGCAGCAAGCAATAGCCAGAGCACTATTACCACTATATTGTACAGATAAGTCTTTTAATAGTTCAATAATATCACCATTGTAATCCTTGCTAGTCCTATATACCTTCAAGTTCTTTTTTATTTTATCTGAAGTTATATGAAACAAAACGTCTTTATCATAGATAAGATTCCAAAGTTCTTTATTGATATATCCAGAATCATATAATTCTTTGAACTTACTAATCTTATATGTGCCACTGTTATTAGCATTTAACTGCTGTACACAATATAAAAGTTTACTTAACATTCAACGCCTCACTTTTTACAGGATTTCTACCACAACTTCTTTTCTTTGATTCAGGACAATACCCAAGCATTTCACATTTTGGAACCAAATATGGTTTTAAGAAAGGAAGTTTATCCACTACCTGCTTACACATCTCGTTTACTAGATTCCTAATTTCCCACTGTGCAAGGCTACAGATTCTTTCTTGGGCAATATGAATAAGTTGGCGCAAGTTAACAGACATTGTAATACTTGAACAAGTTGCTTCCGGAAGCACATACCTAGCGTCCTCAGCTGGTACACCTGCTTCAATGAGTTTATTATAGGTATCTTTTGCAAATTCCATAAATGAATTATAGATACTACTAATGTTTTCAGACTTATTCACAGTGCTAGGCGTTACATAGCTAAATTTGTCCTCTTTCTTTAACTTGCAATATCTTTGGCTCATCATAGAAAAGTTATTGAGTCTATGCCTAATAAGTTGCATAGACATACAGCGACTAACATCAGATATATAGAATGTAAAACTAATATGTTCTAGTACAGACTCGTGATGACTATTTAATACATGTCTAATCAGCTTAAGCATTTCTTCATCTGTTTTATTCAACGATTCCTTAAAAATAATATCTGGGTTCTCATTGGAATAACAAGTTCGTGCAGCCGTATAAATCCTATTAATTGGATGATCAATTAAGTTTGATAATACTACTTTCATCTATTTATCCTCACTATTAATTAAATTCTGTAATGGGTACTTATCATAAGGGAACTTTGGGTCAAAATCCAATTCTGCTGTAAAGTTCCATCTATCTTTAACACCAGTAGTTTTTACTTTGCAAAAAACAGTTACTCTTTGGTTCAAGTTTTTAAGTATACCTCTTTCAATATTTCTAAGAGTAGATTCTGGGATATCAAAAGATGAGGTTATGGTTACTACATTACCATACCTATTGCGCCCCACTAAGGTTGTACAACCATTTGTTAGGGCCTCTACAAACTTTTTTGTATTATTCATTATTTCTATTCTCCCATTCTTTTCTAAAATCAATTAGAGACATATCACTATAATAGTTATCAAAAGCATATCTTAAAATTGATTTCATTTTATCGTCATCTTTTAGGTTATTAATATCCTCAATATTTAACTTATTATTAATAATCTTTTCAAGATATGAGCGAACTTTCTTCCAGAATTTATAATAGGGAAGTTTAATTTTTAACATCCTATTGTTTCTGTCTCTGATAACATATCCTTCAATCATATAATCATTATCTTTTAATTGCCATAGTACATGATCAATATCGTGGTCACATTCTATACAATACATATATTTTCTACAAATTACAAATTTACTAGTTACTTCACACAATTCATTATAAGAATATGGTTTAAACTCAAATTCATTTCTGATAATGTCTAATAGGCATACTTGTTTTTCTTCATACTCAATAATATGACTATCATGTTCTGGATCAATAACTTCAAACACAAATGTAACATTATTATCTTTTAAGTATTGTTTTAGCTCATTAGTTAAATAATGTTTATCTTCAAGAATTTGTTTGAACCAATCTTTATAATCACCATAATCAACGGACTTGGTAGCAATAAAGAAGTCATCAGTTTTAGGATTATAAGACAACAACCCAAGATACCCATTTTCTTTATAACTGATGTCAAATGGCGGTTCAAATTTTTGTAATTGCTCCTTCGTTAACTGGTCTTCATTAAAAAATTTGTCATAACTACGTGCTACAATCTTGCCAGTTTCGCTATCAATGAATAGACCTCTTGCTTTACAAGTTAATTCGTCCCATTTCTGTTTATAAAAGGCTTCTCTGGTAAAGTTATAGGACACAATACCATTATCAAGATATTTCTTTTTAACTAGGTCGCTATTATTTAATTGTTCAATAATCTGTTTTTCGTCTTTCGTATCATTTTTAGGTTCGTTAAACTGCTCAACTCTCGTTTCTTTACCATTAGAAATTAATACATTTAATGGCTCATTGTACTCAACCTCAGAGTTTAAAGCATAAAAAGTTTCGCCAAATTTAATTTTAGATGCTTTTCTATGTCCACAAACTTGGATACTACCATTGTTGTCATTAACATACTTGTTAGCCACATAATCGATATCTTCATATTCTCCAACACCTTTAATATAGTTGTTGGCAGAGTGGAACAAACTAAGTTCATAGTAAGGGATTCCAGCATGATTAATGCAAAAATATTGATTATCTACACTAACAATAAAGTTGGTTTTTAGTTTACTTAAAAACAATTTAATTTTGTCCTTTGAGATATCCTTAATTTGTTCGTATGTTTTACCTTTAAATTCTTTGGATCTAACGCTGTCTAGACCAAAATAAACATAATCTCTTAAATGTCTTTCATGGTTACCTTCACAAAAGTGAAAGTTACTTCTGTCACAGTTATAGATTAGCCATTCAAGTGTTTCTTTGTTGTAACAACCTCTGTCAAGATAGTCGCCTACAAAGAAATAATCTGTATGCTCATTATAGGGGTGTTTTTTAAAGTATTCGCCTACTTTATCAATTCTACCATGAATATCAGAAAATATAACAATATTTTTTGCAGTAATAAGATTTAAACCATCAATTCCAATATCATGCCAAATATTATCACCATAATTTCCTTTTACTCTATAGTAATCAATATAGTTTTCACCAAAGGTGTCAATGAACCATTGTTTGGAATTTTCTAAATTTTCACACATTCCTTTAATAACTTCCTCAGAAACAATTTTATAGGAATCTCTTTCTCTATTTTGTTCAAGTAATTTATCATAAGAAATAGACGAAAAGTCAACACAAACCGCTCTATATTGATAAACCTTAGCCAATTCTAGAAATTTAGTTACAGATGACTGCTTGGTATTTGTAGCATCAATAATGGTAGTATCACCATTTTGCATACGGATTTCAAGCAATTTATAAAGAAGTTCAAATACTCTCTTATTAAATCTTTGCGTAATATAGCTATTCCCATCCTTATCCATATATATAGATGAGAACATAAGTCTAATTTTATCTGTAGAAAGAGTTAAATCCTCTAATCCATTATCTTTAATAAAAGTAGTCTTGCCAGAACCAGGGGCTCCATGAAGAATAACTAATAATTTCATTTTAAACCCTCCTATACTCTTGATGTCAAATGATAACCTAAACATTCTTGACAAAAATAGATTCTCAAATTTACTTTGCGCTTCTTATGGATTCTATTAATAGCTTCTTGCGCAAGTTGTTCAGTTTTATAACGTTTCTTTTTTAAACAAGAAGAAACTAAACTCTTTAATTGTTCCTCAGACATTATTTTACCTCCTCAAACGTATCTTTATCAAGCATATCAACTTCAATTTCTCTATAGAATACTTTCGTAGAATTATCAAGAACACTTTTGATATAGTCTGCAAATTCTTTTATAGCTGTATTAGTATTTTCTACTTCACATTCTTTTCGCTTTCTACATTTTACTTTGATTGTACCCTTATAGTCAGAAATATAACCTAAATATACGTTGTCCCATAAAACTGTAATAACTGAATAATCTTCATAATACTTTCTAATTCCGAGTAAATATGCTCTATTATTCATAATTATACCTCCTAAGTTACCAAACTTTAAACATATAAGGATTACATTTTGTCAACTCTAGTTGTCTAAATCTCATTTCTGCTTCTATCTTATCTTCAAAATCTTCAGTGCCAATATCACTTTTAATTCTATACAAATGTTCCCACTCTAACTTATTAACTTTTTTTAATTCCATATACTCCTCCACTAGTATTTTCTATGAGTATATTATAGCATATAATTATTTATTTGTCAACAGAAATAATAAAGGGCAGGTATTATCCTGCCCTTCGGAGTTATATGCTTGGGAGTAACTTACAAAGAGTAAGTTACGAAAGTCTTACCTTTAATCGATTTGGTAGTGGATTCAATTTTCATACCACGATTGCGGAGTTTATTCACCGCACTAGATACAGAAGTAATGCCCATAGACACAGCCTTGGTGCGGGTAATTTTACCATGTTTGGTAAGGTAGTTAGACAACTTTTCGATCTGGGTCAACGGTTTTTTAGTGGTTTTCACAGATTTAGTAGATTTTACTTCTTTTTTGGATTTTACAATTTTCTTGGTCATTTCAGTTCAATTCCTTAATATTTGCTAATATCACTCTTCATAAATGGGATATTAGTTATGATTTTTCCAACTCTGGTAGAACAATAAATATACTTGTTAGTTACCAGAGATATATTACCAGTAAAGCCTTTCATTGGGCCAGAAACACACATAATATGTTCCCCTGGTGTAAATTCTTCTTCCCCAGATTCTATACTATTTTCGGCTACTTTTAACTGCTCTACTTCTTCTGGTTGTACTTCCAAAGGCTTACCATCTAATCCGTCCATAATAGAAGCGTCTATACCATACGCTTTTAAAGCCTTAATAATAGCCTTGCTGTGTTTTTCTAAATTACACAGCACAAATATATAATTGGTGAGCAGTACGGTTCTGTCTATTCTAGACGCAAAATAATCATGGTGCTTAACTTTGGACATCGCCAATACTGCACACCCTTTGGGAATAATAGACGACACTCTTTTGTAATAAATATGAAAACTATCTGAGGTATTAAGTTCCAGAATATACCATTTGAGTTCGTCTTGGTGCATTATTCTCTCCAAATTAAGTTTACTGTGTAGTTGCTATTTTTAGAATAGGAGTATGTAAAACCCTCCTTAGTAACAACATCAAAAGATGATATTGCCATATTTAGGTTTGCACACTTTACCAGAAACAGCACTACCCTCACCCAACTGCATACAAATGATATCACCCTCTTGTACATAGTCAAGACCACAACCAAAAGGAAGTGCATATTTTTCTTTTACATTAGGTTCAATGTTTTTCCCCATTAAACGTTTAAATGCTACTTGGGCACCCTCTTTAAAATCAAATGTATCATCGGTGTGGCATTTGGAAGTTTTAATATCTTTAACTACCCCATCAACCTTATAAGAAGCAATGGTGTCTTTCACTCCGTCAGATTCGATGACGATTTGGTATTTAACAGGCTTTTTTTCAGCCTCTTTTTTGGAATTACAGGAATTGCACCCACAGCACTTTTTATTTTCTTTATTGGTGAGAATATCCTTAATAGGATTTAGAACACAACTTCGGCTATCAAGAGTATCGGAAACTACATACTTTTCGTGAGTATCTTCATCTTCAAGAATATCTCCAGGTCTCACACAGTAAGCGTCCTTAAAAATAAAACTTTTACCAGTTTTTTCTTCTTTAAGCTTACCAGTAGCATTATCATACAATTCGTAATGTCTAATGCTATATCCACAACAATCTAATTTTTTACCAGTTAATTTATTAATAAACATATTATCCTCTTTACTACATATATTATAACATATAATTATTTATTTGTCAAGGGCTATTTTAATAAACTCTCAACCCATTCTTGTAAGAAATCAATAGACATAGGACCAGCCTTTCTACCTAATTCTTTACCATCTTTAAATACAATAGTAGTGGGAGTTTGCAAGATTTTATAATCCTCAACTAAATTTTCACACTCAGTAATATCAGCCATACCTACCATAACTTTATCTGCTAATCTATCAGATAATACATTAAATACTTGCTTCATAAGCTGGCACGGACCACACCAAGGAGACATAAATTCCACCACATAAACCTTACCATCAATATCTTTTTTAAATGTACTTCCATTAATTTTGTTCACCATAACTAAAAGCTTCTCCTAGTTTTTTAATAAAATATTTATACGAACAGTCTAATCTAAATACCTTTACTTCATTTCCATACTGATAGTGTAGCTCTACATAGTTATACTTTTCAATAACATCTCTACCTCTACACCAACCAATAATCTTATGTACTTCAAATGTAAATTTTTCTTTGTTTGCACTCAAAATAGGTAGTTCTACAAATAGCATCTTACACATTAGGCTATTCCTCCCAATCAAAGTAGCCTCTGGCATACTCAACTTTTTTAGTTAATTCGTTAACTAAATCCTCAGACGATGGATTTTTACTTTCTTTGAACTGAACCAATGCAATATTAATATCTTTAATGGTATCAACTAACTTATCAAAATTATAGTAGTTCATATCAACCTGACTTTGTAAGTTTTCAATTTCTTCATCACACTGGTTTAATTCTTCCTTTAACTTATCAATATAGTCTGTATTGTCTTTACTATTAAGCATCTCTGCAATCTTACCAAGAGCGTTCCAGTCTAAGTCTTTGAACTCGTCTACATCTCTTTTAAGAATATAATCTGTATATTTCATATTATTTGTGGTCTGAAGAACCAAAACCACACTCCCCACGGTCTGTATTAATGTCTACTTTTCCCTCTTCAATGTCTACTTCTGGTACGGGAAGTAGCATAGCCTGAATTAATTTTTCACCCGGAAATAAGTATTGTGTTTCATTAGATACATTGGTAAGGTTCAAATATAACTGCCCAGAGTATCCAGAATCTACAATACAGGCACCTCTAAACAAATGTTTCTTGCTTGCCATACCACTTCTATTAAAGAATACCAAAGCATAACCTTTATTAAAGGCCAACCGTACACCCATTGGAATTAATACAGATTCGTGTGGTTCAATGTATAAAGCCAATGTTTTAATGGTTTCGTCATTCACTACTTTATCAGCCAACGATACTTTAATACCTTTTCCACCTGCTAGTACATATTCCAAACTTTCCGGCATATAGAAATCAATACCAGCGTCAGTTTTATGTGCTTTACAAGGCATTCTCACATCAGTTAGTTTTTCAACAGTTAAATTAATCATTAAAAATTAACCTCACACTCATTAACAGAATTACCATCTTCATCTACATAGTGTAACTCTTTATCATTATTATAGCAAATATTTTCATTATTGTCAACAACTTTATTCTCACAACTAAGTGCTAATAGTAACAATAAGTAGTTTCTTGCATCTAGAATCCGACTTTCAATATTTTCGTCACTTAAATTCTTTCCACTATTCACATAGCTAATAATGCTATTAAAATGTTTTAGTAAAAAGATAGCACATACCTTTTCAGGTGTAATGCTCAGTTTGTTCGCATAGTCTTTAAAGAATTTAAGTCTATCCTCAGTAATGCAATATTCTTTACCCTTAGTTAAAAGAATATTGGTTTCTTTATTTATAATATCTTTATGTAAATCCTTTAATTCTTCTAGTGTCATTTAGTCATCTCCTTTACTCTATTTTTAATCTGCTCGAGTCTTTCAGGTGTCTCACCACTCACAAATAATACTTTTTCTTGTGGGATAAATTTACAAGTAGACTGAAATGCCTTATCAATGCTTTCTTGAAATTTCTTATCAATAGTTCTTACACCATCATCAAACATTTCAAATTCAATAGGGCAATATACATACAGGTCTATATCATCAATATTATCCAAAAAATAGGACTCAATGGTTCTAACACATAATTCAGATACTTTGGAATCTTGCTGTGTACTAATAACCCAAGCATAGATAAAGTTATCCCATAGGCATCTATCTGTTACCATATTTTTATAAGTAAGATGTTTTAAATGTAGAGCACACATAGCCAACTGTGAAGCGTCCGTAGCACCCTCATTAATGGGAAATCCCATCCTGCTTACTTCCCTTACCGCTTCTGGAAAGAACTCATATCCAGAAAATAGAGGGTCAGAATACATCTTACTATATAGTGAAGTCTTACCCGTATTGTGGCTACCAACCAATGCTATTCTCATTTTTTGAATCTCTCCCAGTCTTTCTGTGATTTATAATTGCCAAGCGTGATATCACCAAACTCTTTACGAATTTTGTTTACTTGGGATAGGAACTCCTTTGATTTACTATCATCCATATAGACATTCTTCATAAGATATTCCACCATCTCTACCATTACAGGCTTACAAGTAGTAATAATTGCATTAGCTTCCTGGGCGGCGTCTTTTAATAACTCTGCTACACCTGTTTGTATACTCTCATCAAACACAGTTAAACTACTACCAGCAGATAGTGAACTTTCAGAGGAGTTACTAGATACACCATTTCCACCAGAACCTCTGTACCCGAATTTTCTTGCTAGTGTTAGAGCTAATGAGGTAGCTTCTTGCAAATCCATATAGCACCCAGCAGATAATAATCTTTCACCAAATACAATGGATTCTGCCTCTCTACCACCCAAAGTCATAGAAATATTGGATAACATATACTCGTGCAACATACCAATTTCTTGCTCCACTTCCTCTGGAATATGTGTACTCGTCCATGCACCTGCACTTGTAGATAAAGGAGCCATATCAATGGTGGGGGCGATACCTACCTTGTACATAAACACCAAAGCGTGTCCGGCTTCATGAATAGCAGCTCTTAATCTAAATCTTCCACCACAGTCCTCTTCCTTTTCGGATACTTCCAACAAGAGTTTCTTTTTAATAATATTCTTACCAATAGTAGCTATTAATTCCTTTGACTTCTCATCAATAGTAAAATTAATAGACTTACCTATGTTACACCCACAAATTTCATACACAATTCCACCTATCATACTATCTAATAATGACAGTAAGGGTCTGACACCCTGTGTCGGGAATACTCCATTTTTATACACCACATTAGTAAACTCTTTGGAAAAGGTAGCAGTACATCCATACTGCTTTTTCACATTAGAGGTTATTTTATCAATATGGTCCTTAATAATTTGATTGTATGCTTTCTTGGTTAGAGTAGGATAAATCAAGTGAACCATACCCAGCCTAGAAATTTGTTCTGGACGCAAACTATCTAATAATACTTGCTTTAAATCATACCATTTTAATTTGCTATTAACTTCGTGCACATAGTCCACATCTTTATAAGAGAACATAAAGTCTTTAGAATTTTTAAATAATGTGTCCTGATTACCTGCAATAATAACAAGTAAGTTTTTGGCTTGCAAGGCATTATCGATATCCGTTCTCGCTAGAGTAATTGCTTGTTCTTTTACTTGTTTGATAAGACTTGCATAATTTCCCTTTTTAAGGGGTTTAAAAAACACCGACTTAAATGTCTTATGTAGCTTTTCTAACTCAAAATCCATATTAATTTTCATGGTCATATAAATGGAATTATCGTGAGAAATTTCGCACAAGTCTTTAATAAAAGCAAGCATATCTTCAACAGAATAATTTTCATTCCAGTAATGATCATTAACTTGAAACTCAAACATGTTGTCAATGCTTCCAGTGCTAGATTCAGGATACGCAGAGCGAATAATATAATTGTCATTTTCATTATAAGTATCCATACGGCCCCTCCATAACTTCATTTGGGTATACTTCTCTACACCATATACTTGTTCTGCATCTTTAGTCATAAAGGTATCTAATGCCGTAGTGAACTGTCTGTGCATCATAGTCCATAAATCAAAAGCAGAACTAAACAATGAATCTATCTTTTTGAAGTATTCTTCACGAGTATAGAACCTGCCATCAGATAGTAGAGTCCATAAATCTTGATAGGGAGTGTCCTTAATACTGACACCATCCTTATCAATAGTCTGCATATTTTGAAATTCATCAATAAAAATACATAGATTATTTCTTGCCGAATTAACTATGGAGGTCACCTGACCCAATACAGTATGTTGATACTTATTACTAGAACTTTCATTGGTCATAGTAATTTCAACAAGTTTATCAGATACACCTAGTTCTTGCATTAAAAGTCTAACCAAGGAAGTTTTACCTAAACCAGTCATAGACCACATATTAACAATGGTGGGTCTATTAGGTATGGTTGTACCTAAATACCATGAACTAATATTGTCAATAAGAGCATCTATCTGTTTATCAATACCACGATATGCCTTTTTAAGTTTATTCTTTACACTAATAAGGCGTTTCTGCTTTTCTTCATTTGTTAAGTGTGGAGCAGGATTGGTTGACACACTACTCCCCTGTAATGTCACTTTCTGCTTCCCACATGCAATTCTCACTGGCATTTTTTAAACTCCTTTACAATTTGATTTTGTGCATTTAGCACACAAGTTGAAATTGACAAGCTTGTATAATCTGGGTCTACCTTTTTATAATAAGCAATCATACTGTTAAGAAGTTTTTTTGCTCTAGTTACTGCTTCTTCTTTTAGCATAATCTGACAATATCTCTGCCTATAATAATCTTCCTGACTAGAAAAAATATTGTGTACGTAATACATTACTCTATAAGGTCCTTGATATGCCATGTTGTATCTCCTGTATAGTTTTAATAATTATACCATATAATTATTTATTTGTCAAGCCCTCCCATAAAGGGTGTTTTTTAACCATATCGTTAACAATATCAGTATAATATGTGTCCTCTTTCATATTGCCAAGTACAACATCTGCAATAATGTTTGCTAACACTTTGCAATCACTCTCATTAAAACCACGAGTAGTAACAGCTGCCGTTCCAATTCTAAGACCAGAAGTTTCACTCTTAGGTCTTTTATCAAAAGGAACTGCATTTTTATTTGTAATAATACCCAAAGAAGTAAGTTTATCTTCCACTTCCTTACCACTCTTATTGTATCTTTTTAAATCCAGTAGAATCAAATGATTATCTGAACCACCAGATACCATATCAATTCCACGGGAATTAAATACTTCCACCATCGCCCTAACATTGCTAAGTACATTTCTAATATAATCTCTAAACTGAGGTCTTAATACCTCATCCATAGCAATACCTACAGCAGAAATCATGTTCTGTAATGGGCCCCCATTTAAACCGGGGAATACAGATTTGTCAACCAATTTTGCCATCTCTTCATCATTTGTGGTAATAATTGCATGCCTAGCCCCTCTAAGTGTTTTATGTGTGGTAGAAGTTATAATTACATGTGCTTTTCCCCAGTCATAATCTAATGGATGCTGATGCTCCCCAACCGCAATAAGACCCGCTATATGAGATATATCACACAAGACAATAATATTTTTATTAGAAGTCTTAACTATACTAGAAATCATGTCATATCTCAGTTCCCTAGGATATGCACTGAACCCAATAACAAGAACCACAGGACCTGCGACTTTATCAAGGGAGTTCTTGAGTTCACTATAATTGAATAATCCATTATCAGATTCAAAGGTATATGTATTAAACCAACTTCCTGTAATTGATGCTATAGACCCATGCGTTAGGTGTGCACCTGAATTTAGTGAGTGTGATATAATAGTTAAGTCGGTAGGTTTACACTTAAAATACTTGGTTGCTGCAAGATATACTGCTAAATTAGCAGATGATCCACTGTGCGATTGAACATTGCTATACTTGGTATTAAACACCTTACAAACTAATTCCCTAGTAATACTCTCTATTTTATCAACTATTTCACACCCACCATAATATCTTCTACCAGGATATCCCTCAGCATATTTATTTTGAATGCAACTCCCACATGCTGCCAACACATCATCAGAAGCATAGTTTTCAGACGCAATTAATGAAATTTCATTATTCTGTCTTTCTTTTTCTTCATTTAATAATTTTTTAATGTAATGAGTATATGTCATTTATTTCTCCAATTCAAACTTTAAAGTATTATTTTTTACATCAGTATTCAACTTTAGGCTTCTTTAATTGTGTTACCTTTGTCTCTCATAGACTAATCCTCTTATTAAAATTATAAATATTAATTAATGATTTAAATACTTCAAAGTATTGTAGCATTTGTTCCCTACCAAAGTCAATAACTTCATAGTAAGGGTGTGCTTTGTCAAATCTTACTAGATATACATGCTCAATAGGCCCTGGTAAGTTATATTCTTTGGCTCTCTCTTCCAGTGCCACCCAGTAGGCGGATAACTGCAATAAATATTTGGAGTGTAAATGACCTGTAGTCTTCCAATCTAGAATATATACCTTCCCATCTTTAATCGCAATATAATCTATACAGCCAGCATAATTATATACATTGGACCAAATTAAACACTCAGCTTTAAATGTAGTGTTAGGACCTAAATTCCAGTCATTTACAAACTTAATCATAGACTGCCTACAAATAGAAGTATCTGCATAAGGATGTTTGGGAACGTCTTTCATAACACCTGTAGTAAGATACACTTCCAAAAACTCGTGCAACAGAGTTCCAAACTCCGCAGACTGTTTTGTTATTCTATCTGAGGCGTCATATGAATAATCCCACAGTTCTAATATATTATTCCACCCAGTAGGAAGTGTGTCAGTTTTATTATCTATATCAGAAATACCTAACTCAAAGGCCTTTTTTCTTTGTTTTTTCTTCCATCCCTCTAAAATATCATTTCCAAAATTAGCCATAGCCAATATGTTAGATACACGAGCAAAACTACCAACACCCTTAATATCATATCCAGTAGGTGTGGAGACATATTGAGGTATTAAACTATTATTTATTTGTTCCATACAAATTTCCAGTCATCAGTCTCTTTATACTTGTCAAACTGTTTCTGTGTTAAAAAGTCATACTGATCCCCATTAACTTCAACAGTTGGAGATACCTTAAATACAATTAACCTATTATACATAACGGACAAATAAAAAGACATACTCTGTTCAATAGAGTAGCATAGTTTATTTGCTTCTTCATTTTCAGTATCAATATCTAATACGTGCATCACAACACACTGCACATTAGACTTTTTCTTTTTTTCATATTTATCTATTGATACTTTTAATTTCATTAATTCTGTATAAACTGTTTCTTCAACTAGCATATTACCTTTTCCATTTTGGGAGTTCAATGTGTTTAACCATTTCAGACGAAGTATGATTTTTCAAATACTCATCCGGGTCACCTGATATATTCAGCCTATAAATATTTACCTTATTCTTGTATGTTTTCCAAACCTCATGTATAGATTTAATTCCTGCTCTATCCCCATCTAAACACATGATAATATTATCTGTTAATGAAGATAGAATTGCAAAATGATACTGTGAAAAATTAGTACCTAGAATAGATACCGTATTTGGTAATCCTTTTGAAGCACAGGCTACACAATCATAGGCACCCTCTACAACAATAACTCTATTTAATTTTGCAATATGTTTATACGCTTTGTCAATACCAAATATACAAGTTGGCTTTGAAACATTTTCAACTAAATAGGAGTCGTGCTTCTGTTCATTGAATACTCTTATAGATAACCCCTGGAATACACCTTCAATATCCAGTATGGGCATAAATATAGCCTCATAAATACCAGAGGATCCATACTTTTCTTTCTTAAATTTACATAAGTGATACACACCCTTTTGTTTTATCCATGAGCACATATCATAGTTTGTAAATCTGCCCCCCTCTAACAATAAGCCACCAAAATAGTTTATCTGATCATAGGTCAAACCCTTGGAATCTAAATAATTTTTAACCGTACCACTTGTAATGTGATTCACAGCTTACTCCCCTCACGCCGTTTATAGGGCACTTTTTCAACCTCTACTCCATAAAGAAATCTCAATTTCTGTATAACTTTATGAAATCTTTTTGAAATAGCCATATGTGATACATTAAATCTAGGGCCAATCTTTCTAAAAGATTCACCTAAATAAACATGCTGGTATGCAATGATATAATCCACTGTATTCTTTCCACCAGATACTTTCTCAATATCTGACCATAACCTATCCCTATAATAGGATTCTTCCTCTGTAAGAGATGGTGTGATAATCCGCTCTGCAAGAACCTCTATTAGATTCTCATCATCTAATGATATGACAGGACTATAATTATTATATTTAATTGTATCAAAATCTTTTTTTGACTTATAGTCAGTAGAATTGAGTTCCATAATTTCTCCTAAAAAGCCAATGCCAAGTCTGCATATACTTGTTCTATGCAATTAAACTTGGAGGATTCAAGTGTTTTCCCTCTTTTAAATACACCTGTCCAATAGTAGTGATCTCCATCTTTTCTAATAAGAATAACTGCACCACCCTTACTCAGTACAGATATAACATTAGACGGAATATTTTTAACTTTAACAGCATCCGCAGAATTATCATTGGTTCTATTGTATAGGGCTACACAAGACCTAGAACAAAACTTTCTCTTCTGAAAATCGGATTCACTAAGACCATCATGGTACAACTGCCTACCACAAGTCAGACACTTCTTCTCAGGATAGTATAACTCATCATATTTATGACTACACTTAACACTACAAAAATAATGATTAACAGTTTTACCACATACTAAGCATTTAGGCATACTATACCTCACGAATTTTTAACTTATAATAATAGTTGGGAATAAATTTAATTCTATATTTATTATTTACATTACCCTTTTCATCTCTGGACCAGACTTTAATTTTTCGTCCTTTGGTTTTGATTTTAACTTTATTATTTGTTTGTGCTTCAAAAATACAACCTTCTCTCAAAGCAAACATAATAGAAGTTCCATCTATCAAATATTGTTTTTCTGCAATAATCATGATCCTCTCACTTTGTAATGTGCACTATTTTAACATCACACTTTTTATTAATTTTCAGACTTTCTTTCCTGTCAAACAAAAATATATCTATTCTTTTTGTAAACCGTTTATTCATAGTGTCATCTACAATAAACCACCTATCAAAGCAGTTCACATATATTAAATCCCCATACGTTACATATGATAAGAAGTCTCTACTAACTGCCACCATACCCTCTCTAACAGGTCTATTTGAAGCAGTTACATTTGGGGTATCATCTGTCTGGTCGATGTCATTATTGTAGGAAGTAACTACAACATCTTTAATTACCCGTTCTGAGTATTCTGCTTTTGATAAGTCATACTTACTCTCAACCTGGATTATACTACTTGCATTATTATCCTTTAATTCTATTTTTTCTGCTCTAGTATCGCTAAAACATACATATCCAAAGAGAAGTCCTGCTAATGCTACATATCCCATTAGTCCGGTTGTATTCGACATAAAATCCTCACGAAATAAAAATAGGAGTGGTGTGGATAACCACTCCCTAGATGGCAGACTAAATAGCAGTAGAGGTATATACTACTCTATCTGCATCATTGCAAGAATAATAGGTTTTACCACCATCAGCAGAGAATAATCTAGGATCATTGGTATTCTGCCACATACCATCAGAAATCTCACTCCACTCGTCAGTAGATGTAGTGGGAACATAATCCTGAACTTTAAACAATTCAGTTAACATTTCGATAACTTTTTTCTTAGATTCGTGGTTTTTAATCCGTTCTAAATCACGAGCAAGGTTCATAACTGCATTTCCAACTTCAAACCGTTCTTCATCTTCGTCTAAATATCCCATGCTCAAAAGGATATCCCAGCATTCATTTGCACTCATCATATTATTTAATCTCCTTAACATCTGCTTGTTTAATAATCTGTTCCTTCTTCCACTCTTGTGCTTCTTTTACAGAGAGCGTACCTGCTTTCTCTTCACCACGTTTGGTTCTTACAAAACCAATATGTTTAAAAGAAATAAATGATCCTTTGGGTACATCCACCTTATAAACAGTTCCGTCCCTGTCCTCAAACATATAACCAATACCAAGAGCGGTACAAGTCTCTTCCAACTGTTTATCAAGTTCTTCATACTGCTTTTTAAGTTCATCTTTCTTAAAGGATAATTCAACTAACTTCTGTTCTAATTCTTTCATAGTCATAACCTCTCCTTTTCTATTACTATACTAATATGATAGCATATTAATCTGATTTTGTCAAGGAGTTTTTAAACCAATGGTGAAATTCTTATCTTTAGTTGCCTTATTCATAGCTTTTTCACATTCTTTCTTATTGGTGAAAACATCCCAATAATTTAAAGAATACCCTAGATTATATAGCCTTACCCAACGGCTACTACAACTTGAAACAATACCATTATCTAAGTATAGGTCACCATCATCCGGCTTTAAATCATATCGTTTCTTATGCTTATAAAACCATACTTTATCACCAATATTAAATTTTGTATTAGTCTTTTTAGACCTCACAAATACTCTACAGTCCTCTCTTGTCCTAAACAGGTTACTGCTAGTGTATGCTCTATTTTGGTTTTTTAGATAGTAAAATGACCACTGTCTATCAACAATGATATCTCTAACTACACCAAAGATAAATTTACCTTTTTCATAGCCATACCCAACTAACCATACTTTATCACCAATATCAAACATTATTGTTCCTCTTCTTCTCAACAACTTCTTTAATTCTATTAGAAGCTACATCAAAATACTTCTTATCTAATTCTATACCAATAAAATTTCTATTGGTGTTTACACAAGCAATACCAGTAGTACCGCTCCCCATACAGTTATCCAATACAGTATCATTCTCATTGGTGTATGTCTTGATTAAGTATTCTAACAAATCAACAGGTTTTTCGTTTGTATGCACTTTCTTATTTGCACACACTTCTGGAAAATTCGTCAATACATCAGTAGGATAATTTGTATATTCTCTTACAAATTCCTGTTTGTGTGAAGGTCTAACTCCAGCAACTGTACCAAATCTTCCCTTACCCGCTTTAATGGTTTTATTACAGGGAACCAAACCTTGTGGGTTATAAGTCATTCTCTTATCACCCAACTGACTTGCATGACCCATAGAACCTTTGCTAAATACCAATAAGTCTTCACTCTTGGTCATTGGTCTATTCTTTGCGTGAACAAAGTTTGTAGAATTATGCTTCACCCAAACAATACGATACTTGTAATCTTCCAGGTTGGAACACATTACTCTAGGTGTAAACATACCATTTGCAAAGAAAATAGCCGTTCCATTGGGTGCAAGGATTCTATTATAACACTCCCATAGTTTATCCATAGGAATATACTTATCCCAATTTGAAGCAGTAGTGCCATATGGTAAATCAACCAATACCAAATTAACACTATTATCCTGTATATTCTGTTCGTACATTACTTTCAAGCAGTCGTCATTATATAATTTAATGCTAGGCATATAACACCTCTATTGCAACGGATTAGGAATACCGATTAGGCTTACAAGTCCCCATTCCATAAACTTCTCAAAACCACCAACTGCTTTAATGGCTTTCAATGAAACACTTACAATTTGGTTAAAGGGAGTGAGGACACCATTGATATTTACAAACTTATCCCCAATAGAACAAATGGCTTTCTGTTCCTTACCTTCCAACTGTGCTTTTAAGAAACAGTAGATGTTCACAGATACATCCGCTTTGGAGCAGTCCTTGCCCCCCATGTTCCCTCCACCAAGAGGAAGCTCAATTCCGTAGAAATCACTGGCCAATTTTCTACCAGTTACACCAGTATCCACATTTACACCACCAGTCCAACTTCCCAAAGGATTAATAAGCGTAGCATTTGGTACAAGTGCTTTAATGTCTTTATCTTCTGCATTAGACCAGCAAATAGTTAATTCTTTTGTATCCTCGTTTAATACAATTTTTCCATCGGTGGGATACTTATTGTATAATTTATGACAAATGGAATAGGCTTCTTTATGGATATCTGGCATAATATAACCCGCAAACACACCATTATCGCCACATCTCAATTCCTTTTGGTTATTCGCAAGGTGAATATCCTGTGGTACTTCTACATAATTAAATGTATTTAACTTTACACCACTAATTCTTTCAGCCGTATCCTTAACAAAATCTTTTGGAATAGACACAGAAGTTTCACCTGTGATAAAACAGGCATTATGCCCAATTAATACTTCAAAGGCACATTTTGGATTTTCTTGTTTACTATAACAATAATCCACCAATGCACCAGAAACTCTGTCCGCCACCTTATCTGGATGGCTTGGTGACACTTTTTCTGTAATTTTCATTATTTAGTTCTCCTGTTATACTCATCAACTAAGGCTTCATACATATTCATCCAATTATCGGGCGGTTCCTGATAACTTTCATCATTATATGCCATCGCTCTATTCATTGCAGTACACATTTGTTTATCCATCATTTTAATGCAGTTTAGAATATGACTTGTTTTCATTTCTGAAATTTTTAATTTTCTACCATCTTTTGTAGTCCAATACATATTACTTATCCATTTTATCTTTAATCACCACTTAATTTTTTGATAAATATCCTCTATATGTTTATCCTTATAGTAGTCATAGATTAAAGCATTAGGAATAATGTTGGTACATGCTTCCATTGGATCATAACTTTCTCTGGTAACCTTCCAAGGAAGAATGCTAGCCGTACTCATAATTAGATCAGATGTGCTAATTTTACCATAGATATCTAACACTTCCTGTATAATCATTTTAGTTTTCAAATCTAATAGACTATATTTTCCACCAGGAGCGCGCCACACAGTCTTATCATAAATACTAGTACCAACAACATCATAAAGTTCTCGTACCATCGGCCCATTAATCCATGCTTCAATTTTTTCCTTAAATAATGGCATTCCATTGTTTTTAACCATATACCACGCTTGACAATAAAACACTAATCGCCATAACTTGGCCTTTGGTATTTCTCCCAAATAATTTACAATGTAGGCTGCTACGTCTAGTACAGAAACAGTAGTTACTTTTTTATCTGTCATATTCAATCACCAAGGAAAATCTACCAACATACTTCTAAAATTTCGTAAAATAGCTTGATTGGGCTTTACTCCCCTCACTAAGTTTTTATCTTCAATAAACCACTTTAAAAAATGTGAACTATTATCCATATCAACTAATGAAGCACAATATTCTTTTCTTACTTTATAGTATTCATTTTCAAAAAGTGATGGAACCCTATTTTCAAAATCAAAGATGTTACTAGAAAAATTCCACAATATACCCAAAGAAATAGCAGGACTCCTAGAAATTCCAGCATCACAATGTACTAAAATGTTTATGTTTGTAGTTCCTTTATCATATATACAATCAGTTACTTTGTCTAGTATGTTACTGCAATCTTCATAAGAAGGAGGTTCGTACTTTCTAAACTTGTTTTCAAGTGGTTTATCAATATCCCACATTTTAACTACTAGATGATTTTTATTGATTGGTTTTATGGAATCATCATCCGGACAGACAATAGAAATAATTAGATCAAAATTCCCCATTGTCGTGAAATTTTTCGTTAACATATTAGCAGTTTGTCTATCTGTTTGTGTTAATTTCATTTTTCCGTTTTCCTTTCCAAAAGTTTTCTACTGTATTCTTGTTCTTCTTTAGGTAAAAACATGTAGAACTTACGTACAGAACCCATTACTTTGTAAGATGTAAAAAACAATCTGTGAGTTACTTCTACTACTACACAGTTATAGTAGCATGGTGCGCCGTCTTTATCCGTATATGTACCCGCACGATCTTCTTGTTTAAAATTTACAACTTTATTGTAACCACCTAAGTAGCCAGCCCACTGAATATGCCTTATATAGTCATTCTTATATGAGATACCATAATAGCATGCCGTACATGTGGTCACAATTAATAAATGGCATTCTCTTCCCCACAATTTCATTATTTCCCCTCCAACAGATACAAAACATCACCATCACATTCTACATCTTTTTCGTAATACTTCCCTGCTTTATCTTTATATAGTGTCTTCATTGTTCTTCCTCTACGGTGAAAATTTTATATCTAACACTTATACTAAATATTTATCAACCGTGTGTTGGTTTTCCAATATGTGGGTTTGTACAATTTTTTATAAAGGTAGATATAATAATTGACAGCCTATTATGTTTAATTTTACCTTCTTTGATAGAAAAGTTTTTAAGACTCCAAACTTGTTTTTCTCCATTAAAGTTGTAATCAACTACAATATCTTTGCCAATGAGATTTTTAAATTCTTCTTCTTTCATAAGTTAATCACCATTTTTAACCAAAAAGTCCGGATTAATTACTTTAAAAGAATCCACTACAAAACCATCTTTGTCTAGTACACGATATACCTTTTCTTCGGCATCAATATTAATAAGACTAGACTTAAAACGAGAAAGCTCAACCATACTATCCACAGTTTGATTTTTCATAAGAAATTTTGGGAGCATTGGAGCAGTTTTAAGTCCAATAGCTTCACAGTATTTAACAACCTTACATCTAAATAGATCTTTTATTCTCATTTCCTTCTCTCTAATAGTTCAGTTTTCGTGAATATTTCCTAAAATAGTATATTCGTAATCTGCCATTGAAAATACCCAATCGTCATCTTCATCGTCAACTGTGATAAATCTACCACTCTTATTATTCCATTTTATTCTTAAAGTTCGGTCTTTCATAAGCTCGTCAGTAATATTGTGTCTATTTACAATGTCGCCCTCATAAATGAGTTTTCCATTTTTATCTCTAAGTCCGGTACATTGTTCAATAACTTCTGCATCTAGAACAAACCATTCATTATCATTACAAAGATTGTTATCAGTAAGATAATTATACACTAAATTTCTTTCTTCAGCATCTAAATTCGTATTTCTAATCGCTTTAACTAAAATTTCATCAGTTACTCCAATAATGGTAGATGAATAAATAGCTACATTATTAAGTAACAACTTAATGGTTTTATCCTTACCATCATTATCACAATAATTGGCCTCTACGACCGCCCTAAATAAAAGTCTATTGTTTTCCATAGTCATGTCCTATTTACTTTTATCAGTAGATATGGCTTGAATATACTGTTCGGTTAACTTTAACAAATCTTCAGAAATATCCAAAGTTTTGCTACCGATATTCTGCACCTTTTCATTGTTTACAATAGCCGGAATCACATAGATAGCGGCCATTTGCTTTGTGGATGGCAAAAAAACAGTAACAACACTAAAAAAGACAAGACCCATAACGGATAAAAGAAACGCTATACTAGCATACTTTCCAACCTTTTTATTTTCCTTTTCTATATCTTTTGCATAACAAAATGCAAGTGCTGAAAGAAGTACACATCCTACAAGTAATACGCACATAAGAGCACAACCAGTAATAATATCATCTAACTTTAACAACCAGTACATCTGCATAGGGGTAATCATAATTTACTCCTCCCAAGGGGCGACGAGGTTTAATTGCTTTTCACACGCCAATCCCTTATCGTTCACAAAAAAAGTATTATATTTTCCTATAACAGCCGCAAAAAAAGATTGGTTTTCGTCAACAGCAAGTATTACCGCCTTTTCCCCGTTCCGCGTCCTGTAAAACTTACCGACTTCCAGTTTTAACGGTTTTGGCTCGTCAATATAAGGAGTAACACTAAAATATAATGCAGGATAAATAATCCAATTTTTATCAGTCTTACTAATACCAACAAGTATTCCATTAATAAACTTATATTCAAGACCTTCTGTTTCAACTTTTTTCCCGACCTGTAAAGCGTTAATCACTTCTTCCGGCGTTTTTAAATATCTTTTCATTTCTATACCTCCACAATTACCATACCGTTTTACATTTCTCTGCTCCTAGTATTTGACAAATAAACTCTTTTTTATTCTTAATCATTATTAACCTCTTTCAACGGACAACTCTCAAATTTATTACATATTTCTGAGTTAATAGCTATTGTGCGATCTAAAATTCTGCAAGCATAACTATGGTATTTTCCGCCCATCACCCCAACATAACGACCGAACGGACACTTATCACAGCTTTTAGGCATATCTACTTCAATTTTTATTGTCATCTTTCTCCTCCGCACGGCGGTTCCACGCTTCTATGGCTCCTTGTTTATCTATGTTTATCGGTCCTCTTGCACCACAAACCTGACAAAACACATAGTGAAAATACATATTAAACCGCCTTTTAGATTGTACTACTATAAACTCTGCTTCTTCACAAAAGGGACACGGTTTTAATTTAGTTTCCATTGTTATCTCCTAGGAACATACACTTGTTCGTGTTGCGTATGTTTAAAACTTTCACCAACCTCTTTCGGTAAAGTTGTACTTCCCACTAATGCACAATTCTTTACAGCCAATAGTGTATCAAACACTGTCCAAGTGTGAAACTTTTCTTTATTCATTAACTCGCAAATGAAGTTAATGGTTTTGTTTAATCTTTCCTCACTAGTTTCCATTATTATATCCTTTATTTTACATCTAATCCAAAGAAAACTCTTATAATCCCAACTCGTCCATAATCTGATCATAGAAGGAATCTTTAAAGTCATCATAATCACATTGAACGACATTTCCATCTACCTTTACTTCGGTTACTTCCAAATCTTCATCATCCCCACAGTCGCAGAGTGTATTATCATAGTTATTCATATCCACAGCTGGAGCAGGTCTAGCCGGAGTATAAAATCCACTTACTTCAAAATCAATTCCACCAAACACAAACTGAACATTAAATTGTACTTTTCTCATAACAGCCTCCAAAATGTAATTTAACTACAAAATTATTATACTAAATCAACAACCTATTGTCAATACTTATTTTGCACATTTTTTAGTTAAATGATAACCCAAACATCTCTTGCAAAAATACACCCTCAAAGCAACATCACGCTTTTTATGCACCCTATTAACTGCTTCCTGTGCCGTCTGCTCGGTAGGGTACCTATGCTTCTTCCAGCAGGAAGATAACATTGCTAACAATTCACTATCACTCATACAACCTCCAAAATTATTTTACAAAAAGGGCAAATATATTTGATAACCATACCCCTTAAAAAATCTGGGGAATTTTTTGGAAAATGTCCTTTTTTGCTCTCAACAGGTCCTATATGTTTCCTAGGACCTGTCAAGTGTATGCTACATCTTACTTACTACATTAACTCTAGTATATTCCACACCATCATCTGCCAGAGTTCTACCACGACCACTAAACATAATATAGTTCAATGACAGCAGTCTTGGCTCAATAATGTTTTCTACTTCGTCCTGCGTTAAGCCAGTTCTCTTACAGATGGCTTTCATACCCATAGGTACTCTTACACCATTAAGTACATTAGTATATAAGCAGTTAAGATACTTATAATCTATCAGGGATAATCCAATTTTATCTACCCCCTGATAGTTAAGGAAGCCTTGCAGGTCCTTTGTATCAAAAGTATCAATACCCTTTGCAATCGTATAGTTAGCCAAAGACTTAATAAAGGCATTCATTAATCTGGGAGTACCAAAAGACATACCAGCCAGTTTATCCAGTGCCTCCTTACTTATTTTAGTATTTAACTTGGAAGAAGAATACCCTCCAATTTGGGATAATTCTTTAACAGTATAATCTTCCAGCTGAACTTTGTTAACCATACGTTCATATAGAGGCTTTGAAATCATACCAGGATTTGTAGTTGCAAATACCCAAGTCCAGTCTGGGAATTTCCAATTAAACTTTCCGTGCTGAAGTTTACCATCCTCCAAGATAGGCAGTAGCATTACTTGTGCTTGGGGGGATATGGAATGACACTCGTCCACAAAGATAATAGAACCTCTTTTAATACCTGTTCCATTATTCTTTAATAACTCAAACACATCCTCTTCTTTGCGGAGCATAGGCCCAAAAGCTTCAACCAAATCTACACCCATAGAGTGTGCAAATGCTCTTACAATGGAGCTTTTACCCATACCAGGTTTGGCAGTTACCAAAATGGGTTCGGGGACTTTGCCAGTCTTTTGATAAACACTAATAAGCATATTAAGTTTATCTTTAACTGCATTTTGACCAAAGTAACTTTCCAAACCTTCGGGTCTAATGTTTTGCATAGTCCCCACCCCCCTTTATTATTTAACTTTAATTTCCACAACCATAGAGGATAACTTATTATAGTCATCTTCTGTTAAAACATTCTGCATACTTACTTTTCTCAACGCAAGATCTTTTAATTGCTTGATAGTAGTGTAGGACTTCAATGCTTCCATTACTGCGTCCAAAAACAACTTCTTTAAATCATTATCCTTTGTATTAGTTTTTGCCATTTTTAAATTCCTCCCTAATAAGTAAATACCCAAATACAACAGCCACCAAATAGAACAGAACATTATACATCATATCACTTTCTCCTATATTGTTCTACATTGGCACCACACAGGGTACAATACATTTCCCCACTAATCTTGTCAAATACAAAATTAGTTCCACCACATAAGGGACATTCTTTAATTCTTTTCATTTTCTTTTTCCTCCATCGCTTTTAATTTCCTGCACATAATATCCTTATGTGCTGCATACTGCTTTGCTTTTTGCTTCTTATAATATACACTACTTCCACCTCGGTTGTCAAGGGATTTCTTTAATATGGACTTTGTATGTGTGGGGTCCTTAATCATTCTTACCGTCATCATAGATACTTTGTACTTCTTTGCCAAGTAGTTCATAGATACTCCCCCACGTTCCAACTCTTCCTTAATTGCAACCTTAATACCAGGGTCAACCTTGCAACGCTTGTCTGACAAACCGAGTTCCTTTAAAGAAGGCATATCGTTAAGATTCATAAATACCTCCCATAGGATCCTCTTCACAGTCCTCAATTTCTTGTAGTGTCTGATCCTTTTTCATATCAGCTACCAGTCTTTTTAAATGCTTGATAGTTTCTTCCTGCATTCTATACTTGGACTTCAACTCATCATAAGCAAAGTCTTTTTTTCTAACCGCAATTTTGGTATCTTCCTTTGCTCCGTCCAACTGTCTTTTAAGTAATTTAATATCCTCCTTTAAGCCGTCCATATCTTTGATAAGAGCATAGTTATCTTTCTCACTCTTGGACAGTTTTCTATTTAACTCACCTACTTTATTATTATAGGTGTCCTCTTTCTTCTTTAATAATTTTTCCAATTTTGCATTTTCATTTTCATAATATGACATCTTTTTAAGTGTTTCTTCCACTTTAGGCTTTACTTCCTCGTCTAATACCTTTCTGTATGCCGTTCCAGCCTCAATAGTCTTCTTACATTCTTCTTCATACTTCTCTGTAAAATCAGGGCCGTTCAAACTACCTGTAAATATCAGTGTAATAAGACTGCACAAACCAAATACTGCTAATAATACAATACCAAGTGATACTAAAATAGATATTCCCATATTATCTCCATTATTATTCATACTTAAAAAATTAAACAATTCTACTTCACTTGCCCCAAAGTAAGTATTGTTCATATACCACACAACCAAAAGTGGTACGAAACTAAACCACCCTACAAGGGCTGATAAACCACAAGCAAATAGATTCCTACCTACATTTACATTAACTCCCGGGATTTCCCCTGTTTCCAAGAAATGTATTCTCTCGTCTGCAATAGCACGAACTTCCTCCTTGGTTAATTCTTTAATTTCTTTATTCATAAAGCATCCCCAGTATAAATATCAACCCAATTTTCTTTTTCTTCATCCCACTTTACCATATCTGTAAAGTGATTATTAACATATTCTACAAATGTTTCATAAGACGGATAACGACAGTCCATACCAAATTGAAGTGCCAGCTTATACATTAATTGGTCCCTAATATCTTCCACCCTACTTGCAACCTTATATTCTAATTCTCTTCTTGTATGTCCGTCATACTGCCGAAACATATTATCCAACATACACCAGATCAGGACAGTTTTCATATGTTAATCCTCCTTGCCATCATTCTCTGCGTTTAATTCCTCACATACTTCTTTGGCCTCATCATACTCATAGACGACATCATCCCCATAACCATCTTTAACATAGTCTTTTTCTATTTTATCCCAAATAAGAAACTTTCTACCCACACTGTCTTGTCTTACAATTTCAAATCTTGTTTTCATACTTATCTCCTTTTTGTATACATACATTATATCAAATATTTAAATAAAAGTCAAGGGGCTTTTTACACCCCTTGACTAGAGCTACTACCAACTTGCCCGATAGAAAATACCAGCACAGTATTTATCAATATACTTCTTTGCAATACTAATAAATTTAATTGTATCGTGCAAAGACTGCTCATAATAACTCAAATCATCCTCGTCTTCCAAGGAGTTACTCCCAAAGAAAAAGCCATCACACGGGCACAGATGCTCCTTAATGTAACTAATAAGTTCCTTTTTATCTAATCTATGCTCTACAACTTGTAAAAACTTACCCAAGATATCGTGGCAAAGTTCGTCCAAGTCATTTAATTGCTCTTCACTTATGGAATATTCCCCACAGTCATCATTGCCGTACTGCACATTATCCACAAACCATTTATGGATCCAATTTGCTTTTCTCCAATACCCAATGTCATAAATGATACTGGAAATATTGCTCGTCGGATATACAACGCATTTTTTAAAATCTGCAGTCTGTTTATCCTCTTCCAGGAAACAACTCTCCTGCACTTCCAAACACCCCTGCTTTACTGCTGCATACTTTGCTCCCACATACACCTTTGCCGTCAAGTATTGATCTAATCCCATAATTTATTCCCCCTTAAAAATATTTTACAAAACATACTTTTCCAGTTTTGACTGCAATTTTTAGAGCCTCTGCATTTCCAAACTCACTTTTTGGAATTGTCATATTTGGAATAAACTCATCCCACTTATGGTTACAATCATACCCGTGGACAGTTACGCCGTAACCATTGCGCAAATCAATCCACACATTTGGTACTACCTTAAAACCTTTTGGAAGTTTATCTGCATAATACACTCCAAATTCTCCGTCTCCGATGTCATTCTCAATACCCACACCATTAATAACACAGGTTCCAGCGTCTGCACTATAAGTAGTAATATATTTCATACACCCCCCTATACAGCCCACTCATCCAAGTCAATATCCCATACTTCAAAATTGCTATGGACGATATAATCAAAGAAGGAATCTCTATCTTTGAAACCGGACGCTTCCATAATTGCATTAGCAATATTTTTTAGTCTGGCACACTCCAAATAGAGAGCGCGAAATCTTTCATCACTAATATTGTGATTGACCATTAATCTATTAAGATAGTTAATACGGTTATCTAACCGACACCAAGTATTAATAATTTGTTTTTCATTGATCTGCATACAATACTCCTATAAGATAATTTTACCATCTTTGATGCAAAGGGCACCTGATCCGTCTTGATCTGCCACAACCAAGGTACCATTGGACTTTGGAAAACATTTCACAATCAGTTTTGCCAATTCCAAAGCATCAATTAATCCATCATAATCCTGTGTGTCTAACGTGATATGCCCCCTCATATTTCCTTCAGTATAGATAATAGCATACAGGGGCATATCTACATCACCCTTTGCATACATATCATCATACGTTCTAACCATAGATTTAAAACTATCTACCTGTTTTACGTCATCAAATTGTACCCATACATTGCAAGAGTTAAATACTTTATTAATCATACTTGCCTCCTTTAGAATAAACTACCTGTTTTGGTATCCTTACGTCTAATGACATTATGGACTTTATCATAATACCAATACTCACATAAATCCCAAATATCATCCAGCTTTCCATTGACTTCGTCCACCTTACAACCAGGTGCTTCCCCCTGTAACTTACTCAAAAACTCCTTTTGGTAGTCATCGGTTATGAAAGCTGTCAAGTTTATGCTATCACAAACCTTTATATTTATAGAGTCTAAAATATTATCTAACGTGTCATCCAATGACACTCCGTACTGGTAGTTATTAATAGCTACATACGTAGATATTAATACTCCCATTTCCACCTCGTCTGTACCCCCATTAAGGGCAATTCTTTCCAAGAAGTCTTTGGTATTATCTGCATAAAATGGGATAAAACCAGAGCAAGGAGTAAACTCTCTTTTTAAGAATGCCTCAAAGTATGGGTGGTCCTTTACTCTATTAATAAGTTCCTGCACGGTAAAGGGCATCTCTGTCTGGTAGATGATGACATCCGTTTCATAATTATAATACTTTGGAGAATGCACAAAACATCTTACCAAACGGAAATCACTGGGTAAGTATGCGTCAATCCAATTATCTGCAACGGCCTGCTGGTAGTCATCACAGTCAAAAGCATCCCACAAAGGGGTATTATCCAATACCCTTTGTATCGTTTCGTCATTTGACCACAAATCAAAGTCCTGCTCACTATTTAAAAATACAGACTCATAAAAGCCTGCGAAACCAAAGGACCTAGCTTGCACTTTTTTATCATTTAAATTATTTTTCATAGATGCCTCCACATAAATACATTATATCATATTATGGGTATATTGTCAATACTCTATTTTACAATTTCCACCATAAAGTTTTCCCTCCAAAAATCGTTCTCTGTAACCTCTCTAAAAATAGAGGTACTATCAAAAACTTTGGGAGAATATCCCCTAACAAAAGTAGTTCTATTAATTTTGGTAACATACTTACCAGTATTTTTATCCTTTATGATAAACTTAATAGACGAAGCACCATCCATCAAAGCCTTGTATAATGCTTCCCTACCTTCTTTATAGAAGGCTTGTCTTAAAGCTTCAGCTCTATTAAGAAAATGTTTCTTATTCCTGCTGGTAGAGGCGTACTTTAACGCTTTATTATATAGCGTATAAATACGATCATACTTTTTTAGGTACCCAAAGTACCTAGCTAAATTTGCCACGTCCAAATATTTGTTTTTTCCCTTTTGAAACTCTCCGTGCAAATAGTCCAAAAGGATTCTTTTTTCCAATTCCCCCCTACTATACCCTTCATTTTTCCCAAGCGTCCACTTATTATAATATTTTGGAAACTCGTTGCTAGAGGCGGACACAACATCTGCCACATACCCATTATCCCCTTTTCGTACCCTTAAATTTTTTACAATTTCGTAAGACATATACCCCCCTATTTATTAATGTTAATTGTACCCTCTTTGATCAATTTTTCAATCCCCTTTTTATTAAGGAATTTATTATCAATGCTACTATATTCTTTTAAAAATAAGTAGAGATGTCTCAATGTCGTACGGGAATAATCCCAGTCTTTATACAAGGTTACTTTATTTCTACTAACACTAGCAATTAAAGACTTATAGGATTGGAAATAAACAGTCCCCTCATTTGAAATAATGTATTGATTGTTATGATAATATTTCTTTACAAGCATATTAAACCTCCTTTTTTGGTATATTATTAGATGCTTATCTTAAAACAAGCACAAGCGGATATAGGCGGATAGGATGGGGGGCAGTTAGCGGTCCGCCCAATAGGTAAATGTGTTTAACTTTTCAGCCCCGTATTTTTTCCACCAAACAGAGAGTCTTTTTTCAAAGTCCGCCAAAACTTTTTTATAGGCGGATATAATCATTTCCCGCTCCGCTTTATCCAAACATACCACGGGTATAACATCTGGCATTTTTTCGTGCTTTTTTAATCCGTTTTCAATTTCCCCGCAATCCGTTAAATGATCATAATTCTCCCATACCAATCTAGCAGTTCCGTTGTACAAGTACATCACCCCAAGCACATAGGGGTATTGCATACAATTTTCCCTTTCCAAAGTCTGCACAATTTTCTGTAATTCTTTGGTATTTCGGTAGATAAAATAATCCTTCATTTTATCCTTATTTTTAAGCAAATCCTTATAAAGCTCAAAGTTTGGACCTTCATCATAAAAGCTGAAGTTTTTTTCAATACAGGGCTGATTAATTCCCAATATAGTACCATTAAATTGCACAGCATCGGCGGTATGTTTTTGCAACCCTTTGGCCATCCTTTCATTGGTAGGCCAATTTCTTTTGGCATATACTTTTATTAGTTCTTTCATAAATACCTCCCCCCCCTATTAAGGACGTAGGGGGCAACCATCTAATTTTCCACAATCCGGAGTTTCCGCGTCAAGGCACGGGCAAATATAAGTAATAAAAGTCTCGTCAAAGCCCCTAGTTTCTGCGCGGATGGGGCAATCTATACAATTTTTAGGAAATGGGATATTTATCTTTGTCATAAGTACAACCCCCTATTAGATACCTAAAATAATCTTATAGGTATCTGTCTTTTTTAGATATTTTATAGATACCACGTAACAATTCCACGATTTAAGTGTATCATCAAAAACGGTTACGTCATCCGCAAGTTCAAAGTGCTCCCTATAAATGACAAATACACATTTTTCATTATCATAATAATCTGTATTTTTTAAAATTATGGTAGTCATAGTATACCTCCTTATAAGTCGCAAACCAAAGAATAAACATATCTACAAAGTGTATTATATTGTTTATTCTGCCAATAGTCAAGTAAAATATCTTTTTTATCGGCAAGAATTGCGTTCATTTTCTCTAACTTTTTACTAGACTTGCGCCCCTCTAATAAGGTAAAGTAAAAATTTCCCTCGTCAAAAGGGGAGTACTCCGAAATAGTTATTCCACCAAGTTTGCGCTCCCTTTCTTTCTGGACGTGTAGGTTATATTCCCCCTCGCTATGTGAAATATGTATATCTAAAACAAAATTATTTTCTAATGCTACTTTCATAATACTACCTCCCTTGGTACTCCTATTCCATTATATAATCACACACGCCCCCCCCCATATGGCGGTTTGTGGCGGATATGATTGTATAATGGAGGGGGTATATTTAACTAGGTTAGGTACTTATATTTTGTACCTTCTATTGTACCCCCCTCCTTTTTTTTTTACATTTATTTCCTTTTTTTAGTGTTTGATTAATTAACAAGGGAAATCACCCCCGCCATCACGGCCTAGGCCTTTTATTTGGTATCATAGTTCTATTTTTGGTACAAACATAATGCAATATCTTATATGATCTCATATATCCTACCTTCACACTAGTATATTGATCCTCCCCTATTATTTTTTGCCGTGCAAAAATAAGTTAGGTTATCACTTTATATTAGATGTTGGGAGTTACTTTTTATGTGCCACATATCCCTTTTTACATTATTTTTGTATCAATTTTTCCAATAGTTATATTGGTATATTTTTTGATACTTTTCTTAAATTATCAAAGATCCGTATTTTAATTATTTATCATATTTGCTTATCAATCCTAATAATTTGATGCTATCTGGTTATCATCCATTGATAAACTCTTTATGACTGGTTTTTAAAATACCACTGTATACATTATAGCATATTATAATATCATTGTCAATAGTCTTTTAATGATACATATGCAAACTAATAAAGATAGATTGTACGACTATATCCGTACCGCTCTCTATATAGGTATACTTGTAAAGATCTATGAGCTCCTTTTAACATTAGCCCCTCGTTTCCTTCATACTTATATTATAGCATATTTTACTACTCTTGTCAATACCTTTTTTATTTTAGAGGTGGTATTTGTTTTCCCCTATACTTATAGCATAGCATATTTGGTTTTGATTGTCAAGGCACTTTTCCAAGTCCGTTTGATCTTTACCATCTGCTTTACTATACTTATATGTTAGCAAATTTTGATATTGATGTCAAGCCCTATTTTTATTCTTTTAGAGGCACTTGCAAATATCTTTTTTGCTCCCTTCATACTTATATTATAGCATATTTTGGAACTAATGTCAAGGCGCTTTTTCCAAGCCCTTCAATTAATACCCTTCTGCTATACATATATTATAACAAATAAATTTAACATTGTCAAGGGCCTTTTTTATCCCCTTATAATTCCTTATCTGCTATACTTATATATTAGCATATTTTACGGATTATGTCAAGGCCTTAATTTTAAAACACTTTTTTAATAGTGGTATATTATACCATATTATGATGCTTAAGTCAATACCCTTTTTTATGTGTTTATTAGCTTACGGCCTGGGCCTCTAATGATATTTTACAATTTTAAAAGACAGATGTCAATAGGTATTTTTATTCTATTTTACCCATATCCTATATTTTACCATATTATTAGACAGATGTCAATAGGCTTTTTATCCCATCTTTACATTATATCATATTTGAAGCATTTTGTCAAGTGCAGCTCATAGATTCCATTAATACATACTACCATAAAAACACGGAGAAACCCCTAGCAGAATCGTAACTTATCCCTATATTTTAAGGGTTTTTAAAAAGTGCCCGTTTGTCTGTTTTATATCTATTTTAGGTATTTAATGGAGCATTTCATAGGTTAGTCTTATTATATGTTATCTAATGCAAATTAATTAGATATCTAATACTACAAAAGTTTAGCATCCCCTAGTGATTCCTTAATTTATCCCTATATTATAAGACTTTTCTTATCTAATATAAATTAATTAGTATTAATACAATCTGTGCCTAATTATGTAAAACATCCTAAAAGCCTCTATTTCATTTTTACCTATATCTACCTACCAGCTATAAATAAAAACCGTTCCTAGGGCATTTTAGGGCCCTTTACGGGCATCCTAGCAAGCATATCTAATAAATAAAAAGGGCACCAATTGGTGCCCTTTAAATAAAACACAATCATACTTTATTTGTCATAAATGATCCAGCTACTTCCCAAATCCCCGGGATCCTTTACCACCAAAACAGAATTATCACAAGTTAGGCCCTTCTTGTAACATACATCCAGCATCTTATTAATACCTTTACCTCTTGCCAAAACTAGTCTCCCGTGCTTCTCTCCGTTCATACCCTACCTCCTTTATGTATTTATTATATCCTAGCATATTATTAGATAGATGTCAATATGTATATTTAATAACACAATGTTTTATACCATATCCTACAATGCCCTTTAATTAAGCAAAATTGCCCCTTCCTGCGACTTTTATTTGTAGCTGGTACCTGTATACCCCTCAAATCGTTATAGAGCGTTTTGATGTGTCTGCATATATATTATACCATATTAAAACTTATATGTCAATATCCTTTTTACATCCCAGATTGGGGGCTTTGCATTATACCATATTATCTCGCACCAGTCAATACCTATTTTTAACATACGCTAACATCTAAAACTCTTTACGCCTAATATCACCTCATCACACGCTAGCATTGCTAGTAAAGCTAATTATCCCTATTTTTTAAGCATTTTTGCCCCTTAATGCTATTATATCCCACTCCACATACCACTGTATAGCCCTTGCTCCAAAAACTTGATATAAAGCATTATAGCACGCTTGGCAGCCACCACAGTTTTCCCTATATGGCCGCTTTCCCCCGCTTGCCAAAATTAAGAGTAGCGGATATAGACCGATGAAAGTGGGTTATCAGATACCAAAAATTCTATTTTTAAATTTTGGAAAAAATTTTGCAATACCAACCACAAAAAAAATTATAAAAAATTTTTTACAACTTTTTCTACAATAATAGGGTCTAACTGAAACTGAATTAGACCTTTAATTATTCATTTTGAGATATATTATTTAGGCACTATACTTAACTGTGTTCTAGTTTGTATATCTTCAAGAATTTGTCTACATATGGGAGTTATATCCGACTCACTAACAATCTGCTGTTTATTAATTCTATTATAAATAGTTGAGTATGTTATACCCGTTTTTCTAGCTATATCACAAACGGGTAATAATTCTCCCAGGTATAGATATTTCTTCCCCCAAGCATTTCTATTGTTCATATTCTCTTTATGTGAGACCCAATGACAGTTATCTGGTGTATAGTTCCCATTGTTATCGATTCTATCTAATTCTAAGTTATCTGAGTAGCCTGTTATTTCTGCCCATGATTTAAACACCTTATATCCATCTACTTTATCTAACCACTCGGAGCAAACCTGTATACCTCTACCGCCATATCTTTCATAGTTAATATTATTTGGGTTTGTACATCTATCAATCATCTTGTACCAGATTCCGTAAAGCCTTTCGTAACTCTTACCTCGTAGTTTATTACAACCACAATTAAGTTTATGTTTTAGATAATAAATACTGGTTGTAAATTTATTCCCGCATTTACATTGGCATAGAACGGTATAATTGACCACATCTACATATAGTATTATTACATCTCCAAATTTAGCCCCTATCGTTATATCAGATAGGTAGATTGATTTATATTTCTTTACATTTGTGTTAACTTCACCACTCATATTTTTATTCTCTCTTATAACTTATTTACATAATTCTTTAAACTATCTTTAACTTCTTGAATATTTCCTAATAACCTACTATTTTAATACAATTAATTGTTTTATATAACCATAGTCTAATGTAATATACAGCATACTTCCTTTATCAACTATGGAAATATTATCAATAGCGCCTTTATACTTATAATTTAGAATCATACATTTAATTCTTTCTTTACATTTCCTATATAGTTAATTAATTCTTGGTCTGAAATTATCTGATAATCCCACACATCTATGCCTACATTGATGTTTAGTATCTTACTATTCTTATCATAATAGTGTTTCCATAGATTATGTACATGACCACATATATGTATTGGTAGTTTATTCTGTGAGTTTGTAATTGATGGATAATGAGATGCACTTACTTGATATTGTCCCAATGTGGTTATTATTAAATCTGCCACCGAACTTACTTTATTATTTTTATCATGATTTCCTTTTATATTTATAAAAATTGGACTTATCTGATTTATATAGTAGTCTTCTTTACACCCAAACACAAAATCACCCAAGTGTATTAGAGTATCATTGGTAGATGTAGTATTGTTAATGGTATCTATTAGTTCTGCATCCATTTGTTTGGTATCTATAAAGGGTCTATTGCAATACTTTATGATATTTGTGTGATTAAAGTGTAAATCAGATGTCCAAAATCTATTCATAATATTTAAAATACTACCTATTATATAAACTAGATAGTCTATTGGTAAGTTCTGTTAAAGACTCAAAGAACTCATTATAAGGAAGTAAAGAATCAGATAGAGGCTCTCTTAAATAGTAGATTTCTTTACCAGAATTGTAATTATGATAGATGTCCAAAATAAGTTCTGGCTTTATGGATTCTTTACTCTCTGTATCATAAGCATAATACTTACCTATGATACTCACAGTAGATAGTAAGTCCTCATTATGATAAGTAAGATGATTATGGTTATTTGTATAAGAATATAACTCAAACTTATCTAACTTCTTAACCATCTTACAAATTAATGATTCAATATATTTATAATCAACTTTAGTCTTAGTCATATTATTTTTTCTGTAATAGGCTAATTACTTTGTTATTTGCCTCTTCATATGTGCAAAATACTCTGTCTTTTTTGTAAACATCAATATTATTGGCTTTTACATCTCTAAGACAGTAATTATAGTCATCATGTGCAACATAGTATTTGGTATCAATAAAGATATTTGGATATTCACCCAATACTACATACATCTTCCACTGTGTATCGTTTACTTCATTATCTGGAGTCATTCTGGTGAAACAAATAGATTTAATATCATTTAATTTATCACACATTTTTAATGCTCCTGATTTGGTATAGCAGGAATATACTTCCACAGTATCCGCAAATCCAACAGTTAAAAACTTATTACTGATGAGACTATAGTACACCTTGTATTTTTTATTCAAAAACATACACTCTCCTTAAAAAATATTGATAAAAACCATCCCTACAAACCCAACTAATAAAGATCCTACAACTACAGTTGCTCCAGCTAATAAAAATTCCATATTAAATGCCTACCTTATCCGCCGGAGTAAAGGTAAATAAAGTAGTACGATATTTACCACGTTTAAGTAATGCTCTGGAAGCTCTGTAAATTCTAGTTTTATTCTTTTTCATATCATATCTCCTTGTTTATAAATATAGTATAGCAAATATTCGTTCCTTTGTCAAGTCTAAAATTAAATTCCCCTTTTGATTATTTATCATTATATTGGTCTAACAGCCTTTTAAGTTCATTCTTTGCCTTATTTATGGCTGATTTCTTGTCCAAAAACAAGTAGGGATGGTCTTTTTCAGTAAAATAGTCCACACAACCATCGTCAAAAATAACTGTTACACCCTTTTTATCTGTATCTTCCTCTATTATGTCTACTTTTACCTCTGAAATTGAGAAATTTACCCCTAAATAGTACAGTTTTTGACCATTTTTAAGCGTTTTTGCATCATTTTTTGTCATTTTGGAAGTCCTCCCTATGGCTTGATATATCGTCGTATTTATAGGTTAAACCTTGGAATTTTACCTTATTTTCCTCTAAAAAACACACTTTTTTCTGTTTTTTACTGTGTTTTTGTATATATTTCCTAACTTCTGGGTCTAAACTATATATGAAGCACTTATTTTTGTTCACCCTATGTCTTATTCTATTATACTTTTCTGGAAATATAAGAGGATAGCAGGTTAATAGCCACTTATTCTTTGGTAATAATCCCATTTTTAGAAATTTATCCCGATTTGACTTAATAAGTTTTCTTATACGCCCACTTGGAACCAGCCTTCCAGCATAATCAATAAAATTTAATATCCTCACAAGTCTGTAATCTGTCAAATATAACATATATAACTGATATATTGCTATGCTCACCCCCTTAAACTCTGGCATATCTGACTTATCAGTTTTTATTACTGGGGATATGTTAACACACCTATTAACTTTTGTTTTAGAAAATACTTCATCCACTAGGGAGTTCACATTTGAAATGGTATCATAAACCGCTTGTGCCCCATACCTTATATACAGACCTGTATGATACAAATGTGCTCCTTCATCCACCACTACAATCCTTGATTTAGATGATGCTTCTTTGGCTGTTGATATTAAGTCAAAAGTTTCATTTCTTCTTTCTTCTTGAACTACAAATAAAATAACTTCTGGTTTATATATTTTACAAAATCTAATTAAAGATTCCTTATCACCACAAGAACCTATAAAAAAAAGTTTACTCTTATCAATGTCCATCGTGATAAGAGTTCTCAATAATTCTTTCTTGCAAACAAGTAATAGCGATTTAGAATCCATGTGTTTTATTTAATGAAAAATATTTACAGATTTGAATTACATTATAAAAGAAAATGCTTCCATCATCCTTTAATTTATTTTCTTTTATCAAATTCCAAACAGATATTAAGTTATAGCCACAAGAAGAAAAATAATCCTGAAGTAATTTATGCACTTCCTCAGACTTCAAAATTAAATCCTCCGATGTAAGTATTTTAGTTTCTAAAATTTCTTGTGTCATAGTTTTAATTCCTTAATATACATAGATGTCAATTCACTAGAACATCTACTAACTGCTCTATCCCAAACTCTCTGTGGAAATCCATGATGAAGTTTTCCTGCTGGTCTTATAACCTTAACTGGATGGTCTAGACTATTTGTTACTTCCATAACCCCATAGGGAGTTCCTTCTACAACCCTAAATACGTCTTTAATTAATCTATTTTCTACTGCATAGAATAATCTGTTTGGCATCATTTTATAAACTGTGTTTTGCAACTTCTTACCAGGATTAATCAGTTCATTTAAATAAAGTGTATGCTTACTATCTTTTGATTTAAACTCATGCTCAAAATCTTCTAATGATGTCTTAATTTCCACTTCAATAACGTCATTTGGTGTGGCTGCGACCACATCTGCAAAATAATTAGATAAAACACCAACCTCTGTTGCTACTAATGGAAAATGACGAATGTACCTATAATAGTACATTACTAAACCTTTTATTTCTATTGAAGTTAGTTTATTCATAAAATAAAAATGCCCTCGGCGGGATTTGAACTCACAACCTTCTCCTTAGGACGGAGCTGCTCTATCCAGTTGAGCTACGAGGGCTTAAATCATATACCCAGAGAGGGACTTGAACCCTCATGGATTGCTCCATACGCTCCTAAGGCGTACGTGTCTACCAATTCCACCATCCGGGCAAAAATAATTAATATGGTTAAATCCTTATTAATAATATACCATATTAATTTTAACTTGTCAAGTAATATTTTGTGTCGTTGCCAGAATCGAACTGGCTCAATCGTCCTACGTTATAAACATCATCGGACATTTGCGTGCTACCATTACACCAAACGACTAAAACTATAAAATGTTAATACAGTATGCCAAACAGATATCTAAAAAAAATGCAACAAGATTTGCTGATACTACATCTAATGGCCAGTGTGCTTTTACATATACTCTAGTCCATGCACAAGCCCAAGCAAGTAATATAAATGGTATGCACACCCATAATGGCTTTACAAAAAATAAAACATAATATGCTGGTAGGGCTGCACTCATTGCATGCCCAGACAAAAAACTCTCCCCATCTTTATGTGAATATCCATGAATATAAAGTACATGCTCTTTTGAATCACGTGGTCTTGGTGCGTCAAAAATACCTTTAAGTATTTGTACAATTATATTACCAATAAGATAAACAACTACAAAATAAACTAGCTCTCTTACCCCACGTAAGAAATAAATAACTGGGAGTGCAGATACTGGTAATAGTATGGTTAGAACATCACCCAATTTTTTAATAATATTTTTCATAAATTAGAATGCCTGTTTGTGGTCACTGGAACAGGCAATCCAGCAAATAAGGTATGGAGGTGCTCTACCCTGACCAGTAAGACTCGTACTACCTAGTTTTAAGTAGCGAACGTCCTACAAATATATCAGGAACGTGGGCACTGCCCCCACCCCATTCGGCCCCAAACCGAATATGCTACTGTCAACACCTGTTCCTGTAAATAAAACAACATATCTTGTAAATCTATAACAACATACTACAATATTTTTAGAACATTGTCAACTACTTTTTTATAACTTTAAATCTATCCCAATCAACACGTACTGGAGTTGAATGCTCTTCTGTTGCCTCAAGAGACTTACGGAGTTTATCTTCTGGGGATAAAGTTTTATCTTTACTCAACCAATACAAAGCACCTTTTGCAAAATCCATACCACAACCAGCTTCATCATAGCCTCTTGTATCCTCTAACACAGAGAAGTCTGCTTGTACATGATATAGTTTGCCCTTATAACCCAAAAGGAAATCACCACCGGTTTTCTTACCATTCTCACTGTGGGTATGTTCCGTAGACAAAAACCCCGAACAATCAAAGGTTCGCATAATAGATGGTATAACCATCTTAACTAAATATTGTAAATCATCTGTGCAAGTTTTTGGCCTCTTTGGTTGTTTCCAATCGTATTGCAAAATTTGTCCCATCCTAAATGATCCACAATAACCAACAATAAAGTCACCATTAACAAACACTTTTTGATTATTATAGTGTAAATCGGAGTAGCCATCAGAACCCATATGGTCTCCCGCCATATACACGTGTTTCTTTTCAACAAAACCAACTATACAAGTCATTTTGCACCTCTATTATACGGATTATTCAACACTGACAAATTGTACATTACTATACAGGAGTAAGTCCATGTAACAATATATTCAATAAATAGTTTTTGTCATAAAGATACTCTGGTTTTTGAAACGTGGTTGCCCAGAAAACACGAAGCCGTAGCTTTAGGATACCGTAGCCTATCGTTGCGTTCACTTAACGACCTGATCGCACCTCAGCCCGGGCCGTATGGTGTACCAACCTCTAGAACTAATAAAATTATACGGAAGACGGAGGTGCTAAACAAGCTCTAACTAACTAACTATATTCCTATAAATATGGCGGTGAGGGTGGGATTCTAACCCACGAACGAGAGTATTAATCCCGTTGCTGAGGTTCAAGCTCAGTGCGATAAAACAGGCTCCGCCACCTCACCAAATTAACAATAGTGTCTGCGTTTCTTGTGGTCACTCTTCTTATTTTTACTTTTGTATGTTGGTAATTGACTATCACAGTTTGAACATAAATAAAACTTATTTTTATTTTTCCTTCTTTGAAATCTATATAGAGTTTATACCTTTTACATTCTTTGCAAAGTTCGGCCTCTGTATACCTTATTCCACATCCTTTGCATAAACGTGTATGATGCCTACATGATTTTGCTGTACTACCTGTATACCATATTCTTTCTTTTTTCGGTTTTGATTTCTTATTTATAACTGATATCAAAACACGGTTTAACTTATTTATATAGAAATCAAACCCTAAATATTCTATACTACGTTTTCTAATAAGGTTTATACTTTCTGGTTTTTGTTTTCTCTTATGAGCACATTTTTGTGAACAAAACTTACCAGACCCAAACCATTCTGATACCAGTTTTCCACATGACTGGCAAGTATAGGCACAATTCTTTTTCTAAAACTAATCAGGTGTGTCTTATAAGACCCACCCTGCGCTGTTACTTCCTTCCCACAACATTCGCATATCCTTGTTCCATACACTACTGGTTTGTGTATACTCTTAACGTGATTCGCCACATCTGTTGAACGTTCAAATAATATGCCACAATATTTACATTTATACGTATTTACAAAATAAAACCAACATGCTTCCAAAAATCTATTCCTCTACATCGCTGCATATCTCACTGTGCGTTAATTTCATATTATACTTTGCCAAAATTAAATTATAAAAATATATTGGAAAAGTATACTTGTTATTAAAAACACTATTATTCAGTTCATTAACCGGAATTTCATTCTGAAACTTTTTCAATTCACCCAAAAAATCTTTAGAATAACATGTTTCTAATAAACAATCTATATACTCGCATACGTCACCTTTTATATCTTTCTCTTCCATTTTCGTTTTGTCATATTTCCATTCTTTAATAAGAAATTGACAGCCATAATAAGTAGTATTAGTTGAATATAACCTAAACGCAAACATAATAAATTTCCTCACTTTATTTTTTATTTCAATATGCCAATTAGTTACTCGTGGTTTCCACTGCAGTGTTTGTTCACTAATCGCTCTTTGCTTGTTGTACTTAACATGTAATTAGTCTGTAGCACTCTATATGTACCTAGCACGTTTCTGACATATAGCAATCAACTTTCGTTGAATATTGAAACAAAATCTATATGGAGCTGATCGGGTTCGAACCGACGACCCCCTGCTTGCAAAGCAGGTGCTCTCCCAACTGAGCTACAGCCCCTAAAATCCGTGCCCACCCTTGGACTTGAACCAAGACAAGCGTCCTACGTACTAATTACATCATCGGACTTGTGCGTGCTACTTACACCAAGCGGGCAAAATCCACTGGAAAGTTAAACCCTTATACTCTCATAGCCCTATAAAAGGGCATCATATTTTAGCGATACTGGTCGCAAGGGAATTTAGATCACAGTGGTGTTCCCAGAAGCAATTTATCTAAGAACAAAGACACACCAACTGTGGTATGTGTGTGCCCCAACCAATAGTTCTTTACACTAGTTTTATAAGTACCACTCTTTCCTTCTAATGTCCACGGACTATTACGTGAGTCATTCAGACCATAAGCTATCCTTTCGCGGTAGCAGCTAGATCGGTTTCTAAGGCACCTAATCCGGCCCAGGTTGAGTTTTTAGTGTGGCTCAGCCTCATGTACATGGTTCGGCCTAAAAAGGACCATTCGGTGCATTTTAGGCCCAGGAATGTGTATGGTATTACACACCCTAACTGTGCATCTTCTACGGGGTTTAACCGCAATTTCGGTAGCGGTCCTATGGTTCGCCAAGCTCACAGGGGAGCATGGGTTTCCTTGCGGTTCAAGGCATAGGATGCGATTGTTCCTGGAAGAACAGGATTTCGTCACCAACGTTTATTTTCCCCTACACAGTTTACTACACTAGGAGGTAGTTTTAGGTCATAACTCCACGGACCCCAGCTTCTCTGCTGGAACTGCAAAGCGCACTTCGCAGTATATTTACTAAATGGAGCCGGAGAAGGGAATCAAACCCTTGTTTGATGCTTACAAGGCAACTATTCTATCATTGAATTACTCCGGCCTTATATTTATACTATACTAAATTATTTTACTTTTGTCAAGCTTTCACCTTTGTAATCATTATAATTACAATAGGGTTCAAACTTTACTGGTGGTACATTAGTAGGCCACACAAAAGGTTGAGTAGGAACACTTGGTATAATAGGATTAGTTACTTCTTTGATAGTTACTGGAAATTCCCCATGAAGTAAAACATTCTCCAATCCTTTCTTTAACCAATTAGTTTTTATATTCTCATAGGCATCTAAAACCAAATCCACTTCTGTAATAGATTTTAAGTTTGTTTGTGTTAAAAGTTGCTTAACTAGAATACTATCTAACTTACTAAGGTTAGCATTAGGATGTAGCGAACTAAAGTTTTCAACAATAGTTTTAATATCGTTAATTGTCAACATATATTCTCCTTAAAAGTATTAACAGTTGTTCTAATCGATTGAGCTATAAGCGCGAAATCTTCTTGTGTGGTTTACTTATAATACATCAGGAACAACATCCCTCCGTAAATATAAATATAAATAAACAGATATAGATTTTTACATCAACCGGCTGGTGTCTGCTCCCAACTCATAATACATACCTTATGTTGTATAGGTATTCCCAGACAGGGTAGGGCATAAGGTGTACCAGGTATCTGTACTATACCAAGTGGCAGTTGGCCTATACACGTCTTACTCACTTATTCATTTAAGCACACAAAACTTTCAAATATCAATTTACTTCTTATATATATACTAAATTATTTTACTTTTGTAAAGTATAAATCCTGCCAGATTTCACACCACTCTCCGGCTAAGCGTAGGGCCTATTTAGGTACCTTTTGCCATATCTATAATGTCGCGCTAGGCTTTACCCTATCGTGCGAGAGTGTTATATTGACTAACATAACAAATTTATTGCGCCCACAAGGACTTGAACCTACCGTAATATTTATTTTGATAATGCTAAATAATTTTTACAATCTTCATCTTTTATTATACTATTTATTCCTAATTTTTTCATTACTCTACTATCAACTATATTTATTTTTTTATCTTTTGGAAATTGCGTCCACTTAAAATAATCTTTTATTGTTTTATATCCTTTAACTTCAACATATTCATTTAATTCTGGCAAATAAAAATCTGGAAAATATTTATGTGTTTTATTTAAATAAAAATAATCAAAACCAATTTTATTTCTTAAAAAATTTATATTATTTTTGTCACACCATATAGCAAATTTTAATTCATAAGTTCCTTGTAGTTTTATATTTTTATATATATAAGTTTTTACGTATCCGCGTTTATAAGTTCCAATATATTTATCGGGATTATTGCTTATATATTTTTTTATACCTATTGATATTTTTTGTTTCCATAACTCTTTATTTTTAGCAATAGATTTTTTATGTTTTCCCAAACTATGATTTTGTTTATATGTTTTACTTTGTTTTAAAATTCTTTTATCTATTTCTTTTGTTAAACCTTTATTCCAAGCAACTCTTGTACCATTTTTATAGCCAGCAATACATTTATTACAAAATTCTGCACCTTCTTTAGTATGCTTTCTCCAAATATGTGTAGCAATCCCCATTTTAGAATATTCTTTATTACATATTGGGCAAATATATTTATTATTTTTAATAATACATTTAGATATAATTTCTAATATTACTTTATTACGTTGTTTTTGTTTGCCACAATACTTACAAATATACTTATTATCTTCAAGCATCATTTAATACCTAGTTTAAATTTAAACAGAGCTATTAACCAAAACTATAAGTGGCAGGTACTGGACTCGAACCAGTAACACGGTCTTATCTGGGCCGCGCTTTACGGGGTTATAAATCCCGCCCTTTAACCATTAAGCTAACCTGCCATTAAATCTATATGAGATAGTTTTATATCTTGTCTCCAAGGATATTTTTACTACTTATCTCTAGAATCCCTACTCGCATAAGGGTTCCGTTACAACGACTAACTTAGTTAGGCATGCGATTGATAGCTTTTTATTCTTAACTCTTTCGCTATTAAACGGGTTAGCCACCTACATTCCCACATCGCGCTTAGAATTTCAATCTTTATAATCATTATTCAGCTTATAATTTTGATTGTCTAAGAGTCCGCGATAGAGTGAACTATTTAACGAACTATTTAAATCTTTAGCAGGGGCTGGAGTTGAACCAGCTATCTCTTGGTTATGGGCCAAGCGAGTTAACCGTTTCTCTACCCTGCAATAAAAAGATTGTGCTGGAGTGTGATTTGCACACACTAAACGTGCTTTATTTTCTCTTCCGCTGTAAATAACCACAGAACTCGAATGGGAGTCGCACTTCCCACGTCAATAAATAATTATCGGGTAGAAATTCCTTTCGGTGACTTGTCGGCACTATGTTGGCCTATCTATCTGGCTCTAGCTACTTTTAGCTTACTCAGCACACGAATTATTTAAAGTTTCAAATAACAATTATTTCTTATATTTATAATATACTAAATTATTTTACTATTGTCAAGTTATATTTTTATTTTTTTACTATTACTTAACAAATATATTATAGCATATTATTCTAAGTTTGTCAAGTGGGTAATTTTATACTTAATCATTCCATGGACCAATGATATCCTGCCCACTAACCTCTTTTCGATATCTTGAACCAAACTCATTTACTGTGTAGGTGGAATCCTCACCCTCAGCAGCTACTAAAAATGGAAAACTACCTCTAGCCTTTTTGATAATCCAAGCCTTTCCGCCATCCCTCGTCTTGTAAAACTTACCTACTTCTAAGTTTAAGGGTTCAGGCTCAGCAATATAAGGATTATCCTCAGAATACACCACAGCATTTACAGCCCAACTTTTATCAGCCTTGTTAATAGCAATGAGCATTTTCCCAACTAATCTATATTCAACTTCGTCTGTTTCAACTCTTTTACCAGTTTGTATAGCCTTGGCGATCTCTTCAGGCGTTTTTAAGTATTTTTTCATTCTTGTTTCCTCCATAGTACAGGTACAATCTTTTAAGTTAGTTTTAGAGTGTATACCTTGATATAGTGTATACAATGCAAATCCAGATACTAAAAGCAACACTGCTAATACAACACTAATACAAACTTCTATTACTTTATCCCTTTTTAATACCCTTATTAAGGTATATCTACTTAATGTATACCTTATTATATCATAATCCTTTCTTTTTGTCAACCACTTCTTTAATTCTATTAGAAGCAATATCAAAGTATTGTTTATCTAACTCAATACCGATAAAGTTTCTATTTGTGTTTACACAAGCAATACCAGTGGTACCACTACCCATACAGTTATCCAATACAGTATCATTCTCATTGGTGTATGTCTTGATTAAGTATGATAAGCACTCTATACTTTTTCTGTTCTATGCTTGGCAATACTTGGGTGCGGTTTACTAAATTTTAAAATACTTGTTGGATATTTATCTGTGCTACCTTTTCTAGAATCATCCATTATATTAAAATGGCCATAATTCTGATTTTTGGGTTGTTTATCCTTATATCCACTACCCTTACTATGTAATGGTTCACCTACACTAAACTGAGGATTATAGGTAGGTAATTTCTTATAAAAAATAGCAATTTGTTCATGCTGTCTTAGTGGCATCCGTTTTGCATTTAAGAACCCAGATGTTAAAACTTTATCCCAAATTAAATCATACCTAAATAATTTTCTATTAGAGTTTACTAGGTCTACATAAAATAAACCTTGTGAAAATAGTGCAATACAACCATTATCTTTTATTATCCTGTCATACTGACCCCACAGTTTATCAAAAGGTATAACTATGTCTAATTTATTATTAGTGAGACCATAGGGTAAATCACATAAGATCATATCTATAGATTTATTTGGTATTTTATTCATTATATCTAAGCAGTCACCATTATATAATTCAACTTTACTCATAATCAAAATCCCCCATTACAATTTGTTTATCTAGCAAGTTATAGCAGTAATAACTAGATGAAAATGTGGTCTTCTTATTTATGGTTCCGTCTGGTTGTATAAAATGCACCCTTTTTTCGAACATAAATAATTGTAAATCCTTATTCTTAAATAATTGTTTTGGTGCACTATCATTAAGCCAAGTATTTGACATCAACAATGCAAATGGTTTGTTAAATGATAAAGCACGCTCAAATATTTTTCTTTTCCCTGTAAACGGTGGATTTGAAATTATAATATCAAATTCTGGTTCATATTTATAAAAATCGTATCCGTCGTCTATATGAGAAGAAATAACTTTATATCCAATATTTTCTAAGTATTGTACAAAATTACTTTCTGACTTGTCAAATGGGCACCATATAATCTGGTCTTTATTAATCAAATTATTTTGTTTTAAGTAATCAATTAGTGGTTTGACAGCATACATCGGTGTGTAAAACTCGTCATTTTTACCTTGGCTGTATAAAATATCTTTGCTGTTCATTCTATTCCCTCAATATTATCTTTAAGATATTTGTATAATCGCATTACAGATATTCTCTTCATTGAAATAGACTTCGTATAACTTCGTATTTTATCAAAAGATAGTAGGTCTAACATTAAGGGTAAAAACGATTTCTTATGACAATAAAAGTATACCTCTTGTGCATATTGACCTACATAGTCAGATCTTTTACCTAGGCTACCATTTCCCCAATTACACATAGCATAATCATAACCAGGCTGTATTACATACCCGCCACCTCTCCTAAATTCTTTTATAGTTATATCCTTTAGTGTGTAATCTGGCCTATCATTTAATCCATGTTTTGGTCGTTTATAAATATTAAAGCAACAGTGCAAATCTTTATCAGAGTATGTTCTAATACCCAAATCTTCTGAATATACCAAATCAAATTGATACATTTGTAAATTATTATTTAGTTGAGAAATGGGTTGTATAAAAGCAATATAATCACCCAATTCAACGCACTTTCTGTAAAACTTAACAGATAATGAATTATTATTTCCAAAAGGTGGATTTCCAATAAATAATCTTCCACTCTTATAGGGAATGTTCAAGGATAAAAAATCTTGCTTCATAATACTATCATGCTGTGGTTCTATATCATATGCCGTGCATTTGACTTGTGTGCTAAATGCTCCATTACCAGCGGAAGGTTCAATAATATCAGTTATATTATTGGTTCCAATTATTTCAATAGTTTTATTGATTAAATACTTGGCTAAATCTTTTGGCGTATAATATTTATCATTCTTTATTTTCATTTCATATCCTTTACATATAGGGTTCTTGCACCAAATCTAATTTCTCGAAAATTAATTTTTCTGGTAATAAATTGTGACAAAAATACCCACTTGCAAAGTGATTTCCTGTCTTAATCACACTTAATTCACCACACATATAAAAGCAAATCCTACTATCAAAACCCAGATATTCCAACCCATATTTCATAAATAGAGCTGTTCTATACTTAGACTGCAAAGAATTTTGTGGTAATAATATTGCAAATGGTTTACCTAATTCGTATAATCTGTTTAAAACTTTATCTTTCAAACTAAAAGGTGGATTCGAAATAATTATATCAATATCTTTGATTTCTTCCTTTGTGTAAGAAAAGAAGTCTTTTGTTTCTTTATGTGAATAAATAACATTGAATCCTTCTCTTTTAAGGACACGTACATATTGAGAATGTTCCTTGTCAAAAGGACATAGAATATTCTTATATCCTTTTGCTTTAACATACTTAATAATTGGTTCTACTGCATATCTCGGCGTTAATACCTCATCACTAGCAGCATCCGTTCCACAAGTTAAATAACCTATATTTAATCCCATTTAATCTCTCCTGTATTTATAAATAGTATACCATAAAATAAAAATCCTGTCAAGTGTTGTTTTGACAGGATTAATTTTAGCCTTATGCAAATAATTCGGACGAGATTACGCCCCCATACCTTTGGCTTCCCAATTATGGTCAAATCCACTAATATTATCCATTATTACAACCATATTTGTAGTTGTTTTCGTTTTTACATAATCAACACCGGATTCCGTCGTAGTAGAATATCCAGATGTTAAAAGTGCTGTATATTTAGTATTTGCAAACGGTTTTAAAAGTGTAATTGTATATGTAACATTACCAGCAGAAGAAAATACCCCACCCTGTTCCAACCAACCGCTCTTATATTTACGATACCAACTAGGGTCATCTGCTGTTGGCATTTTGCTTTCTACCACATAATCAATGTTAGCCAACACATTGGACAAATCCGTATTCGCCTTGCCACTTAACGCTCCCGTAAATTCTGCTGCTTGCGCTGTACTAGCAGGTACCGCAGAGGTAAAAGCGGATATCCAAGGATATAATGTAGTATGCGCAGGAGTTACAGTGTCAGAGGAACCATAGACAGAGTTACCAAGCGAAGCCTGGGACTCTACATAGGCATAAGCAGTTGCAGCCCCAATACTAGAACCATACATCATTGAGTTCCCATCAGTATTGACAACGGCTTTTGCATAACTAGGTAGTTTAATCCAAGCAGGTGCATTAGGAGCAGCCGTAGCGCTATATGCTTTAACATCTGGCAACCCAGCACCCTTTTGCGTAATACCATCAGCACCAGCCATTTTGATATAGTTGGCTAACTTCGGCAAGCGGAGGGAGGTGCCAGCGATTGTAACTAGGCCAGTTCCAGTGGTAGTTGTACTGTACGTACCTGTCCACTCTTTTGTTGGTCCTGAAAAAGTTAGCGTATCATTAGACAAACTTATAACTGTATAATTACTTGCTTGCGTTGTATCTGTTGAACTCCAAACAGGGGCGCCAGCAACAGGTGTTCTTGTTTTTGTGTAAAAAGTTGAAGCACTTGCTAACCAACCATATACCGTTATTGTTCCAGTTGTCGTTCCACTATTTTCATCAACCACATACTTCGGGCACTCACCGTAGGTAGCAATAGCATTATCATATTGTGTCTTGGTTACTTGCAGTTCGCTGTGTGCTTTTACAAAGTTATACAAGTCGGGGAATAAAGTCTTACCGTTCTCGTAATACTCACCAGTCCAACCAGGCAAAGCACCTGGGTTATCACTAGCCAAGCCGCTCTGCGAAAAATATACTTCGCCGATACATCTTTTAGTACCGCCAAAGCCTGCTACAATATTAGTTTTTCCTTTAATGATAGACATAGTTTAGTTAGCTCCCAACATTGGATAAAAGTACAAAAACCCCTGTGAAAAAATGTAGTAGTCAATAACATCTCCTGCTTTAACTGGATGGAATAGGTAAGATGTAACATAGTGTACATATCCGTTCCAATTAGCCACTTCACTAATTCTATTTCCATTTACCCAAACAACAGCACCTTTACCAGGAGTATCGACACTGGCTACAACATCCGTTGTATTTGTTCTTTCAAAAAAAGTATAACTTATCCACCCATCATTAGGAGCTATATATTGTTTTTTTACGTTAACCGTACTATCCAAAGTTATAGCAGCATTATAATCAGGGAAGCGAAGAGCATAATTTGTAAGGCTGTTTTTTAGCTTGGTTTTACCTGTATCACTCAAATTTGTTAAGTTATTTGAATTATTTTCCACCACAGCCAAGTCCGCTTTCGTTGCAACTGTATCGCCACTCACATCATCAGTAATTAAACTAACACTGTCATCAGTAATAGTTCCAGCAGTAACAGCAGCGTCAAATTCTGCTTTGGCGCCTTCAAAGTCAAAACCAGAACTGGAAGACTTAATTGTACCATCAGAAGAAACAGAAATAGTTTTACCATCTGGTTTAACTATACCAGCCTTATTAGTGGTTGCTATTGCTACCTCGTCTACTCCACTACTAGAAATCAAGTTTTTTAGTGATATACTTAATGCTTCCTCCCCACCTGTATCGATAGCCAATTTTGAAGAAGTATCCACTTTTGAAACTTCGGTTAATTCATTTATTCTTTTTCCTTCCAATGCCATAGAATCTCCATGCTAATTCTGGCAGGGGATACGCCCCACTTTAGCCAGAACCGCAGTATTTTTTATTTAATCAAACCTTTACTTTTCAACACTATCTCATTGGCTCTAACCAATTCGCTGAAAAAATAATTGGCTTTCTTAAACATATTCGTCATCTTTTTCATTTCTATCTCCTAAAACGAAAGGTAGATGACATACCTAAAACTATTTTTTAATATCAAAAGCAAGTTTAATCATTGTTGCTACATTTAATACAACAGTTAAGATAGCACCTAGGGGTAAACTATATTTTACCAATAAACCTACTGTTAAACAAGAAAAACAAAATAGCAATACTTTGTTTACAGTATTAAATAATGTGAAAAACTTTTTAATACCAATACCTAAATACTTAAAAATAACTTTTAATACTTCTAATACTTTGTTATACCATTTCATAAATTATTCCCACCTACAATTAAATGTATTGCACCACAAGTGTGCTTCCTTATATGTATTTTCTATTACTTCTCTACTAAAAAATCTTACACCCTCTTTCCTACTAACAATTCTTACATTGTGAAAGAAATCATCAATCACGGCTTTCATCCCGTGGTTAAAATAAAGGTCTACTTGTTTATCCCTGTTATGGAATATATCTTTGTATGTTGGATTTCCATGTAGAATATGAAACACCGCCGGAGCATTATTCTGCATTTCATCCAGTCTTACTTTTCCTTTAAGATTTGCTCTTAAATAAATCTCTTGTAGTGTGCTCTTATTTACAATATGATGCACACCATTATAAGTCTGTGTCTTATTGATATTTTTCCAAATATGCAAGAAGTTTTTATCAATGAGTTTATTACGAGACATCCTACTTATAATTTTTAAGTAATTATAGCCACCATAAAGTCTTTCTGGGTAAGTAAGAGGTGCAGTAGCAAACTGATAAGTAATTCTTATTTCTGGAACACAAACCTTTTTATTTAGATAAGTGTAAGAAGGATTTGTAAGAACTTTTCCACTTTGTATTACTGTTTTTGCTAAATTAACGTTTGTTGCTTGTGTAGTAATGGAGCGACATATAATACTCGGCTTAAAAGAATTTTTTGCTGCTCTTACTACATTATATGCACTTTGTGCTAATACATCTAATGGGAGTAACAACAATAAACCAAGTATTATATGTTTCATAGAAATCTCCTAGAATAATATGTTTTTATGCTATAAAACTAATATTAGCATTTTCAACCCAAGTCATATTCCATGTTTCAATAGACATATCTATTTTTCCTAAATAAATATTGGTATCTAACTCATTACCTGTAAGACTCCCTGTTTGTATAAGTGTTGGCGTGGCTGTATCTACATTTATATATAAAGAGCTAACGTCAAAAACACTTAATGCTGTGGTGTCCATTACTTTTACAGAACGCTTTGCTCCATCAAGTTCAGTATATACACCAGCAGGAATGGTTAATATTTCTTTTTCTTCGGTGTATACTACTGGGTTATTCCCAGTAGTTGGGGTTTCTCCACCAGAATCGCCAGATTCCCCCGAAGATTTGCTTGTATATTTAATATATTTATTAGGCGTCCAAGTATATGTTCCTGTATCACTATCAATTGTGACTGTTCCCACAAGTATCATTGTTTTTTCTTCTTCGCCAGTAAGATCTATTTTTGCAATGTAGGAAACAACGCCTGTATCTGTTGAAATATAGCAACTTCCAGCAAAACCAGCATTTTTAGTAAATTCGCTATCTACGGTTACAGTACGCTTTAAGTTGGTAGTTTCTTCATATGTGCCTGCGGGCACAACTAACTGCTGAGTAGATGTATCAAATGTAGCAGGGTTATTACCCTGATCACCTGTTTCTTCTCCACCAGAATCGCCACCAGAAGACTAACCACTAAATGTGAATGCTTCTGTTGGTACTGTATAGGTTAAATTAGTAGTATCAAAATCCTTTAATGTATTTAATTTACTAATTCTAAATTCATCAACTGCACATGGATAACGTGAAGTAGAGTCACTCTGATTTAATCCTATGTAAAACTTATTGTTCCAACTTGGTAAGTTTGTTACTTGTAATAGGGTACCATTTAAGCCAGCAAACATTGTGCCATCTGCTAGCTTTACTAAAGCAAGGTGAACCCATTCAGCAGATCCAGAGGTAGTCGAATATAGTGTACTACTCGTTACAGCATCTGCATTATTGGCTGTTCTAATACTAGCTGTACCCTTAGTATAAGAATACCAAATAGCAAAACCATTATAGACGGCTGAGTCATTTTTGGTCATATTGCTGAATGTTGAGTTATACTTCGTTGCATTACCCTTAATCCAACATTCTGCTGTCCATATACTGGGTTCTGTTTCTGGTAATGTAATAGTGACGTCAGTATAACCCTTATTACCACTAGCCAAACTACCTGTACCAAATTTAAAATCTGCTGTATCTATTGTAGCACTTGTATCCGCAACCACACTTACACCTGCTGCTAAATCAGCGGCTGCCACGTTTGTGCTATCATCAAAATGCATCAACACCAAAGTATCAGATGTAGATGGTTCAGGTGTAGGAGTAACAGAAGCAGAATAGACCTCCGTGGTCCCCAAATAAATTTTTGTTACTTCTTCACTTCCAAAATAAATTTTAGATACATCACTTGTTCCAATTTTCATAATTAACCCACAATGTAGTAAAGTGTATTATCATCCTTTGTTTCCAAACTATCATATTCTGATTGTGTAAGTTTTTTAATCTTAGTAATTTCTTCGGATACCACTACATTTGATATATTTGAATTTGCATCCTTATGCAACAAACTAGAAGCGTCTAATCTTAATACTGCACTTTCACTTCCGATTGCAAAGGAAGAGTTGCCAAGGTTTTGGATCATTGGCCAAGAATCAACAGTTAAGGCCGTTTTACTTGTTCCTGCATTAATAGCCACTTCGTTTTTAAAAGTTTTTTTACCAGAAATAGTTTGGTCAGAATCAGGTGTGATAGCATATCCACCAATATTTCCAGAATCGATGTTTTCTAACTCAACACCATTTTTATTAATCTTTAAAGAATCATAAGTTTGTATAGTAACAGGATCACTACTTGAACCTAATAAGATTTTGGAGCCATCATACTTAACAATTGTAGAACCATTTGCTACAGTGAGTGCTTTATTAATTGGGAGATCAATTCCACCTGCAAAATGTTTATTTCCAGTAATGGTTTGCTCTGTATCTGTGGTAACCATGTTGTCAGGTGTAGAACTTCCACCAGAACCAGCTTCACCCTTCAAACCAGTAAAGGCAAAATCAAACGTACGAGCAGACGCAGTACCACCTAATGTTACTGTTACATTTGGCGTACCTGTTGTGGCATCTACCGTAGCAGTAGCAGAAGTAATAGTAGCATTTGTGCCATTAGTACCATTTGTTCCGTCTTTTCCTGCAGGACCCTGCTCACCAGTAGCTCCTGTGGCGCCTTTCTCACCAGCAGGTCCTTGAGGACCAGTAGCCCCAGTATCACCTTTATCACCCTTATCGCCTTTAGGGCCTTTAAGTGCAGCTAATTGTTCTTCTGTAAAATCGGCATATGTAAATGCATCACCTTTTGGACCTTGAGGACCAACTGCACCTGCAGCACCTTTTTCTCCGGTTGCACCTGTTTCACCCTTGGGACCTTGTGCTCCTGTTGCTCCTTGTGGAATTGTAAAATCAAGAACCAAAGCAGACTCAGTACCAGAGTTTGTAACAACAGCTTGAGTACCAGCAGCACCAGTAGTTGTTTTTCCAACTGTTACAGATACAGTAGAGCCACTACCGCCTTCACCTTCTACTAAAAATTTCTTACCATCTTTATTTACTACTTTTGCACCATGAATAACAGTAGTAAACTCTGTTTCTGATACACCATCTGTTGCCAAATGGATACCTTCACCATATTTACCAGCAGAATCTGCTTCTTTATAGGAAATTAAGTTAATTCCGTCAACAGCGTCTTTACTGTACTTTGTAACACCTCGAATAGCACATTCAGTTTTTAATTCCAAATCGCCTACTTTAATGCCTTTTGAAGCAGCAACATATGAATAAGCCTGAATGCCACCAGTAAATCTCTTTACACCAGTAATTGTTTCAAAATCGTCCAAATGTACAACTTTGGAATTATCTGCTTTTGTAGCCAAACCGCTTGTTACTGCTTCTGTAGTGACATAATCACCCGCGGGTTGTTTAGCGTTCCAAGAGGAAATATTATCCTGAGTAATAGATTTTACATGTGCAGGTACTGTAGGATCAGTTTCTGTATAGGATTGTAGAGCAGTTGCACCTTTTGCAGCACCAGAACGGATAGTTTCTAAATCATCAATTTTATCCTGTTTATCTGCTAAGGATGCTTCAACGGCTGATTTATCTGCTTTATTGGTCTGAATATTAGTAACTGTTGTATTTAACTCATTAAGTGAAGTACCCTGAGCATCTATTGTATTGGTAATAGTTGCTACATCATCTTTTACTTGTTCTACTTCTGCCTTAGTAGCATAGTTATCTGGTACTTTTGTTAAGAAACCTGAATCATTTTCCAAATCAGATGTTTTAGTAGGAAGTTCAGATTTTAAAGCGTAGTCACCCTTATCTTGCTTACCTGTTACTGTAGTATTAATACCCTCTACTTCTTTATTAATATCTACTATATCTGCTTTAATACCAGTAATATCGTTTGAGTTTGCTTCAACTCTAGTATCTGTTTCATTAAGAGAAGTTTTATCTGCCTTTAAATCAAGTGCTTCTTGTGTTGCTGTACTAATAGGTTTATCAACATCAGAAGTATTATCTACATTACCCAAACCAATATCTTCTAGTGTAGTATTATCCACCAGTTCATGTTCATTTAAAGTAGGTTTATCTAATAAATCTTTATAATATTTTAAAGGTGTTACCCTTACATCTACATTGACATTTTTATAAGCCATATTTACTCCACAATAAAATTACTATTTGCATAAATTTCTTTATCACCAGTTTGTGAATAAAACCTTATTTGATAATAGTATACCCCTGATGTTTGTGTCACAGTTTCTGGAATATAAAATGTAGCCTCATTACCAGAAAAACCATTCTCTGGATATGGGTCAGTTTCTAATGGTGTATTAATTTTTATTTCATTATACATTGCATCATCATCTGTAGAATCTGGTTTTGGTAAAATAATAAACTGTACACTACACCCTGTTAAATCCAGAGCTTCACCTTGTCTATTAGTAAAACTAATATTTATTTTTAGGGGATTATTACTTGATACTACTATAGCCTCTTCTGTATCACCAATATATTCTGTATCTACATGGGAAGTTCCTTGTGCATAGCCACAAATTTCCATAACTATAAATGTATTATCAGGAAATAACTCAGACCGTCTAGTAGCTTCTTTTACAGCATCATTATATTCTGTAAATCGCTCATTTAAGTTATTTGGCATATTTGCCACAAATATAGACCAAAACTTTTTCATTAGCAATTATCCTCACCTGGTACACTATCCACTTCAGATGGACAGCAAATACATTTTTGATTCAATATTTCTACTATTTCGTCTAAGTCACTATTTGTTAATTTTTCTGAAATAGATAGTTTTTCAGGACAACAGTCACCATACTTAAAAATTTTTATAGTATCATCCTCACACAACAAATAATTTATATCTGTGCGCTTTACAATATTAGACGATACTATGGTGTATGTATTAGATAGCATATGTTATTATATAGCCCCTACCCAACGATAGCATAGAAAGTGCTGTCATCCTTAGTTTTTAATGCGTCATATTCAGCTTGTGTAAGTTTAACAATTTTTGTTACATTATCAGAAGTAACGGCTTTTGTTGGAATAAGTGCAGTTACATTATCAATGTCGTGAAATACAGCATCTGCAAGAGCATTCACCGTTGTAGTAATTTCTTTGCTGTTATAGGTATAGGTTGTTTCAATGTCCGCACCCGTAAGCGTGATAGCACCTGTCTTACCATTAACAGAGATATCATCTACTGTAGCAATTTGCTTGCCATTTAAGGTTGCCAAACCTTTCCCACCACTGTTAGGGTTTACCGTATTAATGTTAAAATCGCTCGCCTGTATTTCGGTCTTTTGGTCATAATTACTAAATTGCATAGTTCCTGACGAACTTCCTGCAATTCGCTGATTAGTTGTGCTATATAATGAACTAACCCGAGCGAGGCTAGTAAAATCAATTTGTTCGGTAAAAGTTTTTCTCGCCGTGATATCTTGGTAAGTGTCCATGGTGACCATGTTAGTAGGAGCAGTACCTGCTTCACCTTTCAAACCAGTAAAAGCAAAATCAAAAGTCCTTGCTGACGCTGTACCGCCTAATGTCACTGTTACATTTGGAGTTCCCGTGGTTTCATCTACTGTTGCTGTAGCTGCTGTAATAGTGGCATTTGTTCCTGGATCACCTTTCGGTCCAGTTTCACCTTGTTTACCTTGTGGTCCTTGTTCACCAGTCTCACCCTTTGGGCCTGTTGCGCCTGTGGCACCAGTATCACCTTTATCTCCTTTGGCTCCTTTTTCCACCCAATCAGTCCAAGTTTCTGATCCGCTAGCACAAGTGCGAATAAAAACTTTATTTGTTGAGTTATTTGAAGGTAAACAAATTTGAGCATAATAACCGCTAGCGGTACGCACAACTATTAACCCAAAAGCGTCAACGTTTTCTGGTCCATTTAAACACTTATTTGACCCGCCCGCATAATATTTACCCTCAGCTTGTACTGTGTTTAAATCAGTACCACCAGCAATTTCTTGAGCATTTGCAGATAAAACACTATTTTTCAAAACTAATCCATCACCAACCGTGAAAGCGTTTTGTTTAGTTTTTAACCCATTAGTTAAAGCAGTGTTTGTAGCATAATCGCCTTTATCTTGTTTAGATTCTACTTCTGTTTTAGTAGCATAATTTTTTGCTGTTAACTCTGTTTCAGTTACATATTCCTCAGGAATAGCAGTTAAGAAGCCAGAATCATTTGTAAGTTGTGAAGTCTTTGTAATAGCATTGTTAATTGCTACTTTACCAGTAGGCTCTGCTACTGAATACGGTTGTGTTGGTGGTACGAAGTTTTCTGTATAACGAACTATGTCGGAAATACGGAGTTCGTCTATATACCATGGTGTGCGTCCATTAAAATTACAAAGGTTAAAATCAGCTAATGGATAATCTGTAGTTCTGTCATCTACTTTTATACCATTAAGAAATGCAGAGATCTTCTTTTCATTTACACTGTATGTAAAAGCAACATGATTCCATGTATTATATTCAATCATTGGCGACAAATTCAAGTATTTTCCTGAACCGTTAGTTACTGCTACATAGAGCTGACTACTATTGACACCAATGAGTGTTTGAGCACTATGTCCTACAAAATTTCCGTACCATGCTAAATTTACATTGACACTTGTAAGTAAAATAAAGAAATCAATAGTGAAATCTTTTGTATGATCTAATGTAAGTAATGTACCAGTGCTGGAAGGCGAATTGAATGAATAGCCGTGCGTCCCAAACTTATGGTCCACAATTAACGAACCATTTGGCATATCTAGTGAATTTACAACATCTTTCAAATCTCCATCAAAATGCCAGCAAGCCAAAGTATGTTCGTCAATACCGCCTTCGGGTAATACCTCGTCAATAGTAATATTTTTACCAGATACCAAATTTGAAGCAGTATAGACATTTACTGGCAAATCACTCTTTAACGCGAAAATCTGGTCGTTTAATACCCTATAACCAACGTAATCTACGCGAATAACACCAGTTTCGCTCAAATGAACATCAGCCAAAGGACCTGCTTTTGTAGGAGTTCTCCAAACATTACCGTCATCGTTTGATTTAAATTGCCACTTACCAACTTCAGGACTAAACCAGGCCAAGTATGCTTCTTGTCCGTTTTCTGGTTCCTCCTTTTGATAGTAAACTGCTTCTGCTTCTTTAATAACACCATCAGCTAAAAACAAAGTTACATCAGAGGTGCTGTTAATTGTATACTTGATATCGCTACCAATTTGAGTTTTGGTATCACTACCTGGCATCAGCAATTGAATACCTGCTTTTACTGTTACTTCTTTACTATCAGAAGCATAAGTAATCAAACCGTTTTGGGCATTAATGATACCATATTTAGAAGCGTAATCACCTTTAATACCATTATTATCAGTATCAGAAGTAATGCCTAAATCTTTTTTAGTAGTATCCTTAGTTAAGACCACACCATCAATAGCAGGTTTGTTTGTTAAATCGTCATAATTGGTAGTTCCACCCTTACCACCATTGGAATTAAATGAGAAGCTACCTAGAAATTTTGTAGTTTTTGTCTTTTCCATAGTTAACCCTCAATTTCAATATGCAAATCAGTGGAACCTTTTAAGCAACGAGCAAACACTTTTCCAGTAGTAAGTTTCAACCCACACTGTTCTTTCGATTCTACTTCCAAACCCTTGGTAACTGTATCTTCTGGTTTTTCAGTAGTATTTAAAAATAAAACAGGTAATCCACCACAATTTACTAAATAGTAGTTAGAATCACTCTTAAAAGTGAATGCTTCACCATTCACATTAGAAATTAAATCCTCTAAATTTACCCAGTCTTTATTTACTGTAACATTTGCAACGTGCATAATATCTCCAATTAAAAATCACTTAATAAAATTTGTTTCCAAGAAGTACCATCACTAAAAGCCAAACAATTTTTGTCTGACACATAAACAATACTAAAAGAAAAATCTTCTGGATTTGGTAATTCTTCAAAAGTATAAGAAGTTGGTTTATTGAGTTTTGTTTCTTCCAAATCGTTTTTATACTTTTCTACATTTTCAATACTTTCTTTTAAATCTAATGCTTCTTGTAATCCAGCAATAGCATCTATTGGGTGTTGCCCCTCTAAATCAAGATTTATAAGTTTTGAGTGGTCATCTGTAGATAATTCTACTTGTTCACTCCCACAAGTATTTAATTCAAGTAGATATTCTGCAATCTGAGCCTTTGTTTTCTCAGAATACATTTTATATCTAAATGGATGACAATCACCCTTTCTAAATAAAGTAAGTATATCCCCATTAAATTCCAACTTGGAGATATACTTTTTATCAAAAATTAAACCGTCAATCCTCATATACCTTCTTGGAATATAGGTATTAGAGGTTGCTGAACAGGAACAGGACATTATTCTTCCCCTTTAAATTTCTTCGATAACAACCCTGTATTTTTTGGTTTTTCTATCTTTGCTTTCTAATTCAGCCGTTTGCTGAAACATATCAAGCAAGGTTTTTACACCTTCTATATCCTCAATACAGTATATTGCTTCGACATCTAAAAATGTTTTTGTCATGAACTCTCCTAAGGATAATCCTTTTGGTTTCCCGCTTTATATAAAATTAACTTTTACGGGCTTAACATCCCATCGTTCAGACGGTAGTTTTGTTCTCCATACTCTTTTTGTATGGACCTCAATAGAGAGGTGATTTCATCTTTATGCAAATCCCTCTGATAAATATATAAATGTAAACCTAAATTGTATAATTCTGATATATTTATTGTTGAATCATATATTGTTTTAACTCCCTTATCCAAGAAGGGTTTATAATTTAAGGATTCCGTTATGGCAATTTTATACCCACTTAATTTAGGTACTTGTTCCATATCCTCATAATCATCTGTTAAAAATATATAAATATCTTTATCTTTTGGTATGTTATCAAAATTACTTATATACACAAAAAAATCTTCCCTATTAGAAAGAAATTTGTATAATAACCTACCAAAATAGGTATTATTATCGACAATACAAATAGATACAATACAAGGTTTCATATTAAAATGCCACACTAGGTAGTGGCCAACCGTGCTTTCTTTAGCCAAGCATTCAGATAGCTACTGCATCCAGTCGTGCAGTCGACACAAATTATTTTAACAGCATTAATACATCTTCTTTTTTAAGAACTATGTAATCTTCACCCTCAATAGTGATTTCTACACCAAGCATAGCAGGCCAAACAACTTTATCACCCTTTTTAATATCACTTTTAACTTCTTCACTAATTTCAACAACAGTACCAATATAAGGTTTTTTCTTTGCTGTATCTGGAATAATTAATCCATTTACTTCTTTCTGTTTCTCATCAGTATCTACTTTAACAATTAAAAAATCATTTAATGGTTTCATCATATCATATACCTTTTCTAGTAAAACTAATATTATTTTTTATCTGCTTGCTTTAAATCGACAAACTTGCGCCTCTTAAACTCCCAGTCACGACGAACAGGGTTCCAGTCCTCAACTTTTGTAAAAAATCCAATTACACGAGAATAGTGGTCAAAGGATTTGTTACCACATTTAGGACAAATACTTGCATTTCCAACAACAACATTGTGGCACTCTCTACACTGACTATATACTACATTAATAGCAAAGTGTTCACAACCACACTCAACTGCATGTAGAATAATATTTTTAGCCTGAGCGGATGTTACCTTACTATTTGCTTGAGCATGAACAATACCACCACCAGACAATAATTGGTTATATTTTCCATCTATATCTAACCTTTCATAAATAGTTGCATCATGCCATAACGCACAAAATTGGTTTGCATACAAGGGGTCTAAATTATATGGATTACCATAAATTAACTTATCTGCATCAGCCAAACGAACTCCAAAACTTTCAGCAGGGATTTGCTCCACATTAAAAATAATACCATTTTCTTTAGAGTATTTTCTGCACATCTCATTAAACTTGACTAGAATATCACCCATATAATCAAAGTCATTTTTACCATACTTTTGTAAAATAATTTGCTGTGCTTCAACAATACCAAGAACACCAAAAGTGCTAAACATATGACTCATGTTAATCCAACCATTTTTTAAAAATGGTTCTAATCCAATAGCACTTAATTTTTTAATTAATACTTTATGTGCCTTTAAAATTTTTGCAGCAGATTCCACACGTTTATCCAATAGTTTCAAGTACTCATCATAATTATTGGTTTCATACGCCAAACGAGTAAAATTAATTGTAACAACTCTATGTGATCCAAGAGAAATATTACTACCACCAAAACTATTAACCGAAGCACCCATATCCATTAGTTCTGTGTTATTTATCATCCGGCAATTATGCGTAATAATACCATTTGCAATTTGGAACAGGTGATTGTCATTTTCTACTGTAAAATCATACACATGCACACCCTTTTTAGTTTTTATATGTTCAATTTTTTCAATTTGAATACCATAATAGTCACCAAAATCACTTAACACAGTGGATTTAGAAAGAGCACCTCTTCCATTTCTCCAATCCTGTAATGGTTTTAATTTAAGTTTATCATTGTGCATAATTGAAATAACACAATCATTTCCATTACTACCATTTCTATAACCACATCTAATATTTACAGAGTTTGCAAGAGCAACCAAATCCATACCTAGTTCTTTATTGGCAATATGGATAGATACATAATCACCCCTCATATTATCACAAGTATGACCATTACCTTCAATAAAACCCTCTAAAAATCCAATTCTAAAATCATAACTCATATTAAAAATTCTAGAACGTAAACGCTTATCGGTACATAAGTTCCCAACAAAGAAATCTCTCATTGTAGCATGAGCCATTCTACTATTGATGGATACTCTTGTTGAATTTGGCCAAATGTCAGAAACTGTGACATTGGTTGTTGCTGCTAATCTATCTTTGGAAAAATTTACTACAAAATCTTGTAGTTCTTTTTCTTCAGTATGAAAGGAAAGTGCAATATCAGTATTACGTCTTATATCATACTGACCCTCTGCCCCAAATAACCCTACAAAACGTCCAAAATCGCGGTCACCCCCGAGAATACTATCATAGGAAATATTCTTGGATACAGGAAGCATATCCCCAACTTTTAAGTCATTAGCTTGAACTTCTACCAAAGATCCATTATTTAATACTTTTACAGATGGGTGGTCAAGTGTTGTTGTTATAACTAACCCACTTTTCAGAGTCACTTTATTCAAAGTTCTATTTTCATTTAAGATTGAAAATCCATTGGTTATTTTAGTAAAACCATTCGCACCCATAATCTCAATTACTTTATTTTCTTTGGATTTATCCCATATATCAAATAACTGTTTTACAGTAATATAACGCACATAACCATCCACCCTTGCGATCACTTTTGTTGTTGAAGTTAAGCAGCAGCTTGCTATTTTCGTACCATAGGAAGTGAAAATATTATACTTGGAAATATCCTTAGTTAGCATATAGGACAGCAACTCATTATCCTTACTTAACTCATCTTTTCCTGTCTCTTCATTTTTATGCTTTGAAAAATTTACAGTAACAACAGGAAATCTATAATTAATTCCACCGTTAATTGTATCCCCTTTATCAAAGAAATCTACAAAGATTTTTTGTAATTCAAACACATAATCTTTTACAAAATTTTTATAGTCTTCATTTGAAAGTTTATATTCTTCCCCACCCAAATTATTATCTACACGAACCTGAACTTTATTTGGGAAAAGCCATCCATAGTTTTCATCAGACAAAAATGTATCTAATTTTTCTTTATCAAAAATAGAGATATTTGTAAATGGGCTTTCATTCCCATTACGAGATAAAAAGTTCACTGAGTGAACAAACTGTTGAAATTCATTCTCAATACGTTTTCTTACTACTTTATCTTCCTTAATAGAGGATAAGGGAATACGCTCTTTGTAAATCAATAAGTGAGCACAGTCTGTAAAAAATGAACCAATAGCAACTGCACCAGCCAAATGAGAGGCGAGCTGGTGCACTGTTTCACACAAGGCAGAAATATAAGAGGATAAACGCTTTGATGGCTTTGAAGGAAGTGTACCAAAATCACGTCCAGTAGTAATTAATTTTGAAGCATCAATAGCATAGCAATATGGGATCAAAATATTAGAACTATCTGATAGACCCAATGAGAAGTCATACATCTCTCCACATAACCGTTTTGCTTCGTCTTGGCCATATAATTCTTTCATTGTACGATAAAGCATATCATACCCAATAATTTTATCTGCTGGTAATTCCAAGTCCTTTAAGACACCCTTGATACTCTTCTCACCCTTATTAGCATTTGCATCAATAGAGATATCATTGATGTTAGAACTCATATATTTTGAAAACCCATTAATAAAATCAAAATTGTCTTCATGTAATCCATGAATTTTGAGTAAACCGTCAACAATAGATTTTAATTCACCATTTGTTTTACCATATTTTTTCTTTAATGTTTTAACTAATGTTTCTCTGATATTTTTGATAGTTCTGGTTGTACCAGCGTCCGCAAATGTTTTATCAGTAATCTTATCTAGTTCTGCTTGATACTGCTTATCATCTAAATCTTGAATATATTTATCATTATAATTAACTTTAATAGGCTTTTTTACCAATTCATTTTCCATTTCAATTACCTCTAAAAATAATAAATCCCATTATGTGAAACTAACTCTAAAAATTCATTATATAACTCTTGATTTGAAGTTGCAAATTGAATATAGGTATCTGTTTTTTTAGAACCAATAAATTTTGTTTTATCAAAAATACCACACTTGATAAACTTAAATCCACTTAAATTTAATTTTTTTACTTCGTCTAACAGTGCACCTGTATAGATACATATATCAAACTTACTTCCTAAATTATACAAAATTTTTCTTGTTAAGTCAACATTTTTTTTATAGAGTGGATCTCCCCCACACAAAACAACTTTGTTTGTTTTAAGACGATTACTATAATTAATTATACCATCAATAACAGCATTCTCGTCTAATGGTGTGTAATCTTTCAATGAAGTATTCTGACAACCATCACAGTTTCTATCACAACCACTAAAATAGAAAATAGTTGATATACTGCTATTATCTGGGTATTCTAGAAAAGTTGATTCTATGTTAAGCATCCAATTTCTCCACAATGTTATTGCATGAGTTAACTTTTACATCTAAACCGTCTTCGATGGCTTGAACCTGATTATCAGATATTTTTACACCAATTCTAGCCTTTAAGTCTTTTGTTTTGATTAAAAACCAGTTTATTTTATCATCATATTTGTATTTTTTCTTTTTAGGTTTTTTACTAGCTTTGCTAACTTTACTAGCTAAATTAACATCCGATTCAAGTTTTTTTACATAAAGTCTACACTTCTCAACAAACAAGTCAATATCAGATAATTTTAATGTTTCGAACCCTTTTTCGTGAAAAAAAGGAAAGCAAGTGCTGTTGAAGGTCAGAGTTATGCTATCATCAGCTCCATAGAGAACATATACACGAGGTTCAATGGTAGAACTCTCACGACCCAACAATACCTTTGCTTTCTTTCCAAGTGTTAAAAATTCCTGTATCTTGTCTTGCATATTATACCAAAATGTAAACTAAAAATATTTTCCCTATTCAAATCGTCTAAGGATATTGTAACATATTTTTAGAAAAATGTCAAGCCCTAATTTTAGGTTCAAAAAGCCAAAATTTAACTAAAAATAAAAAATTATGTAAAATGTGGTTGGCAACAAATATCAGGAATGCCATTTAAATCGCCAAAATGGTACCTAGCTGCGATTTTTATTTTGTTTTAATACCAACATAGCGGAACGCATATAAAATCGCTCTACGGGCCGATTTTTGATACCTAGCAAATTTTTTGTGGGGGAACCCCCCTGGAGGGTGTGTTTAAAACAACTGCCGTTAAGAACAATTTGGGTTTTGTAAGATACTTATCCAACTACTCTACCTAGGAAACTACTTTTGCCTTCTAGAAATTATTTGACTCTTAATAGATAATTTGCTATAATATTTCTAAGAACATCAGGGTTGGCTCTCCGTAGGAGAGACGACTATTTTTACGAAGTAAAAATATTTTCCAATGTCGTTAGTATTCGAGTCGTTGTAGTTGTAGTTAGTTGCATAAGCTGGTATTAATTAAGGTATTATATAAAATATTATATATATTTATTATTATATTATATATATATATTTATTATATTTTAGTATTTTTAAAAACATGATGATGTATTTTTTTATAAATAAAAAAATATCTATCTGATATTTTATAAACAGCTATAAAATATCATCTAGATAATATATTAATTATTATTTTATATATATTATTATTAATTAAAATACAATCATAACCCGCGTGCGCGTGTGCGCGCGTACGATATACCGACGATAAAAATGCAACTTTTGTAAAGGTTAAACCAAATTAGGTTTACACTTTGGTATTATACAGATAGGTTTGATTTAGTTTAGGAGATTTTGAGTAATGAAATTATTAAACACATTTTTGAACAAAGTTAGCAAAAAAGATTTTAATAGCATGATTAAATCCGTAGCTGCTTTGAAACTGTTTGCTAGCGGTATGCAAGATGAGGATATTTTAAGGTCGTTATACGTTTTGTCTTTTAACGATATTCCAAATAAAGATTTTTCTATCAAAGAAGTCATCACCAGAAGAGCTGACGCAAAGAATAAACTTAACTTGGTTGAAAGGCAGTTGATTGCCAAAGAAGTTTGCAAAGTGTTAAAAAATGCGTCGGCTTTATTTGATTCTGAACTTGCTAACATTACTAACAATGCTAACAATTTTATTCAACCACAAAATCCAGAATTTATTAAATCTGCCAAGTTTGGTTTGCTTGCAAATGTTAATGGAAAGTATCATTTGGTAAATCCCTTAACAAAACGTGTGGCTTCTGAGTTTATTACAGAAGCATCCGATGAAAGTTATGCAAAACTACACGAGTTAGTTGGTCAATACAGGAAAGAGGATAAAATTTCTTATTTTGATGAATCTGATGGTATTATGCTCTTAACAGGTACTCCTGAAGTTATCAATGACTTAGAACACAAAGTAAAAGATATTGGGTACTATTGTGAAGTTGTAAATGAAGAAACTGGTGTAGATGGCGAGTTACCAAATTATACTTTAAAAGTGTTCATTAACAAAGTTGCTTCAAAAGAAGATGGTGTTGAAAAACAAGCAGACTCAGAAGAATTTCTAGAACCAACCCAAGGGCCTGAAATTATATTCGAGGGTAAAAATCTTACAGTAAAATTGGTCATTTCAGGTTTAAGCTATGCTAAGGAAAATGGTAACTATTCCGGCGGGTATAACTTCTATAACTCATATGACAAATCAATAGCTGTTCAAAGAATTTATAAAAACAATGACGGATATGCTCTTGGTGGTATTGAATTTTTTGACGCAGATCCACGCAAACCTTTACCACAAACATTAGAAGAAAATGAGCCTACATATTCCAAATTTGGAATTTCGGAGGATACATGGGCAGAAGCATTGCAAGCAGTTCAAAATGATTTTCAGAAACGCTATGAAGATGTAAATCCAACACAGGATTTAAAAGGACTCAATGTAAAGGATACCGACGACACTAATCCAAATTTAAAAAAAGATAATCCAAACCTTAAATCAGATAATGAGGTGGATAATAATTTGAAAAAAACTACTTCAAAGACCATATCTTTAAAAGCGTCTGAATCTTTGAATAAATATGGTGAAGTTATTTATTCTGATGAAGATGGGTACTACATTACTGTTCATACAGAAGATGACGCTAAGAGTGGTCTTCAAGTTTTTATGTGCTGGTTATTTAAGAAATCAGAAAAATATCCAATGGAAGATATTGTAACTTTTGAGAGTGTATCTGATTCTAATTTTAAAAATAATAAAATTAATTTTGCCAATAAACTTAGTGAAGATGATATGTCTAACTTTGGCTTAACTAATGAAAAGTTAAGTCATCTATCAGAAGTAGTAAATAATTATATTTCTGATAAAATTGAGGGAAATGGGCCTAAAAATGGTGAAGAACCTCTTACTGACATTGATAAAGAATCCAAGGTTGTTAAGAAAGATGACAAGTATCAAGCACAGTCTGAAAAGGGTAAAAATTTTGGTACATATGATACAAAAGATGAAGCAGAAAAACGTGTTAAACAAATGGAAATGTTTAAGCATATGGATAAAGATGCTTCAAAAGAAATTCCAATGTTTGTTGTGGATGCTTCCGAAGTGGAAAATGTAAAAGTTTATGCCAATGATAAGTTAATTGGTACTTGTAAAACTGTTTCTGCCGCTTTTAATTTAAAAGCAGATGAAGAATTAAAGCAGTTTGATATGAAGCAAGAAAAAGATGGGCAAAAAGAATTTGAAACACAGGATGATTCTTTAAAAGACGTTTCTGTTCCAGAAGAAAAAGAGGATACATCAGAAGTAAATGAAGCCATGAGTGCAAAGCCAACACAGAATAAAGGAGATTCCTTCTCTGCTTCTGAGTTTGGGAATAATTTGGCTTATATCAAACAGAATAATCCAGAAGATTTTGAAAGCATTATGGCAAACCTTAAACAGCTAATGGTTGGCGACCAAAAACCAATTTATGATTTTTTGGAATTATGGTCTCAAAATAACTTTCAAAATTTTACAGAAACAACTCGTATGGATCCTACATATAACAGGCACTCTCAATATCAAGAACAACTAAAAAATAATGTTCTACCAAAAGTAATGGAAATGTCAGAGTATAAAAAAGCAATGGAAGAAAAAGTGTCGGCTGAAAAGGGTGCTTAATGGAAGTAATAAAAGTAAAAACGGTAGAAGAATTACCTAGTTCTGTTATTGATGAGATTAGAAGGCTCTATCTTGAAGACGGGATGAGCCCTATTCTCATTATCAAACAAATAGAGAAGAACTTTGGGTATGCTCTACCTGGATTACATACACTTGTTACTTACTTAAAAAGCATTAAACCAGCATTATCATCAGAACCTGACTTATCTGACCCGTCGGATTTTGAAGAACCAACACCAACTACACTTGCTCCATTTACAGGAAAAGCCATATCAGTAGATACTTCATCTGTTAAATCTCAAAATGAGACTCTAAAAGAGTTAATGAAAAATAAGATTGAGTTTTTACAGAATAAATCCTTGAGTGAAGAGTTTGATAAAGACACAGAGCAAATTCTACAAAGATATATTTTGGAGTTCACTAAACTTACACAAAATGAAGTAAAAATCAAGGACGATTTTAAAGATACTGATAAAGTTGCTTTAACAGATGTAAAGTTCTATATTAATAAAATAATGTCCAGTATGAGGTCATGCTTATCAAAGCATGTTCCAGATAAAGTGGACGAAATTTTTAAGGATTTAAAAATACAATTAGATTATACATTAAGGGATATAGTAGACCCTCATGTTTATTCCTCACAGTCTAGTATTGACTATGAGAAAAATTTAGAAAAGGAAAATAATAATGACAAAAAAATTTGATGTTAAGTATCAGTTTACAAAGGTTGCACAGGATATGTACAACTTGTATGATTCCTTTAAAAAAGAGGGGTCTTTTAAAAACACAAAAGAATTGTGTGATTTTCTTGTAAATACTCGTGGTGGTGCTTCCCTTAACACTGACACCTATGAAATGCTTTCTGGTATGGAAATTGGTGATTCTTTGGGTGTTACAAGCAGTGCATTAGAAATTACAAAAACAGCGAAAGTACAAGGTATTGAGCCTTGGAAAATTGCAAATGTGGATGGCCAAGAAGTTTTTGTTTCTGCTTCTACTGGTTGTGAAGTAGAAGATGACGAAGAAGAAAAACTGCATAAAAAGGCTTCTTTGAATAAAGTAAAACATACATATAAAGTTGCTATTCATACAGGTACTTTGGCAAAAACTGCTGCTGCTCATGGTATTTTAGAAAATGACGGTTACTGTGATGATCAGTTATATATTAATCCAGGTAATCCAGATACAGTTGTTGTGACAGTTGAGTCTGATGAAACACCCTCCCAAGTAAAAAATCACTTTTTAAATAAAATGAATAAGGATTTCTTAGGGTTAGATAGTGATGACATTGAGTGTTGCCATGACTACTGTAATTGTGGACAACAAATTTTTGATTTTCCAGAAATGAAGGAAAATGAGTTCGTACTCCTTATTCCAAATAACAATCCCATGTTTGGTTCTGAAAAAGATTTAAAGGAATATGTGGATGCAAATAATTTCCCAAATTTTAAAGTGTGTGCTTCAAATGGTTCTACAGTTTATGATGAGGCCATGAGGGACGCTCTAAATGAAGCAAATAATATTGAACCACATAAAGATGTTCATGTAGAAGCAAAAACAGTTTTTGAAGATACAAATACAGGTGAAGTGTTTACACCAGAACAGTTAGAATCTGATGCAAACAAGGCAAATCGTTCATTAAAAATGAAGGACTTAAATGCTTCTATTAAGGATTTGTTTAGCAAAGAAGCAACCGTCGATTTGGCCTTAGCGGATAAAAACTTGCTAAGAGCTGCTATGCATTATTTTAACTTTGAAAAGGTAGCCTACTTATCAGATGACTCCTTTACCATTAAAGCCGGTGATGCAGTTATCACAGTGGATAATGACAAAGCAACAATGCTACCACTTGCCTTGTTTAATGATAGGGCACTTGGGGAAGACTCACAGGTAAAAGAAGAAACTAAAACAGATTCTATTTTGGGGTAAGTGTTATGCCAACAGGAACAAATTTTGGTGATGCAAATAAATCCAAATCTAATAATGATAAAAAAGTATGGAAGGGTGTAAAGCAAGACCCAAAAAGTGGTAAATTTATTGTTTATATTACAGAATCTAATGAAAGGGTTTTTCCTACTTTGGATGAAGCAGTAAACCACTTGGTTGAGGCATCCTACTCTAATTATATTACAAAAGAAGCCGGTTCCCCAGAATATTCAGGTGTAGAGCGTGGACAGAAAAATCTAGATGGTGTAAAACAAGTTCAGATTACAAGAAAACTTGTTCAGGATTCAACAACAGGTGACTGGAAAGTAAAAGAACGCAGACGGTATGATGTTATCAAACAAAATGCAGGGGATGCCAAGTCGACTTGGAAAAACATCAATGAGGAAAAGGAAGAAGCAAAAGAAATTGAAAATCCTTTTGATGAATCAAATAAAAGTGTTGAAGATTCAAAAGAAGTAGAAAAAGAATCTTCTCTTGATAAAGATTTTAAGTTAGAGCCAATATGTAAGTGTTCACATTGTGGTGCATTTATTTTTCCACCTAATATGGATTATTATTTTGATAGACAAAATCTTGCAGATGCTTATTGTCCTGCCTGTGGGTATGGTTTAGACGAAATGGGAAATACTAGTTGGCAAGATAACACACAGTCGGTTGATAATTTGATAAAAGGCTACAAATAATGAATAGAGACTATTTTGAAATTTTAACTATGCTTGCAGGTGGAAATGCAAACAGGATGTATGATTTATTTTTAATGTATAAAGGCTATACAAAAAAAGATTATGAGTCTTTTAAAAAGGCTGTACGTTCTGTTTTAATGTATGGTTTAATTGAAAAAGTAGATAATCATTACCCCTTGTTTTTTGGTGATACAAGAGTTAAACTAACTAATAAGGGTTTTGACGCTCTTGATTTCTATGAGATAAAATTTTACAAGGGAACATCAGAAGCTAAGTTTATTGATTCCGAGTTTTTAGGTATTTGATATGGATTTTAATTGCATAGACATTAGAGAGCTATTAGACAGCACACTAAGTAAATGGTTTGATAATCCTAGTGATAAAAGCCCAAATTTAGATGATTTGGGCATACAGCTTGATTGTAATGATACAACTAGGGATACTTCAAAGGATACTAAGGAACGCTTTGTAGAGCCATCTGTTGTTCCACAAGTTTATGTAAATGAGTATAATGAAGATATAGACCCTACTTGGACAGATATGGAAAATGCAAAATGGGCTTCTAAAAAGGAAGCGGACTTAGTTGGTAATACAGACCAAGAGGGGGATGTTTTCATGTATAATTATAGGTCTGACCAAGAAGAACCAGAAAAAGACTTTTTGACAGATGAAATATATCCAAGTGGTATTGAACCTAGGTTTTATATGAAAGCAGAAGACGGACAAAGCCAAACTGGTGTTGTAAATAATGTGGTAGATAATGTAAAAGACAGTGTGTCAGAGAGTGTAACACCACAAGTTGGCGGAACAGCAGGAACACCTAGGATGTATGGGGCAAAGCCTTCTGGTGATAAACAAATGAAAAACTATGCAGTTATGACCAATAATTTTAAAAAAGAAGCAGAGGAAAAGTCATTGGAAGATTTGCAATCTGAGTCTGGAGAGCTGCATGATGAATATGATAAACTATATCAAAAATTAGTAAATGAGGAAGCCTCTGGAATAGCTGGACAGTATGCAGAAGAATACATAGCTAATATAAAAAATAAATTAAATTCTGCTAATATAGTGAGTGATATAGCAAATGCACTTTCTACCGATGATGAGTCTGTATTAGACATATACGAGGATAGGTTTGGTGGTAAGCGTACTGATGATATATCTAGTATAAAAAATGCTTTTATTAATGATGAAGACTGGTTCAACGAAGAGTATGATTATCAGTATAATGATAAGTTGGACTCTAGCTATAAGGATGCAGAGTATAAAGTAGATAATAATAGGGACGATTATCCAGAATTAAAAGATATATATGATAAGATGTGTAAAGTAGATGATGAACTTGAATCTATTGAACTTAAACCTTATGATGATTTAGAGGATAAAGTAAGGGAAATAGCAAAGGAATATGGTTTTAATGTTGGTCATACAATTTACTCTCAATCGTCAAATAGTAGATATTTATCCTTATTTAAGGATAATACCTACTATAAAGTAAGGATTTCTAACCATGATGACGTATCTATGTTTGGCCCAAGGGATAGTGATATTACTCTACAAGTGGACAATTCTATGGAAGAAAATTTATTAGAATTAGAGCAGTTACTTCAAAAGAGTGCCTCATTATTTACAATTACATCCATAGATAAAATAGCAGATTTATTTGGAGATGGGGTAAGACAAGATGAAATACCCAATTCAGAAAACAAGTTTTTGAATAGGTCCCCCATTACAGAAGTAAATAAAGACCAGAAAGATGAACTGATGGAAAAAGCAAAAAAAGTAAACAAGCCAGTAACATATATTCCAAAAGACTTAAATTTTCCATTCATTGAGGATGAGATGACTGGAAATAAATTATTTTATAGTGATACGGATTTTTTGTTAGATGACTTGTATCAATAATGTGAAGAATATTTAACGAGGAAAACTAAATGGATATTAACAAATTACTTAAAGATGTAAAATCTTTTAATAAAGAAGCAGCTATGAAAGAAAATATGCGTATGCTTGCTTTGAAAGACAGTATTGTATTAGATGCTTTTAATGAAGCAAATGTGAAACTTGCTTCTTATTTTGGTGGTATTAAACTTGATTCCCCAGAATCTAATTTAACTGAATTTTCTAGAAATAAATTAAGTGGTAAAATGAAAGCAATTCTTTCTGTTTCCACCACTGCTGGTTTGAAAAGACTTCCTATTCACTTTGTGGTAAAAGCATCTGTTCCTTATATGGTTGAAACGCCAGAACAAGTTGTTGCTGCTTTGGAAAATGTGGAAGGCAGCTTGGATAAAGAAGTAAGAGAAATCTTGGAAAAACAAAAAGGTTTAACAGATTATCACAATGAAGATATTGAAGTAAAAGCAGACGGATTACCCGGAGATAAGTATAAACAGGTGTGGTTTAAGAAAGATGGTAAGTCAATTTGGGAACCATGGGGACCAATTAGAGATTTAAATGATTTTAATAGAGATTTCAATGATTGGGTAAATGACTATTTTGAAAGTGAGCCTGATATGAGATATTGTGAAAATTGGGATGAAGCACTTGAAGTCTTAAATACAAAAGGTGCTAGTGCTCGTGCTGGGTGGTTTACTTTAGAAGATGATGGTGTTGACCCAAATACAACTACAGCGTCAGCCAATTCAAATATCACAGTACAAGCCAAGAAAAAAGAAATCAATTTAGTTAATAGAGAAAACACAGCTGCTTCTCAATTTCCAGTTAAACTATTGGTTTATCCTAAAACTTATTTACCAGAATTAAAGAAAGGCGATGTGGTAAATGTAGGTGGTTTCAAATATAAATATATTGGTGACGAACCTTTATTAAATGGTGATACAGAAAATGGTATCAATGCTCGTTTTGAGTTAATGAGGACGGATAAAAAGGCTTCCTTAAGTAAAAAAGCCAAAGTTGAAGAAGACACAGAAAAATGTGCTATCTGTGACGAGTATTTTCCTGTTTCAGATATGATAGACGAATCAGATTTTGGGTATGTATGTGATAAGTGCTTTCGTGGTTTAAAATCAAGAGGGGAAGATTTACATAAGAAAGCAGCCGATGATAAAAAAGAAGAAAAACCTAAAAAATCTGAGGAAGATGAGGATAAAGAACAAAGGGATAAAGACTTCAAAGATAAATTAAAATTTATGCAAGAAGAAAAGCACTTTGAAGATTTGGACCCAAGCCAATTAATGTCTATGGTGACCACATATAGATATTATCACATGCATTTACCAAAAGAAGCATTAGATGCTATTTCTCAAAGTGCAGATTCTGCATCTAGGTATATGTCTTCTTTTGATAGTTTGGATGAAGCTTTTGAAGAAGCTACACCTAAAATTATTGAAAGGGTTGTTTCTTCCCCAAAATACTTAGTTGGTGTATTAAAAAACTATTCAGATGATATTAGTTTTGATACTTTACCAAAACAAGTCAAGGATAAACTGATGGGGGATGTTGTAGCTTTGGTTGAAGTGGTAAATTCTGCCCCAAGTTTGTTAACAGAAGAAGTAGCAGAAAAAATTATTAAAGAAAGTCCTACTGAAGCCGAAACTATCTATTCTACTTTTGGTACTGTTGAAGAAAAGGGTAAAGGTTGGGATAAAATTAAAGAATGGGCTGAAGAAAAGAAATTAGACCAAGCTCCAACAAATGAAGAGATTGGAATTTCCCAGGATGATCAACCATATAAGCCTAATGTAAAAAAGGATAAGAGTGTGGATGATGACTATGCTGCTATGGGTACAGAGGAAGATTCTGAACCATATAATCCTTCAAACAAGGAAGAAGTTTTAGGACCTAATAAGAATGACTTACAAGTTGAGGACGAGGAAGATAAAAAGGCAAGTGTAGACAACAGCCTTAAGAAAGAGGCAGAAGCTACTGACTTTTCAACTGATTTGTCCAAAATTAAATTAGACATTTCTAGTAAGTATATTTCTAATATTTTAAAAGAGCAAGGAATTACAGTTGGTCAAGAGAGTGAATCCTACGCCATTAATTCTGTTGAATCTGATGGTGCTTTAAAATGGAAATTTGATTTTAGTGGTGGTACAGATGGTATTGAATACTTCCAAATAAATGTTCCAGATCAAACTATTCCTGTTAAAGTAGAATACTATACAGCAGAAGAATACAACAATGAAAATGGTGGGGAACCCACAACTACTGATATTCAATTACCTTTGTCTAATGTAACAGTAGTGGCACAAACAATGAACACTATGGATGGTATGACTTTATACCCGAAATCTCTTGAAGTAAATGATAATGGTGGAGTAGAGGTTTCTTTCTAATAAGGAGAATTTAGTTTAATATGATTAATTATAAAAAAGCAGGTTTTGATAGCTTAAAAAGTATGTTTGATACAATGCTTGATTTACAAGCAAAGGAAGACCATAAAGGTTTTGTTAAACTATGCTCCATGTTGAATAAGGAACAGAAACTAGGTTTTATTGACTATAGCAAATCCCACCAAGCATTCGCAAGTGCTATGAAAGACATGGCCTGTGAACTAATGGGGGGATTTACAGTAGAAAAGGCTTACATGGATATCATTTCTATGGAACTTAATAAATTTGGCTATATGATAACTAATTCAGATGGTGGTGCATATCCAGAAATTAGTTTTACAGATAATCAGTTTATTGAGGGTAGGGTGTCACCTCTTGATAAAAAAGTATATATGAAAGCAGTAGATGCAGATGAAAAAGTGTATGAAAAGAATGTCACCTATAATACTCTTGAAGATATGTTAGATAGCATTAATCATTTTCAGGAAGACATTTCTGAAACATTTAAAAATAAGGCTGTTCCGGAGTGTTCAATGGATACAATGCTTCAGGATGAAGATTTTATGAAGTCTATCGACACTGAGGCATTTATGCCAAAAAAAGAAGCAGATGTAGAAAATGATATTGCAGTAAATGAGCTGTATTTATATGCAGTAAATGATGGCCAGTTATATTATCAAATGGTGCAACCAACTATTAAAAACTATGCTAGAAAAATGCTCAAAAATGTGTTTGATGAAGATCTAGCAGTAAAAGGTTTTTTGTATGTGGTTAATGAAGCATTAAAGAGATATAATGATGAATTAGGCGAGTTAAAATTGTCATCAGAAGAAAAGAAAGAAGTAGCCAAAAGAATGCTGGACCACTATATGGACGAAATCAAAGATACTGTTGACCAGATTTCTATTGGAAAGGTAGAAAAAGAAAGTAAGGAAGATGAAGATTTTGATAGAAAAGTAGCCACATTAAGTGATGACTCTATGGAGGCTCTAATTCTGGCCAAATATTTAAAAGAAGACCCAAAAGATGTATCCACAAATGATGGTGAAAACTATTCTGTTAAAAATAGAACAGAAGTATTTAAGATTAGTGATAAACCATTAAGCATTAAAGAGCAAGGATATAAGGAAGATTCCATTATGGAAGATGGAAAAGAATACTTTATCTATTGGAAATAAATATGCCTTTATTTACTTATGATAATTTAAAAAAGTATAATCCTCAGGGTAATAATATAGACCCTGAGGAAGTATACACCAATAAGAAACTGCAAGATGATTATACCAAACTTACAAGTAATGGTGAAACTATTGCAGTTATAATTCCTTTTCACAAAGAAAATGTAGATATGAAAAATATAACTACAGAGGACAATGGAACTGTCAATATTTCTGAACTTATTAGAGATAATAATGGTGAAACAGATATTAGTTATGAAGAGGAAGAAGACCCAGAAAATAAAGAGCGTGGTGAATTTAGAAAAAGATTAAATGACTCAAAGCAACACATGGTTGATGTGGAAGAAAATCAGAATGTATATACAGAGTCTTCATTTGAGTTTACCACCATTGATAAGATTTGAGAGGTTTTATGAATATAAAAGAGAGCAGACGGGTATTCAATTTGGCTATTTCAAAGAAAGGAAACAGATTTGATATTGTACGGTATAATAATGGTTTTGATAATCAACCAGATATTATACTAAAAAACATCTGTAAGGAAGATTTGCAGGCAAAGTTTAATAGGGCTATTGAACTTATTGGTAGTACAATGAAAGAGTGGGGAGTTTTTTTAAGGCCAGATTCAAGGAATAAACTTGTAGAGTTAGTGCTTATTATTGAAGATTCTGGTATTAATACATCTGATATTAAGATACAAGAAAACGGTCTAATTTATTTCAAAACAAAAGGTGAAACAGACGAGCTGGTAGAAAAAAATGTGGAGTCTGTTTTGAGAGATGGTGGTTTTGAGTATAATGATGACACCATTACAGTTGTTCGTGGGGATGCCATTGTTTCAGATAAGAAGGCCTCAGTTAATGAAATTGGTTTTGAATACCCTGCAACAAATACAGTGTATCAAAAGACTACAAAGGATAATATTGATACAAGAATAGACCCACAACCCCAATTTGATGACAGAGAAAAACAGGAATATGAAGCACTTAAATTATATCCAGTTTTGCAAGGAAATCCAGAGTTAAAAGCAAGGTTTGACTATTTAAATAAAAAATATGGGTATGTTCAACACTCTCCGTCTATGGATGCTAATGATACAGACCCCATTAAAGAAGTTGAACCAAAAGTAAATAAGGTAGAAGTTTATTTGGAAAGACTTACAAAAAACTTTTCTTCTGCACAGGAATTATTACAAGATATGATTACAAATGGTATTTCTGTGGAAGAAATCAAAGAGTTTAATAAAAATAATCCAAAAGAACTAGCAAAGCACATTGGTTAGTTTACATTTTAGTATTATATAGCAGGTAATATATGTTAGTAGGAAATGAGCTGAGAGATTTTATTATTAAAGCCACAGCAGAAGCAGTTACAGTTAATTCTTCCCTAGATAACTGGGCTAAGAGTATTGGTGTTCATTTGTGGAAAAATCAGCTTGAAATTCTTGATACCATATTAAATCCTGCTATTAAAAATATAGCCATCACGGCTGCTCGTGGTGCAGGTAAAACATTTATTATTTCAATCGCATGTATTAAAATGTGTGTTGAAAATAGAGGCTATCGTGTTCTTTTATTTGGTCCAAAAGCAGAGTTGGCAAACCGTATTTTAGCAGACGGTATTAGACCATTATGTTTAAACAATCCAATACTTTCAGCAGAAGTTGACTGGGATGTTTGTACAAAGAAGGAATTTAGGTTTAAGAATGGTAGTTGGGTAAGATGTTTGGGTGCTTCTGAAACCACACAGGTTGAAGGGTACCATGCAGATATGATAGTAACCGACGAATCACATCAGATTTCCACCCAGTTTTATAATTTACGTGTATCACCAATGAACTCGGATTCCAAAAATCCAAAGAATATTAAAATTGGTATTACAATGTATGATAACCACTTTAGGCAGTCTTGTAAATCATCTAAGTGGAAATGGTTAAATTATCCATGGTATAAGTGTGAAAATATTTATAACCCGAATGATTTGATAAATATTAATGGTGTAGACTATCCAAATGATATTGTAGATAGGATGCCCCTATCTATGAAGTTAAAGAGATGGCCAAATAACCCGGAAGTTCATTTTGAATCCTCAGTGAACCTTAGCGAAGAAGATTTCAAAACACAATACGAGATGCAGTGGGTAGACTCTATATCGGGTCTTTTAACTGGTGAAGACCAAGCCAAGTTAGAGGGTGAGCACGACTATCTATACTGTGGCCTACCTGATGAAACTTATTATTTTGGTCTAGACTGTGCTGGGGGTTCTCTTATTAAAGAGGGTGTAGACCGTGACTATACGGAGCTTGTTATTGGAAGGATTGCAGAAAACCATCAAAAGCAAGTAGTTGCACTATATCAGTGGCAGGGTGATTTAACAGTTCAAGTAGAAGAAATAATGCATATTATTACAAATGTATTTCCATGTGCATTTGGATGTGCAGACTATTCTACAATGGGTACGGCTATAGTGGACCAGTTTTTATCAAAGCATATACCAATCGCGGGTATTGCTTATAAGAAAACAGACCCAATATCTGGTAAAAACTATAAAAACTCTCTATTTGACCAGTTTTTATATGAGTTGAGGCATGATAGGTTTAAGTATCCCTCACTAAAATCTATGTTATCGGAAGACGACCAGATGACAACAAAGGAAGCACAACTACTCAACAAGCATTTAATTGAGTGGGGTGCAGTTGAAAGAAGAAGGAAAGCAGTTGGTATAAATGATGACATTTCTGCACCAAAAGGTGGTGGGTATCATGATGACTGTGTAAACGCAACTGCATTATTTGTTTGGGCGTGTGATAAATGTGATGAAGATAAGAAAAGAGTAGGTTTTTTCAAAAAAGATTTTAAGTTTGTAATGCCAAAATTTGGTTCTACAACAACACAGGCAAGAAATAATTTAGGTAAACCAAGTGGTTCTATGTGGGGTCAGAGATGAGTACAATAGGTTATATTAAAGGGAAAGTAAGGGATATACAACCAATTTTAGATGAAAGTACACAGGTACTCATGGATTGTTTAGAGGAATTGAGGGCTTGTGGTATATTTTCGGAAGAGATAGCTCATATGGCTACTTCAATAGAAAATTTGGAAAAAGTAAGTAGTTTATTACAAAATAGACTAGATATTTTTAAGGAATATGATAATAGTATTTCGTCAGAAGAAATAGAAGAGGATAAATAGCACACTATGGCAAAGAATTTGATTACAGGTAACACAGGCAGTAAAAGAAGTGGTAAATTTTCAAAGTATGCAAATCCTACTTTTATTACAAAGAATGAAAATCTGATGACTGGTGTGGTAAAGTCTGATTTTGGTAAGACTGCATACTATGATACCGAGCAAACAATTCCTAATTTTTACACACCTGAACTTACACCAGAAACTTACTTACTCCCTAGATCGCGTGCGGAAATTTTACGTTGGAGCAGATTATTCTTCAATCTAGACCCCTATATTAATTCCATTCTTACGATGCACGCGCAGTACCCAATTTCCAATTTTAGGCTTGCATATAAGGATAAAGATACAGAAGCATTTTTTAACAGAAAATTATTTGATAACAAAGAGTTTAGTTGGATAGATTTTTTGGAACAAGTGATGCTTTCCTATTTCAAGCTAGGGGAGGCTGTTGTTTGGGCAGATTGGTCTGAATCAAAGGGTACCTGGAACGGTTTTTCATTAATAGACCCATCTTTAATTGAGTATAAGGAAGACCCAATGTCTGGTGATGTTGAGATGTCTATTATTCCCACTAGAGAACTCAAACAAATGCTTGCAGATGGTTTGAAGCAGGGTAGAACGGATATCCCAGTAGAATATATTAGATGCGTACAAGAAAACCAAAAAATTCCATTGGATGCAACTGGTACGGAACCAAACTATTTAACTGGTAAGAAGTATTCCCCAGCCAAAGTTTTTATGCTTGCCAGGAAGACAGATCCTGGCGCGACACGTGGGACACCAATTACACAGTGTGCTAGGTATAGTACAAAGATAAAGTTATTAGAGGGTACAACCAAGTGTATTGGTGACTTATACAAAGAGGGTGCAAAAGATTTCTGGGTGTATTCTATTGATGACAATGGAAACATTATACCAAAAAAAGCGTCTAAAGTAATTTATCAGGGTAAAAAACTCACATATGATATAACACTAGATAATGGGGAAGTATTAGGTTTCACATCAGACCATCCATTTCTTATGAGAGATGGAAGTTGGAAAGAGGTGAAAGACCTAAAACCTGGTGATGAGTTATTTTCAGATAAAAAGGTTTCTGTTGTCTCAATAAATAAAAGCATAGAAGAGGATGTATATGACATTGAATCTGTGGAAGATACACATGTATTTGGTGTTTTGTGTAATAATGGTTCAATGGTATTTGTGCATAACTGTCTTTTTAAATGCGTAACAGGGGATACACATATTGCATTACTAGATGGTACAAATCCAACTATTAAAGAGCTTGCTGAATTTGGTAAAAAAGATTTCTGGGTATATGGTGCAGATCAACAGGGGAATATCGTTCCTGCAAAAGCAGAGTGTGCTGTCTATATTAAAGATGAGGAGACAGTAGAGGTTTTATTAGATAATGGTTCTAAAATAAGATGTACAAAAGACCACCCACTCTTTTTAAGAGATATGACTAAGGTAGAAGCACAGAACTTGAAACCAGGTGATTCTTTAATGCCTTTAAAGGAGGATCTCAGGGTTGTATCAGTAATAGATACAGGTAAAGTAGAGCCTGTATATTGTGTTGCAAATGCAGGAGAAAATCATAATTTTATGATTTCATTTGAAGATGGAAGTGGTATATTATCTGGAAATACACTTATCTATCAAGATAAAATCAAACTTGCTCAAATCGCATGTGCAGACAGATTACATCTCCCAATCGAGATATGGACCATTGGTTCATACACAGGCGACCCACAAACTTCCATTATCCCAGATGATGCAATGATAGGTGAGGTAAGGGAAGCTATTAGACAGGCAACTATGCAACCACCATTTTCTATATTTGTTCCACCATACATTAAGTATGAAGCAGTTGGTGTAAACGGAAAATTGTTGTCCGTTTATGAAGACTTGGGGTATGTAGAAAATTGTATTTTTGTAGGTTTGGGTGTAAATAAGAACTTAATTTTAGGTGCAGGTCCGTCCTTCTCATCTAGTAAACAAACTTCCTTATTTAAGTTAATTAAGACATATAAGATGTTAAGACTTAAACTGGAAGCCTTTATTAAAAGGTATATTTTGCTCCCCATTGCAAAAGCCAACGATATTAAGGATGAATATGGTGATTATGTTGTCCCAGATATTGAGTGGGAAGAAAGTTTGCAACCAGAGCAAGATGTAGAAAAATTTAATAATGTGCTGAAACTATGGGATAAAGGTTTGGTTTCTACAACCACAGTTTATGAATACTTCCCAGGCAAGTTAGATATTAATCTAGAAAAACAAAGACTTGAGAAGGAACGTGGCTCTATCTGGGATAAAGGTACTGATCGTTTGGGTAGTAAGGATCAAAGATCAGATTTAAATGAAAAGAAACCAGATACAGGAAATAAGCCTAGTATTCCAACCCCAAGTGATGGTTCAAAGCCAGCAGAGGGGCTACCACCCCCAATGGGTGGGGATGTAGAAGAGATAGGTGAACCTGAGGTTCCAGAAACCTCAGAAGAATCCCCAGTAGAAACACCAGCAGAACAATAGGAGATATAATATGATTTATAAGAATGGTGCAGTAGTACATTTGGCAGTATTGAAAAAAGCAGAGGACGTAAAAGAAGTGGTTAAGGACCACAAAGAAGTAAAAGAAGAAAAAGTAGATGTAGAACCCAAGAAAGAAGAACCTACCAAAGAAGAAAAGAAAGAACAAAAAAAGAAAAATAAAAAAGAGCATAAATAATAATTTGAAATTGGTTTACACTTTATTATTATATGTAAGGGTAAAAGTATGGCAGAAAATAAACTCAATCTTAGTACCGCAGTAAAGCAAGTATTATTAAAAGAATTGCTTGGTGATGTTATAGATCTAACCCGTCTTAGTGATATGGGTGATAGGCAGCATCGCCAGTTCTGCATTTCAATTAAGAAAGAGTTTTTTGAAAAGTTGGAGTTGTTAAACAACTTGTTTGTTCAAGCAGATACTTTTGAAGTAACCCCTACAGATGAAGTGATGAACTCCCTTCGGACGAAAAAAGATGATTACCACAACTAATGACTGGTTAAAAACCTTGTCTGTTACAGCAGGTAATGAAAATAGTGGGAATCATACTCCAAAAATACCGGATGATAGCCTAGATTACTTAATTGAACTCCTAAATCAGGGGTATGACAGGGTAACTTGGGTTGGTAGTGCAAGGGATAAAGCAGAGAACGAACTTTGTCAAAGGTATGATTCTAACCAAACTACTTGGTCTTTGAAATCATTTTTAAACATATCAGGTAGTTTTAAGACTTTATCCATTACAAAACAAGCAAAGTCTAAAGACGAGTACACAGAGAAACAATGGATGAACATCATTCTGGACCCTTCCAAAGCACTTAAATTTGCAAGGGAAAATAATTTTCAGAACTTAGATGAAGATATTGTAGATGTAATTTCAAAGGATAGCATTGTTTCCAACAGATTTGTAAATCAGTTTTTAAAAGTAAATAAGACAGACAGTGTACCTCAAGCCATTGTAGATGCAACATTAAATGACGCAGATGCAGTATACTATTTGGCAGATATTTATTCAGAGAATCAAAATTTGCCAGTAGAATACAAAGAAATGGTAAGAGGTATGCAAGTGGGTGAAGAGGCAGTATATGGTCCATATACTTCCTCAGACGCAAATATCCCATATAGTGCTCCAATATATACACATAGCCATGTTGGGTGTAAGTGCTTTCTAAAAGTATGGAAATCCACAGACCCAAATGATGTGGTTTATGTAGACGCACACGGTAGGTTTTAGGAGATATAATTAAATGGCATTTTTTAAATATGGTGCTACGGTAAATATTAGAAAGCAAGCTTCCTTGGATATTATTGCAAAAGATGTCCCAGAAGTTAGCCATACAGCCGATAAGATTTCTGCAAAGAAAGATGACAATTTTGTTTATTTCTGGACTCGTGCCGTTTCTGCAGATGTGCCAAATTTAAACTCAGATTTATTTCCACTAGACGAACTTAAAAAGGCTTATCCTACTTTTATAGGTAGGGGTTTATACATGGACCACAATGCCCAGTCTGTGGCCAATGCAGTAGGTAAGGTTTTTGATGCTAAATTATTAGAAGATCCTACTGCCACTGACGAAGAGGGCAGGTACTATGTTGGTTGTTTGTGTGGTGTGGATAAAACGACACACCCAGATATTGCAGCCAAAGTAGCACATGGTGTCATTGATAGTGTATCAATGGGAGCTTCCTGTGGTTCTTGTGAGTGTGGGATTTGTCATAGGGTATGCCATACTCCTGAGGAGTTCTGTGTTCATTTACAGCATCAAGGTCAAATTGACCCAGAAACTGGTAAGAAATGTATCTCTATTAACAGAGATGTGAACTTCTCAGAATTATCCTTAGTGGGTGTACCTGCTGACCCAATGGCTAAAATGCAACAAGTGTTTGCAGACTTTGTGGGTGGATTAAGAAAATCTGCTTCATTAGATAAAGAAGCAGAAAATTCGTTTTTAGAAAAATTCTCATTTAGTATTCCTTGTGGAAATGAGAATATATGTGAAACATTATTTAATGTTCTTACAGGATATAAAAAACAAGGTATTTCGGACCTATCTATGGATGGTTCTATTTTAAAGTTATCTGTTGAAGCAAAAAATGAAGAATTAGCTAAGCAGAAACTGGAAAAAATTAGTGAAGAGCAGGGGTTAGGTGTTGAACAACCCCTTGAAAGAGAGGAAAATTTAATGCCTAAGGAAGAAATTAAACCTGTTGAAAAAATGGAAGAAACCAAAGTAGAAGAAAAGGTTGCTTCAAAAGAAGAAAAGTTAAGCATCAACAAAAAAGCAGATGAAGAACAAGAAAGCTCAAAAACATATACATTTGATGAATTATCTCCAGAAGCAAAAGAAAGAGTTATTATTGTAGAAGGGGATCGTTACATGGAATGGTTTTGGAAGAATTTTCAGACAGACCCAGAAATTTATATTAAACCAGAATTAATAACAAAATATAACCTTGATTTAGATATACTCGAATTAGGTGCAGATACACCTGGCGGTTCCAGTAGAACTTATGGTACTGCTGAATTGAAGTCTGGTTTTCTTCATGGTTCATTCAGCAACATTATTCGGCCAATAGTTGAACGTGTTGTTAGAGAAGCAGCAAAGGAATCTAAATATGTAGCAGATCACTTAGAAGATTATATTGACTTAGGTTGTGGAGACATGTACTGGGATAGTGATTACTTTGCTCCATATAATGGGTTTTCCGATATAGATGATGTACCGTCTAGTTTATCAAATGATATTGCAGAAGCCTTAAATAATGAGGCTGTTCCACAAATTGAAAAAGCATTAGAAGAAATAGCCGATAGTATTACAGAAGCGATTAATATAGAAGAAGAGTATGCTTATTCTGAGGATAATGCCAGAGATATGGCTGAGGCTAATCAGGTTAAATTTAATGAAGACGGATCATTTGCAAAAGTATCACAGTTTACTAGAAAGTTGTGTGTTCATAAAACAGCAAAAAGTCGTTTATTGAAGAATAGAAAACCAGAGGATAAAAACAATTCACACAAAGTTGAATCCTCTATAACCCAATTAAAAGAAGTAAAAGCAAATGTAGAAGATGACGAACCTACTGTGTCACCCGAAACAATCAAAAGGTATAAGGAACAAGGATTTGTTGAGAAAGGTACCCCAGATTATGACGAATTTTATAATGCTGGCTTTACTTTGAAGAAGTCTTTTGTTGGTGAAGAAGACGGGAAAGACTTATATAATGTTGTAGAAATTGAACGTGAATCTTCAAAACCTCAATCAAACGAGGTAAAAGAAGTGAAAGCAGAAGAAAATAAAGAAACCAAGAAGGAAGATTTGGTTCCTGGTGTATCCAAAGAGGATGCCAAAAAAGATATTAAACATGATTTGGCCAAAGAAAAAGATGAAGCCAAAGGTGGGGAAGACGAAACCAAAGATATTGAAACCTTAGAAAAAGCAATTAAAGAAACAGATAAGGGAGCATTAACCAAGGTTATCGACTTATTGAAAAAGTTTATTGGTGGTGAAACTAAAGAGGGTGAAGATTTGAAGGATTATAAATCTGACGATTTGGTTAAAAAGTTGGAAGATAAGCCAGCTGATAAAAAGGCTTCCCTAGAAGAACCAGTAAATAATGTGGTTAATACAGTTGCAGAACCTGTTGTGAACCATGTTGAAGCCAAACCAGAAGTTCCTGCTCAACCAGTTCCAGAAGTGAAAGAAGAAGTGGAAGAGAAAAAGGAAGAAGTGAAACCTTCCAAGGATGTCAAAACCAAGGAAGATGCCGTAAAGGTGTTGGAGGATGTTCTGAAAGCTGGTGAGGAAGCCAATGTGGAAGAATTAGGTAAAGTTTTGGATTTCTTAAAATCCGATAAAAAGGAAGAAAAGGAAGATGTGGAAAAGAAGGCAGACTTTGACTCTGCTGTGTCAAATGAAGACCTAGAATTTGTTGAAAAGAGGGATGAGGCAGAGACATTGTTAAATAAAAGGCTACTAGAAATAATGGAAGAAGCAGAACGCTACGGTATTGATGCACAAAAATTTCTTTCTGAACCAAATGGATTATCTCATTTGCTTGATGAGTTAGAAGAAATGGAATCATATTCACATGACGTTGAATCTTCAAAAACTCAATCAAACGAGGTAAAAGAAGTGAAAGCTGGTGAGGAAGCAGAATCCAAAAAAGAAGCCAAACCTTTGTTTGCCAATGTAACCAGAGTTTCTTTACTCAAAACGGCCAATTTAATTGACAGCAAATGGGTATTCCACTTCAAAGGAACAAATAAAGTAGCCTGCCTCAGTGTAAAGAATTTATTACCAGGTGTATCCGAAAAGGTTGCCTACTTAACTTCAAAAGAATTTTATAACGAGATGATGGACACCTTAACAAAGAAACAAGCATTTGACGGTGAAGCCGTTAAACAAATTGTTGCAAACTACAATGAAAAAATCAAAGTAGGTTCAGATGAAGCCAAATCTCAAGTTTCCAAAGCCACATCCAAGGCCAAAAATGAAACGGACGGGAAGAAAGTTTCAGATACCAGCAAGGCCGTAGACACAAAATTAATGGATGATGGTAAAGCACAGAAACAAGACAAAGTAAACTCAAAAGAAGACGCTGGTGCTGTTGAGTCTGCTACAAAGAAAGCCCCTGCTGAAACTGATATTAAGGTATCTGCTGAATTGGAAGCCAAGTGCAAACAATTAACGGCTGCCTTAGAAGCAAAAGAAGCAGAGGTTTCACAAATGAAAATGCAGCAAGAATTAGCTGCAAAAACTGCAAAAGCCAGACAGATTGTGGAAAAATCCATTAAATGTGGTTTGGTACAATGCAATGAGACTTTTAGACAGGAAGAGTTGTTAAAGCAAGCCTCTCCGTTGAAAGCCAAAGAAGAAGCCATGAAAAGAACGGCAGATTCTATGGTAGCGGATTTGTTGGCCCTATCTGATGAAGAATTGGATAAACAAGCCTCTTACTTGTCCAATTTTAAGGTTGAAGCAGAAGTTAAACAGCTTAAACCTATTAAAATCGAAGCATCTTGCGAAAAATCGGAAGATGAGGACCTCATTAAAGCACTTGGTGCTGAGATGTGGTAAAAATTAAGGAGATAAAACTAATATGGCTATTAGAGTAATTTCGCCTGTTAACTTAGACGAAGGCCACTTGGTAGCATTGACTGCTGATGGCAAGATGGACGAAACCAAGGCAGTTATTGGTGGTCAAGTGGTAAAATTGGTGGAAAGCACAGAAGGTGTGTATGGTGGTGAACCCCACATCGAAGCTTCCAAAAAAGCCGACGTGTTGGCTACTGCTTTCCCTTATGGGTTTGTGTATAAGGCTTCCAAAGCTGAACCCGCAAATAACCTATACATTCCTTTCAATCAGTATAAAGCCCCTTTGAATAGACAATCTGTCATTCTTACCAAAGGCTTCCGTGCTGAATTGTGGAACGACGGCACTGGTAAAGTGTTTGAAGACAATGTGGCCCAAGCCAAACCTGGTACACTCTTGTATGTGTCTGCAACTGGTACTTTGACAACTGAAGCTGATGACACTGCTACGAACGTAGGTTCTATGGCTGTTGCTTCTGTGGAAATTGCCCCTGCTGATAAAGATGGTGTGTTGACCATTCAGGCTGTCATCTAATCAAGGGTATAGGAGATATAGAAAATGGAATTTACAAAATTATCGAATATTGAAAAAGAAGCTGCTTTGAACGCAATGTATGCTTCTTCCAACGGCTTGCAGAAAATTGCTGCTGTTATGTTGAACCCTATTATTCGTGATTTACTTCACGAAGGTAGAGGTCGTCAGTGCTTGGCTGTGGATAAACTACAGCAAGGTATGGATGCCACTTACGATTCTGATGTGTCTGCCAAGGCTTGCGTATGCTCTGCCGATGGTGTACCTCAGTTGTCCGTAATTGAATCTGGCCGTTTCATCGTGCCCACCTTCCCTATTGGTGTGCAAGCCTCTATTAAATGGGTGGAATCTAACTATCGTAAATTCGATATGATTAACCGCACCCAAGAACGTGCCAAATCTGCCTTGCAGTCTGTGGAAGATAAGAGAATCTTCGACTTGATCAAATTCGCTTCTACACAGCACTACGAAGCCCAAGAAACTGCTGACCAAGGCCGTGTGTCCTTGTTAGACTTGGCTATTGCCAAAGCTACCTTGGAAAAAGGTCGTGTGCCTGCTGCTAAAATGGTAATGACTCCTACTCGTGCAGTAGATGTGGAATTGCTATATAATGGTCAAAACTATGGCCCATTGTTCTTGCCTCAGACCTCTGAAGCCAATGTGAACAAAGGCTTGGGTAAAAACATCTTGGGTATGGATATTGTAACTGTACCAGATGGTGATACAGTGACCCGTGTGGTTGATGGCAAAGAAGTTATCACCGACTTGCCTATCATCAGTGACAGCGACATCTTTGTGTTGGGTCGCCCAGAAATGGTTGGTATTATGACCATCCGCCAAGATGTGTTGGTGGAAACTCAGAAATGGGTACGCGGTCTCGAAGATCTCTTCGCAATCTATGAGATCGTTGGTTTTGGGATTCGCTATTCGAAAGGCCAAATCCAAGTTAACGTTAAAGCGTAAGACTTTATCGTCGAGGGGAGTGGTGTATAAACCACTCCTCTTGACAAACATTAAAAAAGTTAGTACAATAAGTATTAGCAAATAAGTATTCTAATACTTATTCAAATAAGTCTTCAATTTGGAGAATAAAATGAACACTAACTTTTTTAATCGTGTTGATATAAGTAAGTTAAAAAGGGATTATCTCACCAACCCCTTAAACAATGGTGAGCAGCTTGATAAAAATGAGCTGAAATATTTGTTCTTTGACTTAAATTTTTCTGCCACTATTATTGGCGATTATGTTAAAAAGAACCATGCTACAATTAGTAATTGGTTAAATAAATTTGGCTATAAAAAGGATAAGGAACAAGAATATAAGAGTAAACTTATTTGCATGGAGTACAAGACAGGTGTAAAAGTTAGAAACTCTTATGAAGTTCCAGGAGCAAAAGAAAAGGCAGAAAAGACCTGTATTAGTAAGTATGGGGTGAAGCACCATTTATCATCCAAAGAAGTTATTAACAAGAGAATAGAAACTGTTATTGAAAAATATGGTGTTGATAATGTTGCTAAGTTGGACTCAGTACAGGATAAAATAAAAAAGACCAATTTATTAGTATATGGGTATGAATCTCCTATAAAGAATAAAAAGGTTAAAAATAAGATAAAAGCCACCTGCCAGAAAAAGTATGGCGCAGATTCCGTTATGGAGTCAAACTATTATAAAAATAAATGTAAAGATTTTCTTAATAGTTTAGGTGTTGATAACATTTCACAGGCACATATTTCTAAAGAATCAAGAGAAATATTAGAAGATAAAGAAAAGTTTAAGAAGTTTATCATTGATTCTGGGTATAAGGTTTCATACAAGTTAGGTGATCTTTTAGGTGTTAGTTCTTTACCTATCTTACAGCGAATCCATGAATGGGACCTTCAAGATTTAGTAGAAGATTATGGTTCTTCCATTGAGAAAGAAATAAGTGAGTGCTTACCAGAAATTGAGTTTCACAAAGATAGAAACATCCTAGAAGGTAGAGAGATAGATTTATATAATAAAGAGCATAAAATTGGCATTGAATTTAATGGCAATTATTGGCACTCGGATAAATTTGAAAAAGATATTTATTATCATCAGAAAAAGAGTTTTGACGCAGAAAAGAAAGGCATTTTTATCTATCATATTTGGGAATATGAGTGGCATGATAAGCGTACAAAATCTGCTATTATTAATCAGTTAAGAAATATTTTTAAGTTAAATAAAGGCTCTATATTTGCCAGAAAGTGTGTTGTAAGAGAAGTAAAGGGCTGTGAAGCCAGTAAATTTTTAGACGCCAACCATGTACAGGGAAAATTGTATAGTGGTATTAAACTGGGTCTTTATTATAATAATGAGTTAGTTAGTTTAATGTGTTTTGCAGCAAATTCTATAAATAAAAACTACCAGTATGAGCTGAATAGATTTTGCAGTAAAGCAGGATACAATGTAGTAGGTGGAGCAAGTAAATTATTTAAATATTTTATAAAAACCTACAATCCGAAAAGTATTATATCATATTCTGATATTGCAAAGACTAGGGGAACATTGTATCAAACATTAGGTTTTGTGAAATCTCATTTGTCGGACCCACAGTACCATTGGACTAATGGCACGAAGGTTATTAGCAAGTATAAAACTAGACTTAAAAAGCTAAATGAGGCAGGGTGGAGAGACCCAAACTCTAATGAAAGTGAAAGTCAAGTAATGAGAAGACATGGGTTTAATAAATTATATGATTGTGGTAAAATTGCTTGGATTTGGAAAAATACTCAAATTGAAAAGGAATGATTAGAAATGGCATATTATATCTATAACAAAACAGATTTTATGTTGAGCATTGGGGACATTAAAAAGAATGTTCATGCGGCTGCCGGAGATGTAGAAATTGGTATGCCTCTTCGTATTGCTCCAAAATCTTGGGCTACGACCAAAGGTTATGCAGATGAGGATGTAGAGAGTAGTATTCATAGTGGTGTGCTCCATTCTTCCCAATCCAAGGGAAATGTAATAATTTGCGAAAGAGAAGAATATTTGGAAATGTCCAAAAATCAAGCACAGGATAGGCTTGAAAAAGATATGGGTATTTCAGGTCATAAGGAAGAGCCCCAGCAACAATTTGGGTTTTTAAGTAAAGCCATTAAAAGGGATACAAGTGGTGTAAATCTATCAAACTTAATTGTATCTGACGATATAGACGAAGAACCAGAAGTAATGGAAGAAGCAGAAGAAAAAGAGGATAGAATTTCAGTATTGGAAAAAAGTGTGGGAGAGATAAGTTCCACATTAGCAAAACTCACAGAATTAATTGTTTCTAAAAATGTTAAGAAAAAAGGTTCAACTGTAACAAAATCTGTTAAGAAACCAGCAAAGAAAGCAGTTAGTAAGAAATCTAAAAGGAAATAGGTACATTTAATGTCTTGCCAACTAGATATACCAGATATGCTAGAACGTGCTCGGACAGTGATGTCAGAGTATTTTAATAATAAGTTTGAGGATGACCAGTTAATTCAACTAATGCAGCTAGTATTAGACGAAATTAATGCAATCACGCCAATGACTTATTATTCCTTATGTAATGCACCAAAGCATTGGGGTTCTGCCATTATAGTTGGCTTAAAGTTTTATTTATTACTATCTCTACAAGAAACTCTTGCCTTAAAAGACTTTAACTACAATGATAATGGGTTATCTTTAACTATTAACCGTGTACAAAATTTGGATGTTCCCTTGAAAACAGTAAGAGCATTATTTGAAAAGTATGCTTGGAACATTAAGAAACCCTATATTTTTAGACAAGGACCTAAACTATTGACATACCAGCGTTTTGGGGCACAAATATCAGGGTTCATGCGTGTGTTATATGGTTTAAGTTGGCAGTAGTTTACAAATATGTATATTTTATAGGGTAGGACACAGAATAACCAGACAGGTTCAATATTCTAGATAATATATCTTACTACCCCACAGTTTAATAGCAGGTATTCTTAATTGAGGAAATATAGATGACTACAAATTGGTTCGACGAAGCAATTAAAGAGCAGTTGAATAAAGAAGAGTTAAAAGAAGTAAAACCAAGAGAATTTAACCCAGAAGAGATGAAGCAGGTATTAAGTTCTTTTGGATATGATATTTCAAATGTATCTATTCTCAATAAAAATTCTTGCTCGGAAGAAAATATTGGAAAAAAAGTTTGTGTAAAGAATAGTCTAGTTATTGCAGCCAATATCATTATTAAAACAAATTATAACTTGTATAAGGTAGCAAGGGTAGTCCTTCCACAAGGTTACATTGGGATTATTGGTGGGGTGGATAGTAACAAATATGTGGTGGACTTTGATGCTAATCTTTCTATCCTACCAGAAGATGTAGTAGAGGGGTATGATGGTTCAAACATTACATATCCCTTGGATAAGTTTGAACTGTCTGCAAATGAAGTGCAGTTTTTATAAGGGGTACAACTATGGCGTATCGTTTACCATCGCCAAAGTTTAGGGTTCAGAATTTATTAAATAGAACCAAGACTTATGGGTCGGCTAGAAAGATTACTTGGAATAAAGTTGGTAAAGCCGACAAATACAACATTTACAGGTCCTATGTTCCCTATGGGAAGTTTGATCTTTTAGCAACAGTAAGTGGTGACACTACAGAATATATTGACGAAAATGTAGGTATTATTTCCAACAATGATTTTGAAGATTTAGAAGATTTAACAGTAAATACTTGGCGTGGTTGGTATTATAGATTATCTGCTGTAAGATCTAATGGGGAAGAGGGATATATATCAGACCCATATTCAGACCAAGAAGCAACACTACTTAATAATCCACCATTTGGTAGTTATCAAGTTGGTGACGGAAAGGAATACAAATATTGTGGTTCATCCCCACTACCAGATGAGGATGACACCTCTGTATTTTTAGAGATTAGAAATAGGGATTTAAACATTCTTCAAAGAGATGGTCAGTGGGTTTGGTACTTTAAGCAAAGAGCAGAAGGTCAAAGGTGCCCTTATTGGGTAGATACACTGCACCAGTGTAAAAATGGAAAGAATTGCCCTGTATGTCATGGAACAGGCTTAGCTCAGGGTGGATACTATGACCCAGTTAAAATTTTAGTTAGGCTAGTAGGTGCTAGTAGAACTTTAAAACAATACCAGCATGGTATGCAAATAGAATATCAAGCAAGGTCTTGGACAGTGTGGACACCAATACTTGCAAACAGAGATATTATAGTAACCAATGATGGTAGAAGGTATGAAATTTTAGATGTAACACCATCAATTATCCGAGGTGGTGTTATTACAAAACAAGATTTCAATATCAAGGAAAAAATGCCAGAAGACTTTGTATATACATTAGAGGTTCCTGGACCATTATACTAATATGATAGAACCATTTAATACACCCTTGTCCACAGTTAAAAGTCAGATATATGTTGGTTTATCTACACAGATACAGGATGCAAACATATCCTTTCTAAGGCAGTATTTTAAATCAATGGCTTCTTTTGACGGAACTAATAAGAAGTATAATCAAGATATTTGTAAATCAAGGATTTCCATTGAGGGTGAGTTTCCAAGAAGGCATGTAAGATACCCATTAATTATTGTTTCCCCATTATCTGGTGGAAATTTAATGGATAGACTTATTGGTAATGAGTTATACACCAAAATAAAAGAAGTAAAAGATGGAAAAGAAGTAGTAACAGGCTATTCATTGGGTGGTGTATTTACTTCTGATTTTTCAATTTCTATTGCTAGTGAATCCACAGCAGAAAGAAGAGATTTATTAGATTTAGTTGTAATATTATACAGGACTATTGGGTCAGAATATTTAAGAAAATTTGGTGTTAATATTACATCTATTAGATATGGTTCAAGTAGGACAGAGTATTTGGCAAATGATTTTGTGTACTTTGATACATTGAACTTCACCGTACAAACGGAATGGAAACAAGTAATAAAAAATATACCTCTTATTACAGAGATTAATGTGGAAGAGGTTGCAGTAGAAGAAGAACCAATATTTTAGGTTTATTTTTAAGGAGATTATTTAAATATGGCTACAAATGCAGAATTGGGACGTATGCCAGGTGTGCGTGTAAAAGAAATTCTAAACGCAGATTTAGGTGTTACTTCTCCTCAATTTAGAATTGCTGGCTTGGTCAGTACCTCTTTCACGGAATTATTAAAACGGGATATTGTAATTACTCGTGGTTCAGAAGATACTGATACTATCCCTGGATTTGAGGCAGACGAAATTAAAAAGGTAGAATGTGTAAGTCCTTATCAAGAAGCTTATGGTACACAGCGTGTAAAATACACACCCGTAACAGATTATACTGTTGAAAACAATGTAATTACATGGACAGTAACAGGTAAAGCAAAAGTTGTTGAAGGCACCAAATATTATGTAACGGCTACTATTGATAAAAAGTCTGATTCTTTTTTCGAACCTATCGAGATGACAGATTATTCTCAGGTTACAGCAGAGTATGGTCCAGAATATGATGCTACCACAGATACAATTAACCCAATGGTTTCACTAGCCAAGGTTATGTTTAATGCTGGTGTGAAAAGGTTAGTTTGTGTGCAGGCAAAATTGGCTACAAAAGACTCCTATACAGAAGCAATTAAAAAGTTAGAAGAAGTAGACTTGCAGTATTTGCTCTGTGCAGGTAATAACGTAGATGGTGTCAATGAGGCTCTTTTAACCCATGTTGTAGATATGAGCACCATTGAAAACAGCATGAACCGTATTGGTTTTACCGCCCCAAAAGATAATGAAGCCGATGTAGACACCATTATTAGTGCAGCCAAAGCGTTGAAATCACAGGATATGGTGATGGTGGCCCCAGGTAAGTTGCTAGTTTTAGTTGAAGATGGTCAGGGTAATTCTTATCAAAAATGGGTGAGTGGTATTTATGGTGCAGCAGCTATTGTTGGTATGCTTTGTAATCCTAACAGAAGATTAGCTACTCCTTTAACTAGGAAGGATGTAACTGCTTATGGTATTGTTGACACAGCCATTCATTATAAAAAACAAGAAATTGAAAAGATGGCTGAAAATGGGGTAACAGTACTAATTCAAAGAAAATCTTACAATAATATCGTTATTAACCAAGGTTTAACAACAGATAATACAAACTATGGTTCTTATTACTTGAATGTGGTTTGTTGCAAATTTGAAGTTGCTAGACTTTTAAAGGAAGATTTAGATAATGGTTGGATTGGTACAGAATTACTAAGCACTACTCTATCATTACTACATGCACACATTGTGTCTGTGTTGGACGGTTTCAAGGGCATCTATTTGAATGACTATAAAGACTTGTCCGTATCCAGGGATGCTACTGTTCCAACTAAGGTTAATGTAAGTTTTAAGATGAGTTCTATCTTCGCCTTGGACTATATTGACTTATCCTTCTCAGTATATGTGGACTAATTTAGGAGAATTTAAAAATGTCTAAGATTGATTATACATACGCACCCAATCCAATTAATGAAAAAAACGGAACTGTTATGCTAATGTCTGCATTGAAATTATATGCAGAA